AAAAAAAGAGGGCTGTTTAGACCCTCCTATTTAGTATTTAATTTGTTATTTTATCGATTATCTACAACTACTTTATGCATAGTATATCCGGGTGTATCTGGTGTACACTCTAGATTGAGTGTCATATAGAAGATATTGGTAGTCGCCTTACCCTCTTCAATAGAACTGTTGGCAACTTCAAGTTGATATTCAATTCCTTTCATACTATCGTATGGATTGCCTCTTTCTTCCCTTTGTTCATATCCAGGGTTCTTTTTGAGACCTTCTAGGATCTCTTCTTTTTGTTCTTCGGTGAGTGTGAAAGCCATAATCAGTTGTCTTCCAGTCTTTCTACAAGAACATCAAATCCACCTTGTCCACCACACCACTTGGAGTAGATGTCGATCTCATCAGTGTTTTCAACGGGATGTAGGTTTTCTTTGATTTCATGTGAAGAATGAACCTTCTTTAGATAACGATCTGACTTCGCATTGGTGATAAGAACAGCTGTTCCGAAGTCTCTTTCCATAACTTCAGAAATGAATTCTGGATTTGGAGTATTTGCCATGATTGAGTTTCCTTTAAAGTTTAAATGAAACTTTTAGGGTGGTTGTCATCACCAAAGAACTATTTATAAATGTGTGTAGTTACTACAATATGGCCACCGGTCATGGGCCCATGGTCTATCATCGGGGATAGGGATCATTGGGGGTGGTGAACTTGGAGGTTGAGTGCATGTGTAATGATACGGTCTTCCACCTACATAAACTAATCTATCGTTCAGATTAAAAGATCCTATAGGCCTTCCGCAATGGCTACAAATTGGTGCAGTCCCGACTGTCATTTTCCTTGACCTCGATCTTTCTTAGATCTATGAGAATTACTTTTGGCCGAGAACTTGGTATTCTTTGAGTTTCCTTGAGCTGTCTTCTTTTGTGTTGGTTGAATTTCAACCGATCCGTTCTTACTGAAAATTCGTGCCATGGTTAGTTTTGATCGTGTGTTTTTGTTTGTAGATATTCGTTATCAATAACCTCTAATCTTAGATTAGAAAATGAACTTTCTAGACTATTAATTCTTTCTTCTAGCTCTTGGGTTTTCTTCTCTAAAAGAACTAGATTTTCTCCCAGATATTTACTTCTCCAATAAAGATAGTCTATTGCAGAAGGTAATGGAATATAGTCATCGGCCCCGGGGAACCTATACATTAGTTGAAATTGTTCTTCCTCTGTACTGTACAAGATACCCTCATCCATAAATCACCTCAGAAGGTTTTGGAATCTCACCATTCCAGATGGCGGGCATTGCATAAAGCATGGCAACACTTCTACCGTGATTCTGCCAACACGAAAGAAAGTCTTCCCTGAAGGTTCTGGATGCTGGATAGTTACGAATGTTTTCTTTATTCAGAAGTTCGACTTCTGCTTGTAGCTCTTCAATAGTCATAGTCATAAAAAAGACTCCTCAATTCTAGAGGAGTCGATAGTGGTTGTCAAGTGGTTGTGGTCAGTTCATGAACTGGTCTTCTTCCATGCCTTGTAGTTCTTTTCTTCTTCTTTTTGTCTTTTATTTTTCTCTTTTGGTTTTGACTGACGAGCAGATTCATTATCTGTGTCCAGCCAAGCACAACCTTCCAGAATAGAATCTCTCCACTCTTCGCTCATATAGTTGACCATGACTTCTGCTGAGACTTCGTTGTTAACGAAACCTTCAGACATGAGATAGTCGATGATTTCTTCTTTTACTTCTTTCTTAACTTTACCTGCACCTGGTGCATATTTACCCATCATCAAACGTCTATCTTTTTCATCTTGGGTTTCTTTTTTAGCATTAGCCTTTCTTGCTGCATCTTGTCTTGCGGCACCCTTAGGGTCAATTGCCTCTTTGACATTTTCACTCTTACTCTTTTTCAAGAATGAGGGAAATTTCTTATCTGACTTCTCATCGTCAGAATCTTCATCAGAATCATCCTCATCGTCATCCGAATGCTTCTCTTTGTCGTGTTTCTTTACGGCATCCTTGATGGCATCTTCTTCCTTTTCGGAGACATCATCTTCTTCCTTTTCTTCTTTACTTTCGTAAAGATTACGGTATGCCTCATCTAGAGCATCGAAACGGTTGTAGTTGAAGGCACTACTGCCTGCCATTGAAATTCCCATTTTATTGTGTGTAAGTCTTTAGTTTATTTATGTCAATCAAAACGTGAAGACATATTACGTTCACCTTCTTGTCTTCGCACACGATTGATATTAACTTTTGTCTTTGGTGACATAGGACCACCATATTCGCCAGCCCTAGGTGGTTTCTTACCTGGGACTTTCTTTTGTTGTCCTTCTGGTGTTCCCTGTGCTTTACGAAGTTCTTTCTTCATATAACGCATAGCTGGATCTTTTGTTCCACCGGATTGTTTTCCAGCAACTTTATCTACTTTTCTCATTTCATCAAGAATGAAATTTTCCCATTCTTCAGACATATGATCAATTAGAACTTCTGCAGATTCTTCTGTATCTACATATCCTTCATCTAAAAGATAATCAATAATGATCTCTTCTTTAGTTACCTTTTTGTTTGCCTTCTCATATTCTGCATCTGCACGTGGATCATGACTCCATGCATCATTATGTTTACCAAACTTATTTCCTTTTGGAGTTGAATAGGCATTATGTTTTGGGTTATTCTTGAGACCTTCTAATCTCTTAGCTGCTGCTGCTCTAGCTGCAGGACTTGTATCTCTTGCTTCATTTAGGGAATCGGTATAGATTCCCACATATGATTCCCACAACTCTCTAGACATAATACTTGAATTATACTTTAATTCTATTTAGGAATTATTGAATAAGTAAGAATTGCTCAATCTCACCAATGTCATAGAATTCTGTCATATCATGTATAGTACCAAACTCAACATTTTCAGTCGGTTGACCCTGAGGTAGTTTTCTGCGATATGCAATACTAAAACTCCATGGGTCGGAAGGACTTTTTGTCCTAGTTCGGATCATGATAGGAAGCCTTGGCCCAAAGTTACCTAACCTATCGATCATTTCTTCTACTGTCATTTGTCTTCTCAGTTAATCATAATAAATTGTTCAAGATCATCCTCACCCCAGTCCTCAAGCATACATTCTAGTGGGCCGTACTGGAAGTCTGAATCGTCTTCAGATCCACGGACACGATAGAATAGTTGGACAGAGTAAATATTTTCCGGCCACTGACCATGATCACATTGACACATTACTGGAAGATTCTTCCCTCGATCCGGCCAGTTCGGTTCAACAATTTTATTCAACTCATCAATCAACTCGTGCAGATTCATTTTAATTAAGACCGTAGAATTGGATGGATTTAATGATCATAGAGAATGAGATGATAAGTACACCAAAAATAAAGATGTTCTTACCATTACATGGTGGGAAGTCATTCATTCTCTTTTGTGTGTAAAGGATCTGGTGTCATCTTCATTGACTGAATAAAATGGGGTCTCATCATCCCACATGCATGTACATCCCTGAGCTTCAATAAATTCAGGACCAACTAATAGAAAGTCCCAGTCGGGACAGAAGTGATAACCTTTGTCAATCTCTTCTTGTGTTAGATTTTCTTTGATGTTGTAATCAAGAAACTCTCTGCGTTCTTCGTTCATCATAATTCAAAAGGGAATGTCACTATCACTTAATTTCTGAACTGCAGTTAAAAGATCAGCACCAGTCACCATCCTAGATTTCGGTTCGTAAACGGTTGTAGGTAGTTCACCACCAAAATGTGTCACCAGATTTTGAAACAATTTATATCTTTGATTTCTATCTCTAAGAGGATTAAATCGTTCATCACATATACTTTCCTTGATCGCGACCATAGAAGTGGTTGCTTGAATCCATGCATGTTTATTTTTGTCATCCAAAAAGATCATATTGATCGTGATATTCAGAAACTTAAATTTGATGCAATTATAATAGTTGGAATGTGTAACTTCTATGTTTTGTGTTTCTAGAACTTTGATGACCTGATCGCGATAGGATAGATGTGTAATAATATCGTAGTCAGAATCTTCTGTAGGATATCCATAGATCTGACTTCCAGTTGCCCAGAATTCAATATTTTTGATTGTAGGGAATAGTAGTTTAAGACTACTTTCAATGATCATTTTCATTTTTTAGTTAGATACTCTTTAAGTTGATCTGCCAGTTCTTTGGGAACATGATAGGTGATACTACCGCTACCATTACTGGTAATGGTACACCACTCAAGTCGCCTCCGTAGATTATCTGGTCGGCTAGCCCACCGTGGAGTGTGACACCATGACCAATCTTGAGGAGCAACACTAGACCAATGACCATATCCCCAAACCCCATTACAAAGATATTGTACTAGGCCAAGATGATCCCCATCCTCTTCTGTGGGTCTGCCGGATTGTGGTTTCAGTGGACATTCTTTTTCCGCGGGTTGAGATTCTTCTTCCTCTGGTTTAAACATTGAGGCGTCCGCAAATTCTTGCAATTTACAGACTGCACGATTGTGATCGCGTGATTCGTAGTTGACTTCATCAATGATGAGCAGTCTATTTACTAAATTGCAGTATTGTTTGTAGGTTAGATCAGTCATTTTTTTCTTGAGGTATGTTTATTGTATAGTGAGTATTGAGTTCTCGCGGTTGTGCCTTAATGATGATACTTTCTGTTACAAGTACCCAGGGCCAGGAACGAGCCCACCAAACATAACCGAACCCATTGTTGTAGCGGTTGAAGTTATGCCAGCCAATCCTACCAATACTACCACCGTCAGATGACATTGTGATGAAGGGTTGTTTCATCTAATCAGTCCAGGTTGCCTTGAATTTACGCTTTCCGTCAGCTGACAGAATTATGAACGGATACGGCCATGGCCAGAATTTAGACCACCATATATGACCATAGGTGTAAGTTGTCTTCCGATTGGTCCAACCGATTCTGCCGATTCTTCCTCCGTCAGATGACATTGTTATAAAGGGTTGTTTCATTTTGAAAGGAAGAGCAAAAGTTTCAATAGGATCCGTTCAAATCTCCAGTGAAGAGGAACGCGTTTCTTGGCCAATTGATAACGAAGTATTGCAGCATAAATTTCTGCACGACGAGATTCTGCAACAATCCACCAGGGACGCAATCCCAAAGGTGGTTTGATGATATTGTCAATAATCTCATCTAATTCTTCTTCTGTGAGTTGTGGGGTTAGTGCCGTGGCCACTTCATCATTGATTGTCATTTTGTAATGAACCTCCATACGCTATCTTACCACACTTTGGACAAAACCATTCGGATCTTGCATTGACAAAGTTGATTTCATCACCATAGATGTTCCTACGGTGATGCCATTCGTGATCACAGAATAGTTGTTTCCAGAACTTTCTCATTCTTCTAACTTCTCCAATGCATCTGCAAGTTCCAATAGTTCGTCCACGACAACAAAGGAATCCCCATAATCATCTATGTATTGGAATTTCTTTACCACTGCACGAAGGAACTTACCCAGACGCTCAGGATCACCTAGAAGATATGCACGTCCTCCTGCATAATCTTCGGCCCAATGAAGCATCAGGAATTCTTTTGCACGTTCTAATTCAGTCATTGTTTTCAGTTGGTAGGAATGGACACCATTTTGGTGTCCGGTCACTGTATCCTATGTCTTTAAGTCTATCTGGGTCAGAATGAATTTGAACATTAGGATGTGAACAATAGTGATAGTAACCCCAGTCACTATCATCAGGTTCGGTGTACTTCTCCTGTTCGTGATATTTACACTCACCACAGTAGTAAATGACCTTTGTAGGAGTTGGTCCTTCTTGTATTGCTTCAGTCATCGTCTTCTTCCTCTTCGGGATTGATGTGAGCCCAGTTAGAAGGAAGCAACCATCTTACGTCTTCCAACTTACAATCGGCCTCGAAGGATTCCTGATCCTCACCGCAAATGAAACAATGTCCAATACCAATGATAGTAACCCTATTCGGATACCAGTCAGTGTAATGGGTCACACCTACATTCTGGGTCTCACCAATGAGACAGATGACCTCATACTTCTTCGCGAGATGATATAGGGCTGCATAATCTCCAGATGTGTCATATTGAGCTAGGTCAGTCATTTTGTTCTTGCCCGGTCAACATAGTTTATTCCTGAACCTTTCTAGAGCGACTTCAATCGCATCCAGATCGGATTGATTGGTGGGAGAAGGAACACAGGCCACATATCGAAGACCTTTCAGTGCTAATTGGGCATCTGCTAGAACTTCTTCATCGGTACATGCACCCTTCCAGTGAATAGTATGGCGCCATGGTTTGTTACCACTCACCTGAGACCAATGATAGAGTTCCCAACCTTCATCGGTAAGAAGTTGTACAAATCCATTCGGATCTGCATCCCCTCGATTGGGTTTGGTCATACAACCATCGGTAGGAAACTCTGCAGCCGAAAGATCTGTATTCATTGGTTTCTGTCTCCATTGCAATGCGACGGTTGTTCCCAAATTAGCAATAAAATGAGAGGAGCCCATCCAGCCGGCATATTTGACTTCTGGGTATACTCCCGTACCTTCATCGTGCCAGTGTGGAATTCCATCTGGACATACAGTGGTGGAGTATTGCATTACTTTAGTCATTTCTTTTTCTCAGACAATAGTTTTTTTGAAAGGTCCAACAACCTTGCCACGGTTCCGAGATCTCCGCCCCTTTCTTCCGGGGGAATATTTGCGGCAATTCTCTTGAGGGCTTCTTCGGCCTCACTGAGAATGAGTTCTGGAGTTTGTGGTTTCCAATTTGGAACATGTAACCATGGACGACCATTCACCAAAGACCAGTGTGTGACATTCCAAGTGTTCCGTCTTTCATCAAAGACTTGCACGGCTCCCCAGCGATCCCCGTCCTCTTTTGTACAGATTCCGGTATTTGGGTTGGCCGGCCATTGATTGGAATACTTTAACTCTGCATCCCGATAACCAGAATGATAGATTTTCCGAACGATCTCTTCTCGGTCGAATAGCCCAGGTTCTGCAAGCCGATCTACCCAATCCTCAATATGCTCCTTTGAAGGAGTGATAGTCGGAGAGGTTTCCTGAGTGACCTCAGTTGTGGGAACCAGTTCGGAAGTCTTACCGCCGTGCTTTTTCAGAACTCTGCGAACTTCTGGAAGAATCTCTAGTGCCCGTTCTTCAGCCCATGCTAGATCATCACTCGGTTCATGTTCCGAATCTCCGATATCTGCAAGTGCGGCCTCGACAATTTCCAGAGTTCGGATAAGTTCATTACCCCGAGTGAGTTTCACTCTCCAGGTGAAACGTAGATTCGGAAAATTCGCCAGTTGTGGCGATATATCGCGCCCATGCTCATCAACCTTTGATGCGTTGTATACAAGATCTGGAAACGGGCCTTTTCCTTCATCGTGCCAACATTTACTTTCTACGTTAGAGTTTGCGTAGTAATACTGGTAGGTCATAGTTTGTGTAGAGTACGAATGATGATAGGTGAAGATCCCAATTTAAATTGTTCCCTTAGTTTGTCCTTGACTTCCTTATAGTCTTGGTAGGATTCAATTCTACCTTCTGTCACACCATCGATGATATTCGTGACGGTACCCTGAGCTCCTAGGATTTCAGCGACAAAGTGATAGGAAGGTTCTTTCTTATTAAGGAATTTCATGATACTTTAGTAAATGAGGTAAGACGAACATCTTCGGCTGTAGGCAGATCAGACTGCCTTAGAATAAGATCACGAATGTTATGATAGTGTTCTAGTTTGAGTTGTTCGGTTCTTTCGATGAGACCTTCGATATAGCCAACTCGCTCTCCATCTTCACCCAAGAGATCGCCGGCATAGTGATAGAGAATCGATTCTGTAGCTACCTCAGATGCGGTTTCTTTCTCAGAAGCTTCTTCTGAAGCATTGTATAGCTTTGCAAGAGCCCAACCCAGCTTCATAGAATCGTATTCTTCTATTGTTGCATCGAGATAGAATTTTTCAGAGTATTCTTTCCAGGCTTGTTCAAATGTAATCATAATTGTTTTCTTGATGTATACACTATAACACACATGGTCGGTGCTGTCGAGCTACCATGTGCCAGTTCAATTATCGTCTTTCAGACTTTTACACGTTTTCTGAAAATTGGGGAAATCTGATAATTGTATAGCTATGAACAAGGGGGCTACAGTGTTACTGAGCCCCCGGAAAAATATTTTGATGAGCAGAAATGGCGTCCCGAAAAATAATTCTATCTTTCAGAAATGGCGACATACCGATGGTGTTATAGATTATCGCACACCACCTTTTTCCCTTATATATAAGCATTTCACTCTATGTGTGGGGAGTCGATCACACCAACTCCCCCGAACACTTAGTTCACATAACGTGTGAGGATCGGGGCCCGGTTGACTCTGTTCCATCCCCACACCTTAGGGGCACAGGGATCATCAGACAACACCAGCGATTGATAGGCCTCAGCCTTACTACGCTCAGTGAACACCTCAGTCAATGAGTCATCACATCCTTCAGCGGCACTGTAACAGACGACCACATAGATTGGCTTAGCTTCAGTCATACATCGATCACAGAATAGAACAGCTGATAGGGTACACATTGAACGGGCCTAATAGCGGCCCGGGTTATCACTCAATCAATAGTGGGCAGGCGAGCCGACATAGTTGAAGTCGTCCATCGGATCATTGGCCTCTTCGATATCAGTTTCAGCTTCAGCTTCAGCTTCGATATCACGAGCCACAGATTCGACGTTCATTTCGGCCGACAGAGAAGCAACAGCCTCAGCCACAGTCAGCATGTCGGCGCCAGTGTCAGCTTGACGCATCATACCGATAGCAAGTTCGCGAGTCATCATGAGAGTTTAAAGAATTGAGGGTAACGTTACAGCTAGTTTAGTGTCTTAGCTAGGACAAGAGTTCAGTTGGCCTCGATTTCAGCGATCAGGTCATAGATCACACGGGAAGCTTCCACAATGCCGGGATGATTGGTAGAACTGCGATTGGTGAAATCGTGATCATCCAGCCGACGAATGACGTCGCGGAGTGTTCCGACCTGCAGTTGCTTGAGAAGTTGGGAGATATCGGAACGGTTCATGAATTCCACCAGTTAGGTTGATTGGACTGTTCAAACATTTCCTGCTCTTGAATCTCAATCAGGAAATTGAATGCGCTCTCGGGGAAGATGAAAACGAAAGGAGCTTCGTCGTCGTTCACCATCACTTGTGTATGACCGATTGCGTTCTCGGTGATTCTGAATTCAGCCATTTTGTTCACCCTTCCAGACATTCTTAACCATGGTCGTGATATCGGATGCCATGTTGATCGCGAGCTTCAGAGTCTCACCCAGTTCGATAAACACGATCATGGCCAGAGACTTAATCAGATCAGCACTGAAGCTGATCACCAGCAGAATGAGGGCCATGGTGATCATGATCGATCCCAGGGGAAGAATCCACAACCTACGCAGAATCGGATTCTTGATACCGGGAACATCGATGAGTGGTTTCTTCATGTCAGCTAGCGCGATTGGGTTGATAGAAGTCGAGAACACACTGGACAGAAGTATAGTTCAGCCAGTAGGTTTGGTCGCCTTTGACATACTTGTGACCCCAGAAATCAGGGCCGCCATAGTTCTCACTTTGTACGGCATCATGGAAGGAGACATAACCATCAGCCACCCAGCCATTCTCAGTCAGAAGGTGAACAGCTTGAAGATAGTCTTCCAGTACAGCCAGGTGATTTTCGGGTTCGTAGCTCATTGATTCACACTCTCAAGGTAAGCGTACACTTCATCCAGTAGATCTTGCTCAGGATCAGTTTCACCCCATCCGCATTCATTGTCCTTGCGGGCCTGCAGATAGTTGGCCAGTTCTTTGAGCTTTTCGTTAGGGAATGTCATGAATAATGATCCTCGATATCCAGTAGATGGTCTAGAGCTTGATAGAGACAGTTTCGGTCTTCTTGCAGTAGTCTCAGTGTCTCATTATCAGCTGCTGAATTGATCATATCACTGACATGATCAATACGTTCATCGACGTATTGAATCAGCCTACGAATTTCAGTCATGATTCAATACCCGGCTTTCTCTAATGCTTCTCTGATCAAGTCGATCTCATCATTCCAGGCATACATCCCATCCAAACTATCCAACCTCGCTGCCATGGCCTCGAAGGCCGCCAGGACCTCATCTTTGTTAAATTCTTCCATGATTCACTTCCGTTTGATTTGCTTGATGGATTCTTGAGCCGATTTGATCTTGTCTTCGATTCGATTCAGCCTTCGATTGATTTCGTCAATCAGCTGATCGAGTTGATCCATGGGGTCAGCTTGTTTCATCGTCGCGAATTCAGAGGTTCGGTTAACCTGGGCTGAGCTCAAAGGCAAGAACGACGGGGACCACGGACAGCCGGAAGGACAACAGTGTTCTCCTGCAGCTCACGCAGAACCGTATTGGCGGTGCGGAGCAGATTCAGCAGGTAGGCTTTCTCAAACCGGGTGGCAGTGGTCATCTGGGCTCCTCTGTTCATGTAGCTAGCTTAAGGGGCTCCCGGTGGGTCATGGGGGTCGGGTGTGACACTTTGGGAACTGGCTGGGAGGATTGTGGGACTGAATGAGTTTATGATAGACTAGGCAGGATTACTACGAGTTGATATATTACTACGAGTTGATATATTACTACGAGTTGATATAAAAACAATCATTACTACGAGTACACATATAACAACAAATAGACAGACTTGTCTATCTTTATCACACGGCTTGCAATATAAAACAATACATTTCTAAACACATCTAAATCCAGTACAAAATCAACGAAGCTACACCACATCTGGGTTTTAGATATAGTATAGCTTCATTACTTTTAACTATCATTCATCACGACCACAATTACAACTTCTGTTTGCTTTAAACTCCAATACTTGGATACGCTCCATCATTTCTTCTAGAAGACCAATAAGCAACTCATGATCCACATAACTATCACCAAACGCGCTGGTGAGAGTATAATGAACTTCATCCTTTAGATTACGTTTAGTCATTTGGATTGTCCTCGCAATGTTTAATAAATGCTTGATACATGTCTGGTCGATACTGTTTCAGAATACAACAGATTTCCTCAGCAAGATCATTCCAATCTTGCTGATCATGAGTATCATTCAGGGCTCGCGTAATTGCCCAGAGTAGTTCTTCATCCATGGCTCACCTTGGTTTCCTCTTTTGCTCGCGAGATAAACTCCTTCACCTCTTGCGTGAGTTCATAACTCTCACGTTCAGCCTCAGCAAGAATCGGATCAACAAAGTATTGCATCACGACTTCTTCGGCAGTGAATTCAGGATGATTACTCTCAGTGAGATAGAAGAACGGAATTGCATACTTAGATAGAATCAAACCAGCGACTTCACTCAGATACACCGGTTGATTGGAAGTGCATCGATCAGGATGTTTCTCGCGAATTGCATTGAAAACTTCATAAGTATCTGCGGTGGTGTTGGTATCATTCAACTCCAACGAAATAGCCCAGCCCGCGATACAGTGACTGGTCCCGCATACATGTTTCGTGTGATATTCTCGCATGTGGAATCGCTTCTCATTCGCCTTAATCACCGAACACACTTTCACCAGATTGTCCCATTGAGCCTGGGTGAAAACATCTTGTTCAGTTACACTTTCCAGATACTGTTCATACCAAATGCAAATATTCCTTCCCAGGATTTTGTCGGCCTGGAGAWAGTTAAACTTGAAATCGAGAGGAGTAAGCATGATCAAACAGTAACGCAGGTGATAAGGTTGAGAAGAGTKTGGAGAATTCGACTCGAATGTTCAATCCTTCCTTTTCTGCTTCAGCAAGAATAGGCTCAACGAACATTCGCATCATCACTTCATTGGAGTCCGAAATATAATCACCATCTTCATCCGCCACCTCGGTCAGATAGAAGAACGGTTGAATATATTCAGACAGAATCGCCGCCGCGAGTCGCTCAGTGGGATTGATACTGTCCAGTTTCGGTTCGTGATACCGACTCAGGGGCTCGGCGATGTCCTGATGGCTAACCTCGGAAATATTGGTATCGTTCAGTTCCAGGCTGACAGCCCAGCCTGCGATACAGTGACTGGTACCACAAACATTCGCATCATGCCAGTCACACATACGAAAACGATTCGCATTGGCCCGGATGACAGAACACACCTCGACCAGCTTGAACCATTGTTCATCAGTCAAAGAATGCTCCGCGGTCACATAAGGATATTCCGACGAAAGACAATCACGAACATACTCTTCAGTCCGGGTCGAATCATATTCGCGACTTTCAGCAATTTCCGTAAAATACCTTACACTGCAAGGATCGATCTCTCGTTGAATTGCGATATACATTTCGCGAAATTGAATTGGCGTAAACATGTTGTTTAGGGTTAATTGAATAAAAGAATAAAGTCTTGAACGTTACCACTCGTAACGTTTATGCATGCCACCACACATGTAGTGAACCTCCACGAATCTACGCTTCAGTTCTTTCACATTCAGTGGAGACACTTTCTTCGGCGGAACACCGAACAACTGATTCAGCTGTACAGTGTTCAATGCCGGATCATGCGGTCTGGTTGCATGACGAAACYTGGACAGAATCACATCCTCTTTAGTAATCATTCYTCCCTCCCTTTACGAACCTTTACGAATCCACTCGCCCAGATCATACAACAGCACCACAGGTAGCACGAGTAGGCAACACACCCAGAATGAGTGAATCCCGGTCACCGAACCCATCGCGACTAGCAGAAGAAAGTACAATGGAAACTGGAGCAGATAAGCATAGATAAACTTCATTGTTGCACCTCCCATTCAGAATACTCAACGTGATCGCTCCAGTTGAACAAGTATACACCCATATCACGTTGATGTGTTTGTACATCGAATCCCAGCAGGGCACCATTACGAATCAGTGACAGAATGAACGCCACTCCAGCCCACCCACCATCATAACGATCATGGGAATAGTGTACCTCCAGCAGTGTGAATCGCTGAAGACGGAGAAAGATCCAGCTATGTCGAATCGTGACATACTGAGAATCATGCGAACTGTTGTCTTCGTGCGAATAGAGTTTGAACATTGTTCTTCTCATTGAATAATTTACTTGAGCTCATTCCATTGACGACACACATCAGGCTTCACCACCCATTCACGGGGATTGCAATCCGTGGCCATGGCAAAATCAATCTCCATGGTCTCATTCGATTTGTTCACACGCGGAACACCCAGCTGAAACTCGACACCACGGGCAGGAAGGTAGTTTTCATAAACCCATCGAGTGAAATCAGCCATGTCGATCTCGATAGTTCCTTGAGCAGTGTAAGACATGATTGTTTTGTTGAGTGTGAACGAATTGAATTGGATCAGATGGTGGTAAGTTTCACCCAGTAGGTAACAGGCATGCCTTTCTCTTTAATCTCACTGGAGATCACCAGGCCTTTTTTCACCAACGAACCGAGAACACCAGCAGTAGAGTGAGATTCGTCAGCCAGTTCGTGCAACCAACCACAACCCGGCTCGTCCATACCTTGGACGATGGAATCGTAGAGTTTCTGTTCTTTGACGGTGAGCATGGTCATGCTGTTCCCTTTCCTTATGTAGCTACAATAAGGCATCCGGGCACCATGGTCCATAAGAGGACCATTAGGATTACCTTAAAGTTCCATTAGAGTCACTTACTCCGCGTGACGGATATGAGTGAATCTGCGCCAGTATTCAGTGATATCTTTATTGATGGATTCTGCCTCTTCTTTATCTTCAATCCAGTGTAGAGTCATTTCTAGTGACCCTAATATATCACGCAATAACTTATCTAACTGTTCATTCTTTTCTCTATCACTCATCAGTCAATACCCATTGTCACTTTGAAGTCGTGAATCACGCATTCCACCATCGAATCATAACACCATTTCATGATGAAACAAGAGACAGGAATTGCAAGGATGAATGGAATCATGATGTTCACAGATAATCACAAATGAGACGAATATCTTTATTATCCAACTCCATCATACAGCCGAGATTGATTGCCGATTGTGCGCCGATAATTAAATCTCGCAATGTAAGTTTATCTTGATTGCATCGTGTTTGCATTCCATATAGTTCCATATCATAATAGCGCCGAACAGATTCTTCTGACATAGAACGTTCATTCATTTTACTTTGAATGAAATCCTTTACTTTCTGTTCATAACCATATGAATAATTGGAAAGAGCAAGATTTGCTGCATCTCCAATCAAAGAAGGTTTGACGTTAATTAGTTTCATGAGCCCCAGTGTTCAGCTACTACGTTGAATGAGTTGGTGTAATTCTCCAATTTCTGGAGCAGATCCCGTGCGGACTGGACTTCGCCATATTCCTCACCATCATTGAAGGTGTCGTCGTAGTTACCGTTGGCGGTCGAATCGTAGTCATCACTATCAAGAACGTGTGTACGATTCGCGGTGTCTTTCAACAGTTCCAACAGGAAGTTGAGTTTGTCGGTATCAGTCAGCTTCATTTGTGATAGCCCTCAGTTCTTTCAGTGCCTTGATTGCGGCATCCAGATATGCCTTGGATTGGTGAGCTCGCCCACCGTGAATCTCCACATAGTCGGCATGAAATGCCGCTGGGGGTGGATTACAACCTATGGTTGCCCTGGTGTACTCCAGGGCAGTAAGGATTCGTTCCAGCCGTTGAGTCATGAATCCTTTGGGGTTGGTATCGGTCATTTCAGTTAACGCGAGGGGAATGTGAACGTTTCCAGTGAAAGTTGGCCGTCGATCACAAACTCCGCAAACAAGTAGTCTACTGTGAGTTCAAGATCAGTTGCAACTTCTTCCAGATATTCCATGGGAATGTGAGCCTCAGGTGGGGGGTAGAGAGTCAGTCGCAGTTATTGGTGAGGGCATCAAACAGTGTGTTGATGACACGCTGAATGTCTTGATCATTGATGCCCTCAGCTTGCATGGCAAGTGTCAGCGACTGACTGAGATCAAGCTGGTTGACGACGATTTCGTCGTCTTTGATGTTGATTAAGGCCATGGGGTTGTCCTTTCCTTATGAAGCTATAATGACAGGCAACCGGGTCCTCTACCATAAGAGGACCATTAGAGTTACCTTAAAGTTTCATTAGAGTTTATTTGTAGGTGTTCAGTGTGTCCAAGACACCGGAGATTGTGCCACAACAGTAACCGAGACGACCGTAAACATTACCCTCCCCAGTTCCAATCGCATCAGCACGTTTGAGTCGTTCGATGATCTCCTCAAATACTTCGCGAGGAATCCCAACATGTTCGATATTGGCCATGATTAGGTAATCCAGTTGAAACAGATTTCGCGGGCAGAGTCACCACAGAATGTGTGAATGTCTCCACCATGGGGAACACGACTGAGAATCTTGAAACACTGTTCCAGTTCATCATCCGTCGCTACCACTTCTTGCACATCACGTGCGTTGAAGTTATTGAACTTACGAGCCTGGTTGGGATCGCCCAGTTTCGTCCTGATGACGCGCGAACCCTGTTTATCTTCAATACAGATGAGCAGTGACATGATGTTTCTCAGTTACGAATGAGTTTCAACCTACGGTTACGTTGTCATAATCCGACATGAAATACTCCTCAGTCGAATCATAATAGGGAGAATATATTTCAGCAGTACGTTCAGTCAACTTGACACCAGTGTTCCCTCCCCAGTAGAAGGTCTCACCGATCTTCACATTCCTGAAGATGTCGTTGCGGGTGGCCATGGGTTTCTCCCTTTCCTTATGTAGCTACAATAAGGCTTCTAGGTTCCATGGTCCATAAGAGGACCATTAGGATTACCTTAAAGTTCCATTAGAGTCAAAAGCAGGATAACCAGCTATCAAGATGGTTATCATAACAGTGCCATTTACCATCCTTCCAGAGGTAACTATATTCTTCACTGTTACTAACATATTCCTCTTCACTTTTATCTAGGCGGGGTGGGCAATCCTCACCGCGGGCGGAGTAGGGTTCACCAATGATAGACATATCTCCTTGCATGACAAGATTAAGAATGTCTGCAAAGTTTGTGTAGTTTTCTTTCAGATCTTTACCCAATCCTTCAGGATAACCATCCCAATGATGGTAAACAGAAAGAATACTCTTTCCATCAGGAAGCAGAACACCAAAACGAGAACGTGTAGCCATAATTAAAACCAAAATTTGAAATTGTCACTGAAGACTTCAGCTCCGAGAACACAAAATATGTTCTCCATATCTTTGTACATTCGATAGGGATGTTTCATACCTTCGATGTTACCGTCGAGATCGCGGTCAAGATCATAAAGGATTTCTTCAACATCATCTTCGGTGAGAAGACTACCATCACTCAGATCGACAAAAATATATTTGCCCATTCCGCATTCAAATGAGAGATTATACTTCTCACTGAATGGTTTGATAACCTCATCTTTGAACTGTCTGGCTAGTTCAGTGATTTGATTATCAAAATCTAGTTTAATCTGTTCAAGTTTTTTGAAGTAGTCCTGACAGACATCATAACTGTCTTTTTTCATGTTCATTTATTCACTTTTGCGGGGATTTGTTGAGGTAGAAGAGCCTCAGCCACCTGCAGTCTCTCAGTCAGTTCTTTGACTTGCTCACGAAGACAGATGAGCTCATATTGAGCGTCCACCTCTTTTTGAAGTTCAGTAATCTCTGCAGAAGTGATTTCAATACGATGCATTGTATTATCATCACATACTGCGAAGATGGCATATCGAGTAATTGGACGACCAAGCATATACACACCCACCTTTTCAGGATTCACATAGACTGAATCCACTGGGGCCTTCAGATTGACAAGAAGTAGTTTCATGATTCAGGCCTCAACATAGTTGACAACCGAAGTGACTTCGACTTCGGGGTGGATTTTGGCGACGAATGCGATTGCTTCATCGACAGTCTTTTCGACATAGGCGAGGGCGACTGTCATTCCCACGGCAATCGCAGGACCCATCCGTACACCATGAACGACAACATAGGGATAGTTACGAGTCGATTCCTTGATAGTGACTTCGATGGCCATGGGGTTGTCCTTTCCTTATGTAGCTACAATAAGGCTTCTAGGCTCCATGGTCCATAAGAGGACCATTAGGATTACCTTAAAGTTCCATTAGAGTCAATAAAGGTCGTTTTCTTTCAGTTCCGGGGAAGTTTCCAACACTTTACGTTGGATCTGCATCACATAGTCTACCCCATAGATGTCAGGAAGCCTGAGTTGCATCTTTTGTTTGTAGGCGACCGCAGCCTTCTCGTTACCAAAGACACGAATACTGGATGCAATCACACCCTCATCGTAACAGGCACACATCACCAGATAGACAGTTTTCTCTTCCATTGAAGTTCAGGAGAAGTGAATAGAGATTATGGAAATTAGTTTGTCAGTGCGTCTCGCATTTTTACAGCCCGAAAATAATCTTCGTGTGAACGAAAGTAATAATCGAGAATGCTGGGTGCGATACAATCTAAAATGTTTGGAGCATCAGGAATATTATCATGTGCAGACATAAATGCCTGATGATACTGTTCATATGCCTGACGGAATCGTTGTTCAGTCTGATATACAATCAGATCAAGATCCAGTTTAGAAGTGTTCATTCTCAATCGCGACGGAATAGTTTATCAAAATTATGAACCTCTCTCACAGCCCGGGACGCCAATTCATTAGAGATTCCTTGTGCGAGTTCTTGAGAGATAGAAATGTCCATTACACCGATTTGATCTTCGACTAAATTGAGTGCGATTTCTCCAAGATAATTCAGTGCATCGGGTGCCAAGATACCGGGTCGGCCGAGGACCCGGCCGTAGTCTACCCTATAGTTGTATTCGGGCCACAGTTGTTCAGTTATATTTTGAATACTTTTATTGGAGAGCATATCAGATTACCGCAATAGAGGGTTCGTAGAGAAGTTCTTCTCCTTCTTCTTGCTGATAAGGAAGAACAAATTGTCTATAGAATTCTTCTTCTGAGAGAGAATTCACATAGTCCTGAGTTTGCCTATCGTAGGCTTCCAACTCAGCATCAAGATCAAACCAGAACTGTTCGTCTTCAGTCATCGTTCCAATCGGTTTCGTAGTATGCACTTTGAACAATATCATCCCAGTGATCGGGAATGTTATTCACCCTGGCTTTCTCACGATTGCGCAGGGAATAGTTATCATCCAGACCAGTTAGGGCTCGTTTCTCATTGAGAGTTTTAGGTCTCCGAAGAACTGCTTTGCCGTAACGGCCGGAGGGATTGCGATTTCGATATGTTCGGGCCATGACTATTGATTCAACCAGGCGAGGATTTTCTTTTCGGCAACTTCAAGGTTGTCACACTTACACTTACGAAACTTGGGCATTTCGTAGTGTTTGGAGATCAGCTCCAGTTTACCATCACGCAGACAGAAGATGCCGTAGTGACCATTATGGAAGATGTTATTGGTCCATTGGCCCTCATCTTCTTTGGTGCAATGCACGAAGTCCGAATGATGACCACCGAGGTCAGAATGAGAAACTTTGTAGAACATTGACTGATTCCCTTTCCTTATGAAGCTATAATGACAGGCAACAGGGTCCTCTACCATAAGAGGACCCTTAGGATTACCTTAAAGTTTCATTAGTTTACCCATCATTCAAACTCAGGCATCGGGTGCCAATGCGTAGGCTCAAACGTATGAGGCCATCGCACAAATCCTTCGGCCTCCCGCCAAAAGACATAATAGGGATCGCTAGTGTAATAAACACCATCCATTTTGCCTGGTTTGATGTTCACATTTTTTGCGATCACGGCAAACATTTTCCCATCAGTGGGATGGGATTCAATCGGTCGCCAGTTCATTTCAGTTACCGTAGTTGTTGGGTTGTTGAGTATCAGTGTACCAGAACTTAGTATAGACCAACCATTCTTCAATGTGTGGGGACATCACCGCATGCCAATGAACACCATTTTCATCAAGTGCATCTAGATAATGCATCCGAGTCTTTGGATCAATGGTACGAGTGAAGTGTACAAACTTGACAGGAGTAATCATAATTTATACGGTGTATTGGAGAGATTCTTGAAAGAATTCCAAAGGAATTCTTGCATGCTGTTGCACAAATGCCAACATTTCATGAATATCAACATCGGCATGAAATGGAATCCCTTGATTGATGGATTCTTCCACTTGGTTTAAGTCTTTGATGAGTTGGCTTTCCGAATAGTCCCAGCCCCGCTCACACCATAACTTCTTCTCAGCAAGACGTCTGGCTTGGATTTCCTGTAAGACGAGAATCTTACACCAAGTTTGTTCGTTGTAAATCATTAGATTCAGAGCATCTTGGGATCGGTGATTTCAACTCCCCAGCCGGGAAGAACGTTACTGTAAGGAGAGTAATCTACAGTAGAAGTGGCGAGCTGATGCTCAACACGAAGTTCAGCCAGAATACGTTTGGCAAGACGTTCAAGCTCATCCACTTTGGTCACTTTGACCTTGGAAGCTTTGGGTGCCTTGGGAGTCTTCACCACCTCTTGAAACTTGGCCTTGGAGAACTCATTGAGTTTCCGATATTGGGCAGGGGTGATAGTATCACCGGCTTTGATGACTTTTACATCACCACGAGCATTGGTTTGGTAACTATCTTTGATCGCAACGTAAGACATGATGTTGATGAAGAATCAGGGAAGAAGACAGAAGGAACCACAGAAGTTCTGGGCCCAGTTGAGAGAACCGTCAAAATCACGCGGATTGGAGACGATCATCATCTGGCCTGCGACATCTGCGATACACACCCAGGCATCATTCAGATAGGGAACGACATGCAACAGGCCTTGTTTGTCATGTCCTGCGGTGTAGTGAAAAGTCATGCCTTTCTCGTTTCTGTAGCTACAATAAGGCCTTATGGACCTTGGATCCATAAGAGGACCATTAGAGTTACATTAAAGTTCCATTAGAACCGATTTTCGGTCGGTGCCGGTCTGGGTCCCAGTCTCAGGAAGTGTCCCACTGAGATCCCAGTCCAGCACTCACCCAAAACTGCAAATACTTTTGATTTTGGGTGCAGGGGTAGGATCGGTCAGCCGGTGCACCTCAGATCACCGATAAAACTCAAAGTATAAAGAACCTGCTAGGACCTAGTAGGATCGTCGCTATGCAGGGTTATTAACTCTTTCTGTGTCCTAGGTCATTGACAAGATTAGGACCGTGCTGTGGGTCATTGTGGGACCCAGTTTGGTTTTCTTTCAGGCCTACGTAGATAGTTGTCTTTCACCCATGGCTTAGATGCAACATAGATTCTATATGCTGTCACGTCATCGATATTCTTATTGTGTTTAATGTCTTCTGGCATCGCACGAACAAACTTATAGGAAGATGTGTTTTCTGCTTCAGCCCAGAGTTCGTATGGGTTTCTTCCTGTATATTCTTTAAATAACTTGAATGCGTCTCTTAGAGTGTCATGACATGCATGTATTTTTTCGTAACGCCAGATGTATTCATGACACAAAGAAAGACCATGACCTAATAACCAGGCCATGTTTTCTTTACTTTTAGCTGCCCATACTGTACATGGATGATTACGAAATGCACCAGTCTTTGTAGAGTATGGATTGCCATCTTTCTTGTAGATTTCACCGATATTCCAATACCAGTGAGAATAGACAACAGAGACCATCTGACATGTTTCTAATGGCATCTTTACTACATGTTTATCTGGTAGTAACTGTGCAGCAATGATAGGATCTTTATCGACTACAAATATATTCACAGTCTATTGATAAAACGAGTAAACTTAAATACTGTCATTCCGAGTAGAGTAATCGGCCAGATCAATGACAAAAAACATACGAAAAGAATTTCCGCAAGAGGAAAGTGTTTCTCAAACATCCCACAGAAAACACAAACACCACAAAAGACGTAAATGCAAGAAAGAAAAATAAACATTTGATTACGGAAAATGAATTGGATTTACGGAAAATCAGTGTGTTTTGATATACTCTACCAGTTTTTCAATAACAGTTGCTTGCATACCAGCAATGTATGCATAACGTTCACCGGAAGTTTTGAATTCACCTCCTGCAGGTGCTTTGTTATTCAACAGGGCAGTAACTGAACGAGCATGACACTCTTCAGCAAATGCAAGGATATCAGTTTTGTTCATTGTTTTACCCGATTACTTTAGGTATACCGAAGATGATAAAAAATGATAGAAGGGCTACCATATCCCATAATTTATGTTTGATGGAATAAGGTAGTGCCAGAATATTCCCCACAAGATACAATCTGGATCCCAGCTGTATATCATGATAAAAGGTCACGATATACGCAACACAGATAATCAAAGAGGATATAATCCTGGCCCTATTTTCAATCATACAGAAACAGGTTGTTGTGCACGTTCAATTCGGAACATGTCGTTACGGAGCGTGACACAATAATGGGTAACATCCAGATGTTGGAGTACAACGTTCCAATCATCTTTGCATTCTTCGATGACAGCGAATCCATCAGCAGAACCAGTCAGAAGTGCCCCTTTCGCATAGTGACATGCATTATCTTCGGTAGGATGAATGCTGGTCTGATTGGAGATCCGACCATCTTCATAGATACGAAGAAGAATGACACGGTAAAACATTTTCATTTTAATTCAGTAAAATGCAGGACTAACCCAATCGTCTTCACCATATTCTACGATGGATTCCATTCCATCGTATTCTTTAATACGATAAAGTCCATAGACTTTATCGATTTCTAATTGTGCACATTCTCCATTTGCTTTCTTTCCCAACTCACGAACAACTTGCACGAGAAGAGGATGATGACGATCAATGTTAGTGTCCCCATAGTATTTTGGTTCCCACGAATGTTTCCCATAGTTTGGATTACGTTTGAGACCAGTATAACCTAGTTCCACTAAACGGTCACATGCATCATTGGAGAGGCCAAATCCACCATAACAACGGTTGACAACAACTTCAAAGATTTGACTTTTCATGATTCAACGAAGATAAAGGAACGAACCGTAAGGATCGCAGAGCTCAGGATTTTCGATCAGCTGATCCATGGTGTAACGAACACCAGCAGCACGAGCATTCCAGGATGCGGCTTTGTAACAATTGCCGGTCAGTTTGTCCACAAACATGTAGACGGAACGCTGATTCCCATAATGACCACAACCGTAGTTGCAGATCAGTTTGTAGAACTTACCACCAGAACTGTAGGTCAGTTGGTGATAGTAGATATGACCAGACTCAATTGCGTCAACTTTCCATCGTTCGTTGAGAACTTCGATCAGGCCTTCGACTTGAAACTGGACTTTGCTGGGAGCATCGAGAACGGTCATTGGCTTTCCTTTCCTTATGTAGCTACAATAAGGCAAGGGAGCCCTAGGGTCCATAAGAGGACCATTAGGGTTCCCTTAAAGTTCCATTAGAGTCAAGAAGCCAGGCAGGCTTGTCGAATGGGCAAATCCATCGGAATCATTCCGTCTTTACGAGCCTCTTCCAAGACCGGATCGATCAGGTATTGCATGATAGCATCTTCTGCTGTCTCGATAATGTTGTCTTCATCATCAAAGATAGGTTCAACAACATGAAAGAAAGGACGCATAAGTGGAGAAAGATAATCTTCACCAACGTATCCTGCAGTATCAGAATCTTGGATTTTAGTATAGAGAAACTGAGTCCAGCCTGCGATGCAGTGAGAAGTTCCACAGTGCCAAGTATCCATCTTGAAGTTAGATGGATTACTTTTAATCACTGAAAATACTTCAACAATGCGTTCCCAATAGGGAGCCCATTGTTCCGGGGTGATTCGCTCAGGATATGCAAACAACTCGCGATCATTTACATTACCTTCTGGGTTAACAGACTGAAGATCCATATATGCAAAAGGGAAATTATCATTCTCTCTCATAGTAAAAGGAGAAAGATGTTTGTCGTAAATTTTGACGAAATCGGTAGGCATCAACATGATAAATTAGTTAGAGTGAATGTATTTTGAGGAAACAACCTCATTGAATGCAGTGGACTGTTCAACCATTTTTGGTTTGTCAAAGACAGAGTTTGTGATTTCTTTGAGAACCTTATGAGTCATGTCCACCTGAACATAAAACTCAACGAATGTGTTTTCTTCCCATTCATCAAACAAACAAAACCATCCTGCAGTTGATACAAACCAAGAGTTTTCTGCAAAAGCTCGATTGACAGAAGAAATGATCGACTCTGCCATGTGTTTTGCAGTTCGATCCCGCATGTGAGGATTGATCGTGATGACCGTTCTTGCGGTCTCCATAACCTCTTCCATATTGTAAGAAAGAGGCGGACGAACCCTGACCTTTTTGGTCTTATTCTTTTTATCTTTCTTACTCATTTTCGGTAGGGAGAAGTCCAATAACGACGGTAGGCAACAATCAAAATGATTGCGGTACTGACAATTCCAATGAAACCAAGATAGGTAACAAAATCACCAGTGAAGTTGTAAGTTGAAATGTTCATTGTTAATTAGTGAAGTAATTGTCCCAATGATTGCCCAGGTATTCTAGGAACACAGGAACACGATTATCATCGTAGAAAGGATCTACATCAGTTCCTGTGATCTTTGCGTCAAGTTCAGGACACACAAGACAAAGGAAGTTCATCATGGCTTGACCATAACGAAGGTCCTTACTGTTCTGCACATAGTAACGATTGGCAGAATCCAGATAGTGTTGAAAGGTCATGCCCACACCTGAGTCAGTTTACCAGTTCGCAGATCCTCAATGGTGATGCGTGCACCGTGCTCTTCGACAGACCAATCAAAGGCAATATCGCGAGCCTCATCGAGGTCATCAGCCCATTCCACATCAGGGCCATGAGAGATTCGGAAGTCAGACATTGGTTTCCTTTCCTTGTGAAGCTATAATGACAGGCCACGGGTGGCTTTGGGGAGAAGGTGTGCCAGAAATCCAACTGGCACACCCATTTCAGAACTTCCTAGGTGGCCAAAGTTTTTTGGCTAGAATGTCAAGTCGTTCGTTCTTATCATCATCCCCGTAAGGAATCTCCTGGTCGATAATCTTATCCCATCCGGTGTAACCGAATTCGACACGATCTTCATTCCAACGACAGGCAAAGAACTTCTTCAATGTTTCAAACTCTACATTTGAAATGTCTAGGATGGTAAAACACTCACGGAAACTCTTAATGCTGTCAAAGGTTAGGTACTCGTTTGTTCCGAAACCTAGTTCGACTTCTTTACCTGGATATTCCTCCCAATAAGCGGTCATGTAGGTGAAGACCTTCTCCAGTTCTTCCCTAGAATCATAAACCTTAAGCCCATAAACATCATGTTCATCAGCCCAGTCACATTGAAACTTTGCAAGGATAGTCATTTGTTTTTGTTAGTTAGTTGAATCAGTCTGTGTTGAACCATTTGCAAATCCTCTGCCAAAAGTTTAGAGGTTTAGGTGTCCAAGAAATAAGATCATCGGGTTTACAAGAAGGTCCACCGACAATAAATTTACTCGTATGAGTATTAAGAATCATATCACAATAAGACCCATAAAGAAGACACCTATCTAACTGAGGACTATTGGGATAAGGAACTACACAATGGTTGCAGTTTCGACAGTTACGTTGTTCTACGGAAAGCATGATCAGTAGGGTTTACGATTTTTGTTTTGAGATTGGTAGGCCAGACCAAGAGATGCAACACCAGAGATTGCAGTACATGTAACAGCAGCAAGTACTGCAGGAATCATGTTTTTACCCTTATTCAGTTCATCAGCATTAGATACAACGAGACCAACCCAAAGTCCACCAACACAGATAGTTTGGACCAGAGCAATAAAGGCGTTTTCAAAGGAAACCATAATCAGTTCTCAACGTAAATAGTAACAACTTCTTCACCAACTCTACCTTCACAGTTTCCACAATCCTCCGCATCTTGATCGGTGATTGTGTAGAGTTGAACCGAACTAATGTCCATGGGTCCAAGAGAATCCTCGACCATCACTTCGATGTTAGGAAGGGACAAAAGTTTTGTGCCTAGTTGGTGTGTTTTCATTTGATTAGAAGATCTGGTGCATAGACAGTGATCACGCGTTCCATCAAAACATAATAGGAATATGGAGGAAAGATCGCTGCAACCAACTTATAGTTCCAAGTTGGAGATAATACGACTCCAGAAACCCACCCAAACAAACAAATAGCAGATACAAGATTAAAGTTTTTCATGATTGATTGGATTTAGAAAATCGTTGAATAAAATTACGGATCCTCTCACGAATGGATGGTTTTCTCTCCCAGTGAATATAATTGCCTGGTGTGCATCCGTTGTAAAACATACTGTACTCCAGAACAATACTGATAAACTGGGCCTCATGGCCGGAAGTATCTCTATGCTTTTCACACTTGTCGAAATCCCTTCCGGCTGGTGATTTACGTCTAAATTTGCAGTTTAGACAACTGGGTTCTTTGTTAGAATTGAACATGATTTGAGTGAGTAAAGAAAACAGAGAGTTTTCAGGTAAGTTCTACCTTGAACGCTCTGTTGAAGTCTGGATTCAGATCGTAACCTTCATATCCGCGAGTGTTAGCGAGAACACGACATTGCTCGATTGGATAATCCAGTGAAACGTGAGTGTGCCCTGCAGCCCAAAACTTGATTTGCGGATGAGCAATAATTAGATTACTCAGTTCGGATGCATAACAAGGATTAAGTGGGCTTCCCCGATACGAAGTATCCAGGGATTGATAGGAAGGTTGATGATGAGTAATCATGAACACCGGACCTTCGGCCTCCAGCAGGGCCCCCTCCATCCAATAGAGAGTTTGACTAAACTCTCTTAGAATGTCTGTTGGTAGAAGTTTACGATACTGGGAACCATAACGGATGGTTTTGTAATCATTCATTGAGGTTTGGGCCAATTGCATTGCAAGAGGATTCCCACCAGCAAAGTTAGTCCACAGACTAGCACCCATGAAGTTCCAACCGTTATACTTCACCGATTGTTTATCAAGAAGTGTCACACTCTCAGGAAGATTCTGACGAAGTTTCTCTGCAGTGTAAGTGAAGTTATAGCCGTAGTGCTCGTGATTCCCCATCACATAGAACACTTTATTGTAGTTCTTGACACACTCATCAAAGAAGGCACGATAGATTCTACCGTGAGGGTTAAGTTTGTTGATATCCGCGGCAGTACAAATATCACCTGCGAGAATCAGAACATCACCTTCACCTGGATGAAATCGTTTATCTTCTTTATCGAACTCCAGGTGCAAATCCGAGAAGAGAGTTACAAACATTTTAGTCTCTCTTTGTTTACTTAGCTATCGTACTACAGGAGCTCCACCCCTACCAGGCATCATGTGCCACTTCCTGAACTGGTGCACCGTCTCCGCACCCGTCTAAACTTAGTGCCATAAGTGCAGAGAACTCATCAAGCTCAATCTGTTTCATATTCTGAACTCCATTCACTTTGATAAGTTCATAGAGTTCAAGTAGACGATTATGTTCACTTGTAGTAATCATTTATTATAATCCCAATCTTCTTTTTATCTAAAATAAACTTTAACTTTGGATTAAGTTCAGAAAACATTTTCCGAGTTAATACGACATGTTCTACAATTTTATAATCCAATAGATCTTTACTATATTTTGAATCTTCCGTCAGAAGTAATTGGTAAATGTCACTTTTGATACCAGAATATGTTTGGTTGATTGCAACCAGTTCATCATTCAGAATTGCACCAAAACATTTCCAACCGGCAGTTTCATAAGACATGTTTATTTCACATTCAGTTTGAGTTTCAATGCCTTGAGAGCTTGTTTGCGGGCTCGAATGACACCCTTACAGGTTCCCTTTGTGGACTTTTGTTTGTTGGAGTGTTTTTGCCAGTTAGGAACTTTCATTGTTCTTTCCTTTAGGAGGACATAAGATGATCTAACTTCTTGGCAAAGGCCAAGTATTTTTGTTGACGAAGAATATCGTTCGGTTTGATATTCATCCCTACGTCAGTGAGTCGATTCAGATTTGCGTTATCCATCAAGTCGGAGAACTTGACGATCACAGCATCCGAATTACTCATCACCCGCTCTTGGTATTCTTCATAACTCTGACCTTTCTTTTTGTCAGAGCATCAATACCATTGACGATACGTTGAGTGAAGAAAACACTCAAGTAATCACGTCTGGCTGAAGTATCTTCAAGCAGATCATGACCAATGGCAATACAATTCAGCTCTTCATCATGTTTAATCCTAAGATTCGACATGACACGGAGCGGGTGAAGAATGTACGGCTGGCCAGCTCGATCTACCTGACCTTTATGTAGTCTGGTTGCCAGAATAATCATCTGGTCTAACATCGATTGTGCCATCAGTAGTACCTACGACGAACATCCTTTTCCATAGACCAGTTTTCACTGTCATAACTATCAAGGTAACAGAAACCTTGATAGTTTCCAGTCACATTGAGAACATGATCCAGAGTGTTGATCATGCCATATTTCTCTTGACAAGAGTAGTTATCAAGAGCCAGACGTTCGTTCACCCAATTCTTGAGTTCTTTAACGTCGAAAGTTTTACGGGTTTTCATCGTTTTCAGTTACCGAAGATGATCATTTAGATCTGTACTCTAATATCGAACTGCTCGTTCGTCATAAGCACCATCGTCATATGCATCAGAACGAACTTCTTCGATTAGTTCTTCGATCTCGGCATGAAGACCAAGATATTGAGAACCAGTAAGGCCATATTCTTCAAAAATTGCCAGCAGCCGGGCCTCACGTTCACGCCAGTTCATTGGGTCATCCCTCGATCACTTCTAAAGAATACCACAAAAAAGAGGGGCTTCACAACCCCTCTTGTGCCAGTTTCTCAAGTGGCTTCTGAATCGGTTTCCCGATCTTGTCAGCCCATCTTTCAATTCCGCGTTTAAGATCATTTTTCAGATTTGTATCATGACAACCCGAATCATAACCTTCATAATAGACTTCATATAACATATCCCCAAGAGCAGAAGATGCTAGTGGAGAGATATGTAGGGTTTCACACAACTCTAGAAATCTAGTAAAGGTTTCGTCGCTAATTCCTTTCGTTGTCATAATTAAAAAGGGAGCCGAAGCTCCCAGGATTCACTTAACACCGTTTGTTGCAAACGGTACTTGAATACCGAGAGTTGCAACTACATCACTTCCAGCACCGTAGCCACCAAAACCATAGTTTCCATCAGCATAAGAAACTCCACCAACTAGACCGGGAGTAGGACATGCAACACCACCGATAACAGTGTTTGCATAATCGATCACAGGGGTAGGATTGATACGCTCAGGAAGATAAACATTACTGTTAACGAAACTGCTTGATTGCGAGTTAGATTGGCCACCGACAGAAGTAGATTGACCGCCGACAGTGTTGTTTACGGAAGAGTTACCGGAACCATTGACACTTTGTTTTTGACCTTGAGCAGAGTTACCAGAACCAACAATTGCTTGACCCTGAGCCTGACCTTGAAGTTGCCCTTGTGCTTGACCTTGAGCCTGACCTTGTTTAGCAGAACCCCCAGCTCCACCATAGGCCTTGTTGTTATTGGTGTTGTTATTGGTGTCTTGATTGTTATTGGTATTGGTATTATGATCTTGATTGTGATTGGTGTTACTATCACGATTATCAATCTTCACTCCCTTATCACTACCACTGGCGAATGCGGGACCACCAACCATTACGCCGAATGCAAGAATTGCAACGACAATAGAAGAATTAAGCTTCATAAAAACATACTAAAAATAATTTGACTTTGAGTTGTTTGGATGAAATATCCTCACTCAATAGGAGCAGAGGGATTTGAACCCCCGACTGCCTGCGTGTAAAACAGGAACTCTACCACTGAGTTATGCTCCCAATATCAAATAGAACGCTTTCTTCCGTCTAAGCTACCCCGCAAACCCTTGTCAGGAAAATGAGCTTGATGCCCTCCATTACTAATACCGATGACAGGATTTGAACCTGCACTGAGATGCATCTCATACATCTACCTCTGCCAGTTGGGTTACATCGGCTTAAGATAGTTTATAGTCTTACCTAGGACTAAAGGCGGGAGGTGGATTTGAACCACCGATCTTCAGCTTATGAGACTGATGAGCTACCAGACTGCTCTATCCCGCAATATAGAATAGTTTATAGTCTTATTCAGGACTAAGCGGAAGACGGGAGAGTCGAACTCCCAAGGCTTTTACACTCGACTGTTTTCAAGACAGTTGCCGTCACCCATCGGCTTGGCCTTCCAATTAGATAACTTATTTAGTTATCAAGCACCCGATGTAGGAGTCGAACCTACGCATAACCTTGGTTCGTAGCCAAGTGCTCTGTCCTCTGAGCTAATCGGGCTTGTCTGTTTTATTTAGTAGGTCGGAATCAATGAGTAAGGGAACCCTCAACCCCGACCACTTAGCTAGCATAACCGATCTTACCGGGGAAGTCAAGGGGCTTGTGCCAGTTGGTTGAGTGTCACAGTTCAAGGAATTCGATTTCTTCATCCGTGAGAGTAGAAAGGAAGTATTCAAACTTTTCCTGGGCGCGGAGTTTAGTTCTCACCTTTTCTACACCTGCCTCAACAACATCAAAATCGAGAATGTCAACAGTTTTGATAGTCCAGTCTCCATAGACTTCTTTGGACCATTCTGCAGTTCTACCCATGATTCCTGGTTGGGAATCAATATACCTTTCTGCATGAATTTTATATTTAAATGCCAAATCTGGAAGCATCGGTCCTCGCCCTTCGATTTCATCCGATTGACGATACGTTTGGTAGATTTTCATTGTGATTAACGATAAACAATTTGTGTATCAAAGTTTTCTTCATCAGTAAGACAACTTGCGAAGTAGTTTGCAATATCTTCTGATGATCTTTGCCCACAGGTAAATACGTCAAGAGTCGCCTTACCTAATTCTGGCCAAGTATGAATGGAAATGTGTGATTCTGCTAGAAGAATAATACCAGTCAATCCATATGGATGAAATTGATGAATAAGAGGTTCACTAATTGAACTCAATTCATAAAGTTTAACTGTATCTATAAATGTTTTGTGTAGTTTACCAAAATTATTTAATTGATCGAAAGATGCACCATCTATTCTAGTTAGTGCATGTACACCCAGGATAACATTTTCCAATTCATAAAGCCTCTTGTTTCGTGAGTTATTTATTCCAGATTTTTGCTAGATCATTGATGATAGGTTCATATCGATCAATGATATCATAAAGAAGAAGATTACTTCCAGTAGATACTGGAACAAATTCTTTAGTCACATCAAACTCTGGAGTCCTTTCAGATTGGTTAATCAGAACACTACCTTCTTCTAAAGAAATAGAACGATGGTAGACACCTTTTGGAATACGAAGGCTTCCAACAGATGGTGATAGAGTTACGATGTGATATGGATTCTCACCATATATATCGATCAGATAAAAGATTCGGAATCCACTTACACAGAGATTGTTATCAACCTGTTCGGAATGAACGTAGAATTGCGGGAATGGCCCATCAAATGGTGGGGATGATGCAAATGCTCCATGCCTCACAACATCACATCCATTTGTATTTGGAACTGTGCAATCGTAGAAAGAAACTGATTCCGTTTCCCTAAAAATAGTTGTTGGGACGATTTCGTAAGGTAATTTCATTCAATACTATTATCAGTAACGATATATCCATTTTGTTCAATGGATCGATTGAAGTATGAAGCTTTTGGTGATTCTTCCAACATACACTCAAAGTTACTCAGCGCGTAGAGATTATATCCTTCCTGTGTAGGAGTTTCTTTGTTTTCTTCACACTGTTCCAGGTAGTCATCTATATTTTGTTTATCATAAGTGATAGTAAAAGAAATAGGTTGAATTACACCAATAATTTGTTCAGTCATTTCCAAGTAACGTACAGAAAATAGACAGATTATTCATATCAGTCAAAACGGATAGTGGAACCCTTAAAGAGTCCAGAACAAACAGTTCCAGAAACACGGGATCCATTGGCATTCACTGCAGTGAAGTTGGTTGCGAAGTTGTCGTCTTCACTACAACGAAGAAATCCATATCCACCGATTTTAATTTCAGTATATCCTTGATCTTGTAGAGTGAAAAATGCTCGATCAGGTTGAGTGCAAGAACTCAGACCAAAGGCAAGACTGAGAACAATAACGAAAACAATAGGACGCATGGTATTTAATAGAGAAAGAAAAGGGTGAGTTGACTCACCCGTAGCAGTAATCGATCCACTGTTTGACACCAGACTTCTTCAGAGTCAGGGTCATTTTGTTGTAAGGTGCTCGCGGAACAACGTTGAGCTTCATGTTAGTTTCACTCAACATCTTGTCACCTTTCTTGAGGTTACACTTGAGGCAACAAGTTACCAAGTTTTCCCAAGTGTCTTGGCCACCTTTGGATTGTGGAATGATGTGGTCAAGTGTCAGACCTTCCTTCGCACCACAGTAACCACAAGTGTAGTCGTCACGCTTGTAGATAAGAGCACGAGTTGGGTGGTTTGCCATCAGCCTTGAGTAAGGCAGTTTGATGTAGTGAACCAGACGAATTACCTTAGAAGAAATGATGTGTGCCTTCTGTTTAACAAGAAGAAGAACAGCTCTTTTCCAAGTGGTAATGTTAATAGGATTATAGTCTGAATTCAGAACCAGAACGGTAGAATGCGGTTCAATGTGGTCCATGATAAGAAAAGAGTTTACTTCTATTTATTCAGAAAGGCCGAAGAACAAAAAAGAGGACGGCCATAACAAAAAGAGGAGCCATGATTTCAATAAGGATAAACACCAATAAGTTTTTCCATTAGTTCCTTCATATACGGAACATCGGATCCCAGTTGTCCACGAACCTTTCTCCATTCATCAACTAGATATTGAGTTTCTTCTGTGGTCAAATGAACAGAAAAAATGGTTTCAACTGTCGTAGAAGTTTTCATAAGTGCCGGTTCCTTGATTCGATGTTAACATCATACCACCTTTCTGGCCGTACCGGTACTTTACCGTGCCACTTCAACTTGTGGCTTCCGACTCACAAACCCAGTAATTGTTTTTCGTATGGTGTCAGTCTATCAAGAAGTGCCTTCTTATCTTCTTGTTCTCTTGCAACTTTCATATCATTGAGAACTCTGCGTTTGTCAGCCTCCATGTGATCTCTCCACCACATTTGGGCCTCAAGACTGAGTTTACTGACATCAGTGTGTTGAAGACGGTAACACAAATCTGCTACCATTTCATCACCTTGTTCTCTGGTTAGACCTTTACAATAAACGGAAGGATGAAACCCAGCCCAATGTGATTTGTTGTGAGGTTTACCATCCAGTTCGTCATGCAGACATGCGACTTTACTGATTTGTTGCTCCCAGCCGTTGGCGTCTAGGTAGTCAGAGTTACATGGCATTTGCCACCTCTTTGATTTGATAGTAAGACTATAACATGAAAAAGGACCCTTTAGGGTCCTGTGTGCCAGTTATTCAGTTGTCACAGTGAAATCTTCTATAGAAATATAATCAAGAATGTAGGTCTTTACAGATCCAAACCGGTCCCAAGTATCCTCAAAGAGGTAGATGAAAATACAAGGAAACTTAATTTCAGTAACCCACTGTTGTAGTTCTACTGTTTCTGCAGTGTCTGGTACAATAACACTTCCATCTTCATTGAAATCAGTGAATGATCCATCTTCATTCTCAATACTATCCCAACAATCATGAATAGGTTCTAATCCTAAACACTGTTCTACATGATAGTTTTCATTCGATTCAATATAAAGATCCCATGCCCATTGACGATATTCGTCAATATTTTGAATGAGTTTCTTGTCCATAATAAAGATTGTTTAAGTAGTCGCCCAGGGTAACGATCCCTGCCAAAGCCGCTAATCTGGCGGAAAGAATTATGTAAAGTAGGGGTATAGGGAATCGAACCCTAACACGGCACTAATCGGGTGCGCTTGGGAATATAAACCCCACGATGCTCCATACATCATACCCCCATGTTCTTACCTTTATTCTTTCCTCTATATGTTGAGGTTTGGGCGTGACAATTAGGACATAGAATTGTAAGATTTTCTATTCGATTGTCCGTTCCGATCCCATTGATATGTTCTATTTCTAGTGGAGCTGGTTTATCGTTCCAAGTGGTTATTCCACACTTGTAACATTTTGGTTCAAACACACCTTCACGAAATAGTCTTAATTTTAGTTTATGGCCTCCGCGGAGGTCAGAGGTATTCGTAAGAATTTCATTTAAGTCTTGGGGTTTGTGTCCAGAGATTCTAAAATGTGAGGTATCTAAATTTAGATGCTGTAGTCTTTTCTTAATTTTAGTATTAGATGATCTACCCAACCCTAGAGATTTCGCGACATTAGACCAACTATCATTATTAGCTACCGCTTTAATTGCCTCGTCGAATTGTTCTTGAGTCCATTTTGGCCTATTAATAGAGGTGTTCAGAAAATAGTATTTAGTAATTTCTGAACACCTGTTCTGACGACCAATACCCGTGGAGGGATTTGAACCCACACTGTGCACGTTTTGAATGTGCTGCCTCCTACCAATTGCGCTACACGGGCTTGTGTGATCTATTTAGATCACATTGAATGAACATGCAAAAGAAACAAAATGAGTATAAGGATAAACATCACAAGGAAATTCATCCATAGACACAGGTTCGATGATGTACGATCTTCCAATAACCGGTTGATCCTCTGTTGCAACTCCTACAATACGACCTACAACATTTCCGAAAGGTTCAGTATCGTTAATACGAATAAGAGTGTTGAGAGGTAATGCGTTTTTCATAGTTTGACATTCCAAGGATAGAACTGACGATAGTCTTGTGCATATTCTGCAGTGTATGGAGTTGACAACTTATCCATAGTTTCTGTCGGTAGACAATAGACATAAGTTGTGAATCCTTCACCATCATTAGTGAAGAAGTTCATCCCCTCCACATCACTTGCAATTGCAAGATCAATAAGATCCCTTAGTCGAATTAGGGCTCCTTTGTCACCAGCAATATATGCATTGTCGTGATGGGCATACTGACTATAAATGTGTAGTGTGTCAGTCATAATCTTTTAAAAGAATCATCAGTCTAAACCATCCTTGAGGTCTTCACCACAATGGGCCCAATATGCCGAAAATTCACCATAATCAGGATCGTCTTCATCGTCTCGGACATAACAGTTGACCTCTTCCATTTCTTGGAGACGGTTGAACATCACTACAAAAAGACGAGATTGAATCTCACGGGGAAGATTCTCAAAGTATTCAGTTAGATGTTGCGCTTGTTCGGTGTTAGTTAGTCTCATACATTACATGCCCAGGAATCAAATTCTTCAAACCAACCCAATCGTTCAAGTTCTTTAATATCTTCGGGGTCAGTAACATCGTCTACCAGACCAAAGAAGACTTTATCATGTTCAGCAGCAAGGTCATAACTGTCACCATTCAAATAATTGGCGATAATGTTTACACCTTTAACAAAGTTTTTGTTTTTCATCAGATCAGTCCATCCAATCAATTTCAAATTTGGTGGAAAACTGGTTTTCAAACATATTCACTAAAAGTTTTTCAAACTTTTCATAGTCATCCTCAAGTTCCATGTCTTCCATCAAATCGTAAAAATCACTCCAATTCAGTTGAATAGTGGTCATAATCAGAAATAGGATTCCAAGATTTCAGGGAGAGAGTTGACAAGTTCTCGATTGGAGTCAATCAACTTGAATTTCTTCAACAGGACACTCTTGGCCTCAAGATCGAGTCTGAGAAGATGACCCAACGAAGATGTTAGTTCAACTCTGGCTTGATAGTCTTCATCAAACACGTCAAACATTGTTTTTTCTTTGAAAGTAAAGCTACTCTACCATAGATCGGACTTCCGTGGAGTCCGATGTGACAGTTTCTTGACTGTCACATATCATCGGGATCACGAAATCCTAGGAAAACAGGATGACGTGGAAGGTCCTTTACACCTTGGGGAAAATACTTATATTTGACAAGTTTACCGATGTAAGAAGATTTGTTTTTCCAGATTTCATCCCTCATTTCGTCATTCAGACCAGATCCGATTGAGAACTCCAAACCATCACTGTTTCTGACGAATAGGGCTCCGGTTGTTTCCATCGGGACCATCCCATCCAGACATGACGATCTTTTGGTTCGCCCGAAGTTGTCTTTCTCGGCGATATTCTGATTACTCATCTTTTCATCAATTCGGATCACTGTTGCTTCTGCGTCTTCAAACCGTTTGACTTTGAGGAGGATTCCTTCGTTTGTAGAAGAACGACCGAATTTATAGGTTCCGTAAGGATCTCTCAACATCACACCTTCATAACCCTCATTGAGGCAGGCCTCTTCATATCTGTTCAGATCATCTATGTTGTAGAGGATAGACTGACCCAGAACTTGATGTTTGAAGGGAATAGGGCCATTATAGATGATATCACTAATCTGATCAAACCTTTCAATGAATGGAAGGATCGAAGTTGAATCGGGATCGACATAATCGAAGATCCAGGCCTTGAAGTCCGGTTCTCCTGCAATTCTCATAATCGCAGAAGTTGATGACTGGAATGTGTCACCACATGTCAATTCACCATCAATTCCATCAGGAAGATGTTTCGATAGTAGTTTTTGAATATATTCGTTTCTGATTGGTTTAAATGTTCGGGAAAGTGCACGACCGTTCACCATCAGGAATCGAATTCCGTCAATCTTCGGTGTCGCACAATAGGGGAACTTAGCCTTCTTAGGATCAAAGTTCCCCGCCAACATAGGTTTGATAATTTTCATTCGGGAGCTCGAAGAATGATAATGTCAGTGATTTCGTGACGCTCGAATTCCGACTCAAACATCAGTTCATGTAGAGATCCGTAGAATGGTCTAGTGTTGAGAGTAGAGATGACCGCGTAACAAACTCTGATGTTCTCCATTTTGAATGGATGTGGGCCCGCTGCAGGCCCAGACTCAATGTAAACAGGAACCCCAGGATACTCTGCCAGGAATTCAATCAGTTCGGTAGTGGTCATTGCACCAAAGAAAGGATAGAATCAATATCGGCAACAGTGAGGACATAACCATTCAAGACTTCTTCACAATTAGCTTCTTGCATATAAAGTTCTTTTTCTTCATCCCAGGGCCCTGTATCATTCCAGTAGGCCATGTCGCGAAGATAGTTCAGTTTGGCGAAGACCTCACGGTTCTCAACCAGAATAGAAATAGGTTTAGTCATTCTTCCAAGAAATGTTTGTGTTCTTCAACGAACGGTCGTAGGAAATTCAACACATCAGAATCGTACTTATCAGGCTGATTTAACATACGCCGAAACACCCAAAGTGACCATGTTGGTTTCTTTCTAAACTCCGTGTCAATTTGACGTTCCAACCGTACATCAAATGGGACAAGATCACAGTAAGGATAGGAACTGTAAAAGTTTTTCATAACAAATAAGTAAAAGTCTCAGGTCGGATTTGAACCGACGAATACTGGGTTTGCAATCCAGAGCCTTAGGCCACTTGGCGACTGAGACGAAAAATGAAGACTTGGGATCTGGTTGCAATCCAGACGGCAATCCACCATAGAGCCATCTTCATTAGGATCAAAATGTGCTGGGAATCAAACCCTTGCTCTGCAGAGACCATCCGTGATCAACGGGCACATTTTGAATGGGTGTGACAGGAATCGAACCTGCAACTTACTGGGTAAGAGCCAGCTACTCTGCCTAATTGAGTTACACACCCATTCGTAGTTTATAGACTTACTCAGGTCTTAGGAAACAGTCTTTCGACTTCTTCTTTCCAAGAATCTCTTTTATTGAGAGGATGATTATCCGACCATTCCCCAACATCCACCGATTGTACTTTTAGAACATTGGGATAAATGTATCGTGCATTCTCAATGAGAGAACAGATTTCATCTTCACCAACGTTTTCAAGATCAACTACAAGAACTTCAATTTTAAAAGCCTTAGTCATAAAGAAAGGATGGACAATTCTGGAGGTAGGGATCGAACCCACATTGAAGCGTTCAAAGCGCCGTGTCCTGCCATTAGACGACTCCAGATTATAAATTATGTTTAAAGTTGGTCCACCGAGGTCTAACCTTCTCAGCTGATTGTGATCGCCTTGACGATAAATGGACCATCTTTAGTTTTATTGGACATCCCTCAACGGGTAGGTGTCATGAACACCTCGGTAGCGAACCGTTCCAATTTACTGAGTTAATTACTCTCAGTAAAAGCTGATGACAGGAATTGAACCCGCAACCTGATACTTACAAGGTACCTGCTCTGCCAGATTGAGCTACATCAGCATGTGTTTTATTTAGTCAAACAATAGAGGACTAATTAGGGAAGGTAGGGATTTGAACCCTACGACGTACTGGGTCATGACTCCCATACATAGGTGTGGCCTCACCTATTTCCTCCTATCCACGACTTTGATCTGCGGGCGTGGTCCGACCCACGGGGCACAACCTAGTTTCATGGTGGAGAGCATTGCACCGCCTCTCCCCTAGATAATCTTCTATTGTTAAAGGTATACCCGAGTTGGGAATGATCCAACCACCTAATAGGGCAAGACGTTTCAACCATCAGCTAGTCTCAGGGGTTCAGACCTTTGACTACGACCCGATTTACTTTATCTAGTGAACCTCCCCGGTGCCACCCATGGTCGGGCGTGTTACATTATTTGAGGATTCGTAGTTGGAAAATGGAGTTCTTGACTACATTCTCCGGTAGGTGGACTACATCACCCATTTCATCTTTGAAAGTGAAATAGGTAAGATCAGAACGTTTGAGAAGGTCATGGAGACCATCATGTTCATCTTGAGTCACCTCTTGAGTAAGACTCGTTACAACTCCAAGGGGAGTTGTAACGAAGATTTGAAGTTTCATTGGTCTGTCTCGATCACTTAGCTAGCTTAACAGGGTTTGGACCCGTGTGGTGAGTCTGTGTGCCAGTTCCTTGACCGGCACACAGGTTATGGGTAGATGATCCCAGGATTGTAGTGCCAAATGTGTTTCACAGAGACACATTGGTTTCCTTCCTTGAACTTCCGTTTACGAATCTCGGAAGTCTGTTTGTTTCCACCCATTTTATCCAGGGTTCGGAACAGGTCACGGAATGTAGGACCAATCAGTTCCTTGGAAGGGGATCGGCCCTCCACAATGAGAACATCATTGAGGAAGATTCGGCAACCGAATCCATTGGGGAATCGGGTGACTTTGGTTTGATAATCCATTGGGCCCTCCCTCTTGTGTTCTTTTATTATGGGGTGCGTGGTTGACGAACGGGAAAAACGTGTGACAGTTTGTGGACTGTCACACAGGATCTTTAGAATCACTAAGGTCCGTTCTCTGAAGAGTTGTCACCATCGAACGCAGGACAAGTTCCATACTTTCCTTTGTGATTTCCAATGGACTTTTACCTTCATCTTCTTCGTCCCATTCCTCATCATCTTCATCGAAGTCAACATAGTCCAGTGGGTTATAACCAACATTGATGTTGTAACGGTCGAACACCTCAACATCAGAGGGTTCATCCGTGATGAGTTTCAGGTTGTCCGGTGTGACTTCACAATAGACTTCGGAATGTTTACCTAGAACTTCACCGAAGTAAGCCTGGAGTCCGTATACCTTTTCGACTTGTTCAATGTCGGCGACAAAGACACCATCAAGGGAGCCAGGGCGGCCGAAGTCTTGATAAAAATGATAAACGCCTCGTGTCATAACAAATAAATAAATAGTTGTGTTAGTTTTCACTAACTAAAGCCCACAGTGAGAATTGAACTCACGACTTCCAACTTACCAAGTTGGCGTTCTGCCTCTGAACTATGCGGGCTGGGGTGTAGGACGAGACTTGAACTCGCATAAACCAGCTTCACAGGCTGGTGAATTAACCAATTATTCTACCTACACATGACTCTAGGAAGAATTGAACTTCCATATGGAGGGTATGAATCTCCTGTTCTGCCGTTGAACTATAGAGCCGGTGTGTTTTATTTAGTAGGTTGAGAGAAGTACGTGACTGGTGGCCTACCAATCGACACTTCTGAACTCTCAATTACTAAAGGTTGAGCTCAACCTTTATAAAGAGTAACCGATCTTACCGGGGAAGTCAAGGGGTTTGTGCCAGTCTCTCAACTGTCCTTTGGCTTTCGTATCATCGGATGTGGTGCGATATCTTTCTTTTTATTATCTTTAAATCCGAAATTTCTGTAAAACCTATCTAGGTCTTTTTCTCTACCTTTTTCTGGGCCTGGCTTTACACTAACAGGAAGTTTATTCTTGTCAGCGTATTTTGTTACACCTTTGGTGAATCGCTTACCCATTCCTTTACCTCTGGCCTCAGGTTTAACATCAATTAAACCAAGGTAGATGTGTTCCTTTTGCTTACCATCAGAAGTAGCTGGTCTATGTTGAACATTGAAGTTGGATCCTTTGTTCTTCTTATTCCAGTTATTACTGATGGTTTTCATTACCTCATCGTGAGGTTTTGGTGTACCTTCTGTTAGAAACTCATCAAAGGTTTTCATTAGGATGGATTATTTACCCTTCTATTTATAGAAAAATTCTCTGGCCACCAAAGGTTCACTATGACCACAATCGACACACTTATAGACTTCTGAAAGTCTCATAGATTCTATGGTTAATGTTTGGTCGATGGGGGCGATTCCGATTTCAGTGTAAAAGTGCCCCTCTTTATCTGATAAGGCAACTCCTACACTCATAGGGCCATTACAGACTTTACATTTACGCATGGGTTATTATAGATACTGTTTGGCGTTATTATTCCTCCAGATGATAACCTGCTCATAGGCCTCACTAAGAGTACGTGCAGTGCCATGACCTTCATCAACTCCGTCAGGTCCATCATAGATAGACCACACATATAAACCCGTGTAAGGGTTACAATTAATAGTCAGTTGCATAATTACACCATTGTATCATCACAACCGGATTTATACCCAACTCTATACTGGGATTCTCCGTACTTTTTCATAATTTCTATAAGATCTTTAAAAAGACGATGGGAGATATCGACTCCCATCATGTCACAATCGCGATGGTATTTAAGAAGATCATTTGTTGCCCTTGCGGCATCATCCAAATTGTTAATAGTCATTATTTTGTCCAAGGTGTAGGGTCGGAATCTTCACAACCTTCTTTATATCCCAGTTTGTATTGGGATTTACCATACTGTCCAATCAATTCCATAAGATCCCCATGAACAGTATTCCCCAACACTTCACCAAAATCATCAGTACGACGAAATTTGTTCAGAATGGTAAAGAGTCGATTTGAAACGTCAGTAATAGTCATCCCCATTGGCTCGCGAATTTACCAATACCTTGACCGGATTGAGTGATACTTTCCGCGACTGGAAAGTAGAATCCATCATTCCGAAGAATGAATCCGACAACTTCCCGATCAATAAACTCTTCAAAGTTACACTCTGTCAAGTTTTCAATTCGACGAAGAAGCTCTTGGAACTTGATTTGTTGTTTGGCACAATGAAGTTCCCAATTCCGTTGATGGAGTTGGTCCCTAAGTACACCTGCATTGAGTTTAGCCATCACCCGAATTCCGCACGAAGTTGATAATAAAGTCTACGCCGTCTTTCCTTTTCTTCCTTTTCCTGTTCCATCTTCAATCGAACCTCAGTGACATAGTTTTCGATGATAAGTCCGTTGATACAAGACTTAGACTCCAACACAGTCAACTTATGATCGACATCAGAATAAGACTGACCGAAGGTCAGTCGATCTTTGAGAATCGTGATCGCCTCTTTCACACCTTCTTCCAGTTCTGTGAGACTATAGAAGATCCAGTTGGTCATTCCTTGTTCATCAGTGAGGATTTCAAGTCCTCCGTCATCCTTGTCAACACATAGAATGTAATAGTTCATTTCCTCAATCCAATACGATAACAATCATCTTGATACATACGACCATAGACCATTTCATCCAGAACAACTGTGCCACAATCCTCAGGAAGTCCCAAGGAAAGTTCAAACATTGTTTGGGGGGATTTATTCTCCAATCGTTGATAGAGAATTCTCTTCAATTCATCCCATTGGTCTTTATCTTCACGGTCGAATTGTGGTTCACTAATCAGACTTGAGACGTAAACCAAACAGTCAGCCGCCTCGTCGCGACTAAGATCATTTTCTTCCCAAAAGTTTTCATTAATATCAATATATGTTTGACAAATACGTTCTAGTCTAAGTAGTAAGTCTTTTTCAGTCATCAGTATACATTGTCTTGAAGTTGTGCTTGAATGCCAGCAGAATGTTGTCGGTAGAGGTTAGCCACGTGAGCCCAACCTAGTTCCTGAACCTGATCAATTTCTTCTTGTGTCACAAACGGAGACCTAATGAAGAATTCTCGCCAAGTGACATAATTTGGTCCTGCGGAAGGAACACTCATGATCACGACCTTAATCCCTTAGTTACTCTTACAGAGTAACACAGAAAAGGACCCCGGAGGGGTCCTTTGGGACAGTTCTTCAACTGTCCTTTAGTGTTAAAACCAACAATTATTTGTATGATCCCAGTGCCTAGAGTCATAGACTCTAAAATCATTTTCTACTCCTAATTCGTTCCCATAGATTGAGTTTGGGGCCCCAATGAATATAATTCTCATGGCTACAACTATGGTAAATATCAGGATGATTTAGAATCAAATTACAAGCTTCTGGATTGTACCAAGTATTTTTTCTACATCTATTGTGGTGCCTGTTGTCCCATTTACTGGATGATAGAATCACATGTCTGCAATTATTACATTCTTTATTTGACATAATAATTTAATTGTTAAAACGGTGAGTAGAGGATTTGAACCTCTGGTGCTTGATACAATCTCACACACGATCTTTCCAAGATCGCACCATAAGCCTCTCGGACAACTCACCAAAGCGGAAGTGACAGGATTTGAACCTGTGTGGGTTATTAGCCCGGTTGTTTAGCAAACAACTGCAATTAGCCGCTCTGCCACACTTCCAAAATTCCCTAGTTAGAAGGATTTGAACCTTCCTAGTTACCATAACTTAAAACGGAATCGAACCGCCCAGATACCAATCATCCCATGAATCGAACATGGTTTTTGTTCCTATATTTAACTAAGGAATATGTCAACAGTTTATAGTCATATTGAGGACTATCAGAATTACATTCTATTCATTTCTTCCAGATAACCAACATAATCAGAATTAAGATAGTTAAAAAATTCACCATCTTCACTCATCATAGTTCGGAACCATTCTTCAATGGTTTGACCGACCCACCACCAACCAGCGGAAAGTTTTTCAAGTGGATTAATGTATTTTGGTTGAAATAACATAAATTATTCGACTTTGATGTATGAAACTTCCAATGGAACTTTTTTCTTGATTTTGTTATTTAGATACTCAATTGCATCTTCCATTGAATTGCATCTTTTGGGATGTCTGGCCCAAAACCAAACACGATCATCTAACTTCCCGTTAGTTCTACTTTGACATTTTTCATACAATTCATGAGCGACAGAAGGGACATTTAATTCACATTCACTTCGTGATTTGAAGTATTCTTCCACGTACCAGAATACTTCTCCACTATGCATGACTTCTTTTGCAAATCTACACTCACGATTCTTAGGTTCGACCCATGCCTCTTTCTTTGGAGGGAATGTTACTTCTACATGTAGAAGGGATGCCACAAACTCTACAAGTTTTCGTCTCATTATAAAGAAGATAAACAAAAGAGAATAGGTCCAGTCAGGATTGAACTGACGACTTCTACCGTGTCGAGGTAGCACTCTGCCGCTGAGTTATGGACCTATGATGAACCTACGTTCGATACAGTTAACTTACGAGTTACGAACTGACGACTTATGAACTCTGCCTCAAGGAGGTGGGCGATTGTAGGTATCACAATTCTAGTTCTTGCTACGATTCTCTGCTACACACTAGCAAACTTACAGGAATCGGGTAAACACAGTCTGAGGTGGGAGTCGAACCCACATATCAAGATTACGTCTAGCTGTTACTTGAAAGGTAGTTTCGACCATGAGCTAGGAGATTGTTTTTAGTATTCACAATCCCATCCGTATTGGCTGAATCCACACCCCCCTTTACCAGTTTGGGTACTCACTTATGTTTGATGATAGTTTATGGGAAACTAACAACCTCCGGTTTACTCATTGAAGCCGGAAAATGGAATCTAGGGGACTCGAACCCCTAACCTATTGCTTGCAAAGCAATTGCACTACCAGTTGTGCTAAGACCCCATTGTGTCATGTTTTTAATGAGGTATGACTTCCTCAAATGGGAACTGACGGAATCGAACCGACGACACCTTGGGCTTCAACCAAGTGCTCTACGCAACTGAGCTAAGTTCCCGATTGGACCCACTTTATCTATTCAGATCCGGTAGGGTGCACACGGTTGGGATAATCTAGAATTGCCTCCCAATAGGAACAGTCAGATTTGAACTGACGATCTCACGGTTATCAGCCGTGTGCATTAGGCCACTATGCTATGTTCCTATAACATCCCGTTTTTAACGTGGTGGACAAAACCCACAAGTAGAGATAGAAAGAGTCGAACTCTCATCATCCGGTAATCGGCCGGTTGCTCTGCCGTTGAGCTATATCTCCATATGTCAGTGACTAGGTTCAGATTAGAACGACATGATCAGGCATAATCACTGTTCACGACCTGCATGTTGGATTTGAACCAACGTCTCCGGGCGCCAGGCCCGGCGGAGTTCCAGACTCGCCCAATGCAGAATCTAAACCATCTTGTCTTAAAGGACCACTGACAGTCCTTTGATAGTAATGCCTTACTATCAATCCGAGTGAGAGGATTTGAACCTCTGACCCCTCCGCCCCAAACGGAATGCTCTGGCCAAACTGAGCTACACCCGGTGATGTAGGGTGTCACCCTACGCAAAACCATGGACTGTTATCTTTTAGGAGGTCATGTTGTGGTCAAGAAACAGTCGGTTACCGATATCTCGGGCCGGTCTCTCTTGACCACTTAGCTAGCATAACACCGATTGACCCCGGTGGGATGCCTGGTGTGCCAGTTCCTCAACTGGTACATCTATTTAGTTAGTCCATGGCGGGAAGTAAAGACATCCAAATTGTATAAAAGGAACTTCCTTTGCCATGGACAACTCACTCAAAGATGGAGAGTACACTATCCCTGGTGAGGGATTGCATGCTCAGGTCTACATCAGCGAGTAGAGGACTATCCACAGTTTTCACAAAGTCACGAAGACGAAGTGAGGTGGCGTTTGCACTCAACATATAATCAAGTGCGAGGGTTTCGGTATTCTGACCAGAAGGAGTGACCCGACTGTTTTGTACAGCCCGATCAAGTAGAGTGAACTTGACGGTAGGATCTGCACCAATCTGTGGGACTGGTTCGATGGTACCAATCATCATTTGTCTCTTTCTCATTACACAGTCAGCTTGGAAGATGACTTTGTTAGGATCGATGACATAGTTACTATTACTGTTACTGTTATAGCCACCACTCTTGAGTGAACCATAACCAACAATCACCTTGAATGGCTTACCTACGGTACCGGAATAAAGATTGACGGTCAGCATGTAGCTATCCTTCAGTCCATTATTCATGTACATGTATTCTGCAGCACCACCGTGACCGGAAGTAACATCACCAGAGTACATCAGTTCAGAGCCACCAGTTCTCCATGCAGAGTTCCAGCCAATCTTTTGCTTCAAGTTGACTGCACTGAGGTCAAGGTCAGTACGGGAACCGTAACCCTCATCCTCCCAGTAGATACCCACCAGCAGATGCTCGGCACCGATTGGAGCCAGGATAGAGGAACCGGTTGGCACATTACCAGAGAACATCTTTTCAGACACAGGTAGTGCATAGTCCAGTTCATCAGGGATATAGTAAGTCTTCTCGGAAGTCTTACCTTGCAGTGCACTAATCAGAGGAACTTCGTACTTGTTGGTATTGAAGGTCTTACCCTCTGCGGCCTTCACGAACAGTTTACCATTCCGTACACTATACATACGGGAAGTGTTGTTGGCCTTATACAGACGAACTACATTCAGTGCCCGGGCAACTTGGAAACCGTTTGCATTCTCACATGCCTTCTTGACATCTTCGACACTAGGAAGAAGAGAGGTGATATTTGTAAGAACATTAACCTTCATTGGAGTGTGAAGTGTCTTGGACAACTTCGCAATCCGGTTGATGGTATTGGCGTTTTTACGATTTGCCTTCTTGAATGCTAGCCATAGTGGCTTGTAACGGTTGAAGGTTTTGGCAAGCTCACGAACGTTCAGTTGCATAGGCAGTTCATAACCAGAACAACGGATCTTGTCAATCATATACTTGTTCTTGATGACCAGAGTTTCACCGGTGGCCTTGTAGACAAGGTAACGAAGTACGGATTCGGAATCCCGTGGGAATACACCAGTCTTGTCATAGACAAGCACTTGTGCTTCACGGTTCTTGATGACTTCGGTACCGTTGAACTTATAACCACAGTCATACTCTAGAACATAAAGAATATCTTCAATGGTTTCTTGCTTGAGAGCAACACCACTTGCAAGCATCTTAAAGCATGCTGCTTGGAGATCTTCCTTACGGACACCTTTGATGACAAGAACTTGCAGGTTATCTGGAATGTCCTTCACACCAGGGTTTGGCAGATAGATATAATCAGGAGAATCAAGACCCAGTGCCTCCAGACCATAGGTGCTAAAATAGTGGGTGATTTGATCACGCATTCTTTGTTCCAGGGAGACAGTTCTTACCTTTTCCCAGTTGGAATAGAAAGTAGCGTTGAGCTCTTCACCCGAAAGCTGACGGTCATTAACGTATTTCTTAATATCATTAACACGGTGCATTGCAGAAGGGGCAATGACAATACCACGTGCTGAGTTGAACATATAGTCCAACGAAGTGTTTGTTCTCTCTCCAACGACAACTGCGTTGAAAAGTCTGAGTGAGGCGTATTTCTTATCGATAGTCATAATAAATTGGGGATGAGAAGTAAAATTAACCGTCAGAGCTCGATGAGCTCTGTAGGAGTCGAACCTACAGAAAAGAGGAACTTCTTTTATCTTTTTGGTTTTAAGGCGAGAGGTAATGAGTTTGTGTTTCAGACAAAGGGTTTGAAAGGAACCTCATGTGCCTTATTTAAGGGTTGTCGAGAAGTATAGTGGCTACATTAAAAGTGTATAAAACAGGAACTTCTTTTGACAAGATTTTAGTTTTAGTCGGGAAATAGAATGACTTTCGCTCTACCAACTGAGCTACACCATAACCGAAGTTATGATGGTGGGGCTCGAACCCACGACCAAAAGTTGGGTATTCAAAGGAATTTCCTATGACTTATTTTTAGTGTTTGCTGGAAAGTAATTGTGGCAGCGGGGATTCTCCCGAAGGTAACCCCCCGCTAAGGTTAGGTTGGGTTACAGGAACTTTCTATAGCAAATACAGCCAACCAGATTTGAACTGGTGTTTCCACCTTGAGAGGGTAGCGACCTAGACCGCTAGTCGATGACTGTATTGGGTCGTGGCCGGAATCGAACCTGGGTCTGCTTCCTATCGAAAGCTGCTCTACCACTGAGCTAACACGATATATTAGTTTAATGTCATTTCGGACAAGAACTCCAGACGAGCCTCGAACTCGCAAAATGTCCTCTTTGAAAGAGAGGCGACTTTACCAATTTGTCTACTGGAGCAATTAGGGAAGGAACTGGATTGATTACCAGTGAGTGGCTTCATTGAATAGAAGTCTCTAAGACCGAGTTTCCTTCCAACTGGCACGGCAGGGATCGAACCTGCGACAACTTGGTTAACAGCCAAGCGTTCTACCGCTGAACTACATGCCATTGGGTTGTGGGCTTTAGTGTCGTCTAGTCCCACTGAATCTATGCTACTGATGATATTTTCAGTAGTCGCACACCTCGTCGTATCCGAGTTTAGATTCTTCCTCTCTAGTTTGTTCTAACTAGCAAATCGGTTAATTGGATCCACCTTCTATGCTTGCTACCCTGAATTGATCAGACTCTAGTTTCGCACATCTTTCCATCTGTTATGCCGTGAACATAACCAACAGAAGGTCTTTCGACAGAAATCATTTCGTTTCCAAAATGACCTTAGAGGCTTCGATTTCACCAATCGCAGTTTGTCAAATATGCCACCCGAAGGCTACGACATACGCTACTTTCACGGCGATTCTTATTTCCATTAAGAGATTTCCGTACTACTTTTGGGACAACTACTGTAATCCCCAATCAGATAAGAAGCATTTACCTTTGGCGAGGCACTCACTCTTAAATGTTACTTATGGTTTCTTCTCCCGCCAAGGAGTCTTAACCAATAAAGGCATAGTGGAGTCGGAAGGGCATGCACCCGTATTCTCCATCCTTCGTTCTCTTATACTTCCGAAGAAGCTCAGACCCCGTAGATTGGATTCTGATTTTCTATAACCTTTTCAGTTATAGGGGAGAGACAATCCCAATTTGCTTGTTTAATGTCTATGCAGACAACACCCAGTGTAGGAATCGAACCCACGTCAAGAGGTTTGGAAGCTCTTGTCTTACCATTAGACGAACTAGGCAAAGTGATGAGAATTAAGTCTCATCGCGAATAGGTTACGGAAACCTATTCTAAGCGATCCTGATCGGATTTGAACCGACGTAACCTACCGTGACAGGGTAGTGCATTAGACCACTATGCTACAGGACCATTGTGGGCAGTTTCATTTCATGCCGAGGAAAGAGGTCCTTCATTTTAACGCCTCCAGACTTTTGGCGGTTCGCATTTGAGATTATCTCTTGCTAGGTTTCACGACTTTACCACAGAAACTTTAACTTTGGTTGGGCCATTAGGTCCTTAGTTAGTGGAGTCTGGGAATCGGGCTTCAACCGTTCCCCTCTCGACCACTTAGCTAAGATAACCGATTTTCCTTTGGGGGTCAACCGGGTGTGTGCCAGTCTTTCAACTGTCACAAGAGCGAATGATCGGATTTGAACCGACGACAATCTACTTGGCAAGCAGACATTCTACCACTGAATTACATTCGCGGGCGGTGGGAATTTTATAGTCCGACCCACCAGACTTATTTATCAGCCCGCTGTTGGCGGTACTGATAGGACACTATCTGGGAGAATGGATTGCCGTCCATTTCGAGCCAGGATCAGTTACTCCGGCAAGAGCCTGAATAGTAGTTCCCCACTAGAGCAGTTTACGGTCTTTACTCAGGACCAGGGAAGTGTCAGGAATCGAACCTGAATCACTTGTGCACAGCTGATTGTCCAACCACTTCCAATTCTAGGTATTTGGCAGTGCTAGATAGTTCTATTCCTTACCAAACTTTACTTACTATTTAACCTAGAAATTCAGGAGCCGATGCTGAGTTCTTCAGTCAGAACACGACGGGCAACCAGTTTAGAATTGGCATTCTTCTTCTTAGTGTCCAGTTCTACAACAGTACCGAACTTGCCATCATCACGAAGAAGAACATCACCTTTGGCGAGAAGACCCTTAGGGACTTCATAGTGAGAGTCGATTCCATTGAAGTTAATAGAAACGGTGTAAGGAACCACTTCGGTCACATCAGATGGTGACTTGGTGAAGATACCACCACCGCCGCGGACTTCAAGGACAAGAAGACCGGCTTCAGTCTTACCAATGACGGATGCATAGACATCGACATCATTTTCTTTGAAAGTGTAGAGAGTGGAGTTCATAGTATTAAGAGAGTTTACTTCATATTCGTCTAGAAGGACGAGATCGGATTCGTAGGCGCTGAAAGTGCTACGAGATTCAAGATAACGACAGTAGATACAGTAACCTACGGAAGTCACAACTGCGGGTTTAGTTCCGCGGCCGCGCCTAACATGGTCGCCTACTTTGAACTTTGCCATTTGAGCTTATTATATAACAAAAGGTTAAACAGTTTAGAGTCATGCTTAGGACTAAGTGGGCGCAAGAGGAATCGAACCTCCAATAGTCAGGGACAGTTGTTTTACAGACAACCGCAACATACCAATAGTTGCCATACACCCAGAAAATTTAGAACTCGCATCACACTCACCAGAGCTTAGGAATCGAACCATGATGTTTTGTTCTAGGTTAGCGTGGACCTTGCAATGTCTACATTCACCTTTCCCTCTTTATAGGATCCGTTAAGAGGAAAACACTCATTCAGGAGTCGAACCTGAATTCAAATACAATGGATCGGTATAAACGAACCATCATAAAGGAATCATACCTTATGATGAGAGTATAGGATTTGCCAAGTGAGTCTCGATGGGATATCGAGGTCAGTTGGTGTCCTAACTATCCCTAGTCAGAACATCCTAATCGGGATGGCAGGGATCGAACCTGCGACGTCTTGTTCCCAAAACAAGCGCTCTACCTCTGAGCCACACCCCGTTGGTGGATTACTTTTCCTGCAGGAAGGGGACCCTACACCTATTAGATTATAGTCCTAACAGACTTACCAATCCATTACAGGTACCGGCCGATACCATAAACTTCATAGGATTTGTAGTTTAATGACGATTTCGGTCAATAGGTCCGGTGGGAATCGAACCCACATACTCCGGTTAAAAGCCGGGTGCAGTTGGCCACATTGCTACGAACCCATTTGTTGTGGTTAAGAGAGCCTCCAATGCGAATCGGTGTCCCTCTTGACCACTTAGCTAGCATAACACAAGATCAGGTGGTTGGTCGGCCTTGTGTGCCGGTTCTTTGACTGGCACCTCTGGCCAATGCAAGTGCATCTTCCAGAGCATTATGAGGAACCATGGAATAATCAACCGTACTGACTAGATTCACTCTATCTATAGTAAAGTTGATATTCGGCATATCAACAGCACTACCTGGGCCAATAATTAGAGATTCACAGAAGTATTTAACATCTTCAGGCCAGTCAGCAACGATGGTAATTTCACCATTGACTGCATTTTCCCGAAGAAAACAACCTAACTTGTGAGTAAATTTTTCCTTACAACTTTTTGGTTTTCTAAACAGAACTGGAATCACGTTTTCTTCTACCCATGGGTGAAGTTTCATGTGATCGAAGGGAAGAACTTCATAGAATCGGATTTCTTCATCTTCTGACACTAGGGCCAGGGAGATGAGTTCTCCACCAAAACTATTAAATTCACAATCAAGATAGAATTTCATCAGTAGTTATCAAATAGGAGGTTTCCGACTTCAGCGGGGAAATGAGCTCCCCAATCTAGAATCTGGAAGTAATCAGTTTCTTCATCAAATCCATCGATGGATTTAAGATAATAAAACCATTTGTCTTCTTGTTCATCATAACGACGGGCGATTCCGGTATTCCTAAACCAACGAACATTGGAACGATCAAATTTAGATTTCATAACGATCACATAGTAAAAAAGAACCTCCCTTTCTTTCGATTGGGAGGTTCTTTGTGGTTTGCTGTTTAGTGCTTTACACCTTACATTTTCCCACAAAGAACCTCCCAATCGCTATTATCAGCGATCGGATAGAATTCATTAGTAGGAAAACGTTTGGTCATTGTTTTATCTTGACTGAGTTTATTTAGTAGGCTTTTAAGCTTGACTGTTTTATTTAGTAACTTTTCGTCACCAAGAAACACTAATGTGCCTGACATCGTGATCGATCCAGACCCTATACCCTAGATCTTGTAATTTAAGTCTAACAGATCGGATAGTTTCTCGATTTGTTGGTAAAGGAGCATATGCCGTAGTGATGTTATACGTTGGGCCAGCTTTTATGGCTGATTGAATCTTTTCCAGAAGGACCTTCATTACTTCGTCAGGATTATTGTTATAATCCGACTTATTAAAATGATCTTTAAGAGACTTGGCTGAAGGAAAATCCATAACAAATAAAGAATTTAAGCACCCTCGGTAGGATTTGAACCTACGACAAACGCATTAGAAGTGCGGTGTTCTATCCGGGCTGAACTACGAGGGCAAAGAGCGACCGACTGGATTTGAACCAGCGACATCTAACTTGGAAGGATAGCGTTCTACCGCTGAACTACGATCGCATGTCTCTTTTATTTAGTCATGAAATATTGATTTCTTGAACTTAGCTAGCATAACCGATCTTACCGAGGAAGTCAAGGGGCTTGTGCCAGTCTTTCAACTGGCACATCAATCGATAAGACCTTGAATTTGTGCTAGTTTGGCAGCTGCCAAACACTCAACAACTCCCCAAACGAATTCCCCCGAAAGAGTATTTGCGTCACAAAGGTGCTCAACCGTGTCTTCAATAAGTTCTGTGATTTCTTTTAAATCTTCTTCTGTGGTATAAAAATTAGGTGCATTCATAATAGTTGAGATAATAGATCCCTGTGCACAGGGATCTTTGGTTGTCAACTATTTATTTGTTAATGGGAACCCAACTATCGGCAGGACGGTTATGTTCTGGAGAGGCAGGTGAGTAGATATAGAGTTGCTTATCTCCATCAGCATTTACTTTCTCCCAAATGTCGCCATAATTGGGGCTCTTTGGATATCCTTCCTCAGAAAGTTCAGATGAACTTTCTGATGCATCTTCAACAGAAACAATGTCACCTGAAATTTTCTCATAAAGATCACGAAACACCTTAGAAGTATCTTCATCAAAACGATTGGTACAGAACTGAATCGCCTTAAGAGGATTTTCCCAAATCACATAGGCCCTGACGATATTAACCAGACGACGAGTGGAGATAAGATCATCCACGCCCCCATCATTGTAGGTTTTACGAATCACATCGGCCCAGTTGACCAGATTCTCTACGAGCTTAGTGGTATCCTTTGTATAGTTAAGTGCCTCAAAATTGCGAGTGAGAATCTTTTTCTCGACGGCTATAGCAGGATATTCTTGCTCGAAAGTTACAGGGAAACGTTCCAGAAACGCTTCGTTGAGAATATTAGTACCAATGAACCTACCACTATCGGATCCTTTACCCTTAGTATTCGCAGTCGCGATAACATTGAATCCTGGGGCTGGATTCACCCATTTGTTAATCTTTTTCAGATAAACTCCACGACCCTCAAGAACAGATTGCAGACAGAGAATCTTGTTAGATGCAAGGTCAAGTTCGTCAAGAAGAAGAACGGCGCCACGTTTCATTGCCTCGATCACAGGACCGTCATGCCATGCAGTTTCACCATCCACAAGACGGAAACCACCAAGAAGATCATCTTGGTCAGTTTCGATTGTGATACTACAATGAATCAGATCACGTTTGAGTTTATTACACGCCTGATAGATGGAGTGAGTCTTACCATTGCCGGAAAGACCAGTGATGAAAATGGGATAAAAGATTTTGGAACGAATGATCTTGACCAGATCAGAGTAGTTCCCGAAAGGAACAAACATCGGATCGGCTTCAGGGACCAGAGAATCATAATCACGAACAATAGTCGCGACTTCACCAACCGGATTGACAGCTGGTCGATCAAAACTATGTTCCAACACCTCTTTCACTGAGAGGTCATACTTACCATGACCAGATTTATAGTCTTTCAGACGATTCAGAATCGAAGAAGGAGTGTGATCATTGGCTTCAGCCCAAAGACGAATTTGCCTGGTAGTTACATCAGTACCAAACTCATCAGAAATAGTTTGACGAAGTTCGTCAGTGGTAGGAATTTTCATAATTGTGTAATTTACTTAAGTCAGATTAACAGATTTTGGTGGGTTGTGGGAAAAGAAGGTGCCAGTTTTTTGACTGGCACCTCCCTAGGCGAAACTGTCAATTAGGGCAGTGAGAACTTTCTTACTACAAGATTTCTTGTTTAGAAATTTCTTGAATGCATTCTTAACTTGAGTCATGGATGCATCATCGCCAACTTCAATTTCTTCTGCAGTTTCACTAAATGCAGAAGGATTCATTAGTGCTACAAGTTCCCAGTTGTTAGGAGTTGTGAAGTGATACCCTTTCTCTTTGTTAAAGGTTGTACGAGGAATAGACTGATAAATCGAACTATCAATATCCTCATTTGTAAGTCTTCCAAAGTAACAGTTACTCATGGAGTAATTACCGAGAAAAATATTTGTGCACTTGACATAAGGAAGTTGATGAGTAATCCATTTTGCAATAGACCCAGGAACCTTAGATGCGGTCAGAGGAAGTGGCCAGACGTGGCCATTTCTTCCACGAATCATTCCATTCCCATAGTAAATGGAATTGAATTCACCATTAGGTGAAACATATTCCAAATTACTAGAATCCCCGTCAGTGACGACCACAAAAGAAATCTTGTCAATTCGATTTCTTTCTTTAAATCTTGCAAGAAAACTAGGTGCCACCATCATGACGTTATTCAGTGGGGTACCTCCCATTGCAACCAAGCCATTAACACTATAGCCCTTACCATAGGTAGACTTACTCTTAGAGTAACCAATCATATAGAAATGATATAGATCATTATCTAGTTGATTCTTATTGACAGCAGATGTTAGGACCTCAACAACTTGAGCACGGCCATAGGCTTGACCGACAAATTGTCTATAGTTTAGATCTTTGTAATTCCGCCCGGTGGTAAACAACAGAACCTGAAAAGGAATCTGAACTTTACGACAGAACTGCACAAGAACGATGATTTGTTTGATCGTATCGAACGCAATTCGATCCATAGAACCTGACCAATCCAAAAGCATTACCATACCGTGAGACTTACCATCAGGACGAGTTTCCTGTGTTAGGAAAATATCCTCAGTAAGCCTATAGTTATGAAGGCGACTCGTATCCAGCATACCAGTCTTATTGACTTTGATGCGGGAATAGAGTTCGGCGGACTTTCTCATTTCAAATTGCTGCACCATGTGATTCACATCACGACGGATTTGCAACATGAACTTTTCGTATTCAGACTTTACCGGAAATTCACTCTCAAGCATTTGGATACCGAGTACATCAGCGTTTCGTCTGAGCTCAGAAATAGGCCAGATATAATCATCAGGATCCACAGTGGGAGGATAAACGTAAATATAATTACGTGTATCCCCAGTCAACATACGAAGCATTGCTTGCTCAAGGGACTCTTGAGTTTCGGACTCAAGCTCACCGATATCTGGTTGATCTTCTGAAGAAATTTCTTCGGATTCTTGAGAGTCTTCGGATTCTTGAGAGTCTTCGGATTCTTGAGAGTCTTCATGCATGCCCGATTCAACTTCTTCATCACTGATATCGATAGAACCAAACCCAGCACCCTGCCCCAGGGCGCCGGAGTATTCTTCACCGGGTTTTGCATTTGGGAGGTGGCCACCTTCAACAATAACGACAGTATCAGCTGAAAGATCACCGAAGAAAGAAGGATCCACTTCTCCCTTCATTTTTACATAGGTTTGGATCTTTTCAGAAAGTTCAACAATATCTTCATATGAATCGCACTTTTCGATGTATTGAACCATATCGAGTTCCCGTTCGGAGAACGGAACCAAAAGGCTCGCACCAACCTTATGATGAAGATTAATTCTGTCAACAAAACCAAATTGTTTGATATCTTTATCTTTAGTACCGAAAATATTAGATTCGTATAGTTTTTTATACCCAATCGAATAATCACGACGAAGACCGGGGAATTTCTCTTGGATCATCTTCTCAATACGAATATCCTCTAGAATATTCACAAGAGATGCATTGACCCCAGCTTTCTCTAGAATTTCAGGAAAGTTGGTAGGAGTCCAAAGGGCATGGCCAACTTCGTGAGAAACAAAAAGGTTATAAATCTCTTCACTTTCAACTTCCCACACAGGAAGAGTCATGACGCGAGTTTGTACATTGAAGCTCGCAGTCTTTGCCTTGGGATCATGTTCGACGACAAGGTTTTCAGTCGCCAACAGACGGGCAAGCATTCCTTTAGTTTCTAGAAAGGCCATAGGTTTTATTTCGTATGCATATATCATACCAGAAGGACAAATCCATAGGTTGTCCAGTAGACAGTCCTTTAATTGGCTTATCAAAAATGGGGCCTCTCGCGCGCTAGCTTAAGGTATCCGGTTGGTACCAATCATCAAACTGGCACAACACCACACGTTTTGAACTCTTACTGCGTTATAATATGCAGACGCACGAGGAAACCAATGCAAGAGTTTAACACCGTTGACGATCTATTAAAATGGAATTCCACGCCCCCTCCCCAACCTAAACCGTTAGAGAAACTAACGGCACAAGAACGGGCAAAGGTGATTGCAAAAGAGGTGAACCGGGTAAACGAACCAGACCTAAACCTTCATCTTGCAAGATATCTTATTGGTTCTCTCGTTTCTTATCATAAACGTGTAGTAGACATGAAAAGGGAAATGGAGGCTCCCGATACTTATATTTGGACATATGATTATGCGAATTTGAATTCGGCCCTCAGATGTTTAGAGGATGTAACCGGTACAATTGAATGAGTTTTCCGTAAACTCAACTAAATAAACTCACCCACTTCGGTCATTATCATGAAAACTCCATTTCTTCCTGTTTCCGATCTAGAACTTTTTGCATCTCGCTATCTAGGTATTGAGAATAGTGAGTTTGATGTGTTCTACGAACAATACTATGGCATCAATGTTGATGACGAACTAGAAGATCTACTGGAAAACGAAACGTTTTCCTGTTACTTCTAAGGACAAAGGGGAGCTTAAAGCTCCCCTTTGTGTTAACACCAGTCTAATATAAGTTCTTTAGGTAGCTATAAAACTTAAGCTATCTAAAGCCCCTTTCACCTCAACACTCGGCATCCTAATTAATTTGGAGCATCTTGTCAAGGCCCTTTACAGTCTGTTGTAATTTCAACACAGACTTGACAGGAATTCGTCCCTATGTTACTGTCCATTCATGACTAACTTACTCCCAATTGATATCTATAATTCCTATATGAATATGGAGGCCTCATCCTATCCACATGGAAGTTGGATGACCTATGAAGATATGCAAATTTCTGCGCTGGCAGGGGCCATCCATGCCTGTGTAACAGTAGATGATTACGGAACTCGTATTATCTATGTTGATGAACTTGATAAATTGATTAAAGATTTAGAAGACCAATCTAACAAACTCAAAAAGAACAAACAATGACACCTACCAAATATATGTTCCTAAATAATGATGAATTCTTGAGTGAAGAAATGGAAGAAGTTTATGTAGTAGGACCACCTACACACTTTCCTACCCAAGCTTGGAGGGAAGCCCAAAAAGATGAAGAGGCTCTAAAAGAAGAAATTCGTCTCATGGAACTCTACAACAATAGATGTTTTGAATGATACTAATTTCAGTCGGCTAGACGATCCAAACTTTACCATTAAGAAACTTGTCATGGACATTACAGCTCACGATTTAAATCTTCAAATGCAACAACTCATGGCCGACTATAAAAAAACAGGCGATGAACATTTTAAGATTGACGCAGAATATCTTCGTTCAGAGTTCGAGGCCTGGTGGAATGATGAAGCTTCAGAATTCATTTCACCATCAGCAGAGTAAATAAATGTTACCGGTATTTCCATTTCTAACTTGTGCACAAGTAGATAGTATTTCAGCAAATATCCAAAGGAGTGTTTTGGTTCCACAGAGGGAAAAAACAGAACTAATTGCCGAACTTCGTGCAGTCGCACCACCTGGATGTTGGCCTCTACAAAGAGCAAATGATCCAATTACTTTTGTTGGTGATTCTCTCACTGCTTTTAATAATTGGCAGGCAGCCTTCCCAGAGAGAATCACCATAAATCAGGGAGTCCCTGGTGATACGACATATCATGTCGCAGCAAGAGTAACTACAGTACAGAGTACGGGAGCAAAAACTTATATTTTAATGGTTGGTATTAACGATATTCTCTGGTGGAAATTTGACCCACAGGGGATTCGTGATAGAATTGTAATGATTCGTGACTATCTGAGGGTTACTACAGGAGCAAGAGTCGTAGTACAGTCTACAATTGCTTGTACACGTTCTCTCTGTGGATCCGATTCACTCAATAAAGTAAATGAATTAAACAGACTCCTAAGGGATAGAATTCCAAAGGAAGATTATCTGGATGTAAATACAGTTCTTTCAGATCGAAATGGATTGAAATTGATGTATACCTACGATGGGATTCATCTAAATTCCCTTGGTTATCAAGTCTGGCAACATAAACTCAGAAGTAGTGGACTATTGTGACAGTCCATGGACTGTCACAATTCTATTGACAGGATATTGGATATCCGTTATTCTGATGTGATTGAATTCTGATTATGAGCAAGTTTATTAACTTAACAGATGAACAAATAGAAGATGTAATTTTCTGTATAGAGACATATATTATCAAAACAGAAGAATCTAATGTGAATGGTAAACTCGATGATTACATTCAACAATTCATATATCTTCGTGAAGATATTGTTCGTCAATTGAATTTACAAAATGGAAACTGAAGTTGTAACTCCTGTAAAACCAGAGAAAAGAATCTTTTCTATGGAAGTGACGTATGAGTATAAACATGACAAAGAAACCCCAGCATATACAAGTTGGTTCTATCATTGGGTAGAAACAAATACTCTTAATCGCGCAGTTGTTGCAACAAAGAAATACTTTAATGAAATGGTGTCCAGTACAGGTTGGACATCCAAAGTCAAAATCATTTCTATCGATGAAATGAAAAATGATAAAAGTAAACCTGAGACTCAGGTTGTTTCTGATGTTGATCTTCCTGCAGCAAGAACAAAATCTACCGGAACTGCACGTAAGTCCCAAACAGCAAAGAAAACAACTACCAAAAAGACTACGGCAACCAAAGTTAAAACCACTACTCCTAGGAAACCAAGAACTCCTAAGGCAACCACTACATCTAAACTACCTCTATGAGTAACAACCAAACTAGACAAGATATAATAGAAACTTGTGATAGAATTAAAGAACTTCTTCTTTCTAAGAATGAAAAGTACGGGGATGCAGCATTAAATCCTGCTCGAATCATGAGTAAAGCTAATCCAGTTGAACAAATTCTTGTTCGGATTGACGACAAACTCAATCGAATCTCCAAAGGAGCAGGTCTACTGGCATCTGATGAAGATGTGGTGCCGGATCTCGCAGGTTATTTCATCCTTCTGATCATTGCACTTGAACGTCAGAACGAGGTCAATTTTGAAACTGCCAAACGTGTGATCCGTGACTATGGCGAAAGGCCCAGATCTATCGATGATGCATGGGACTATGAAAATAAACCCGGCGAAAACACCCCGTCAGAGGAATGGTTTTCGTTATACCGCGCCGGTCACCGGCGCCCTCTCACTCCCGATGAATGTAGAGTAGACGGAATTCCGTCTACTCCACTGATCAATAATGGTCCAAGTGTTGTCGGTTCTCGGCCTGGCCAGATGAATATTATCTGTTCCGGTGAAGGTGTTGGCAGAAGTCAAATAAAAAATAATGTAGGGTTCGATTCGTTGGAACAACTTCTGGAACATAACGGGATCGAAACCACTCCAGAACAAGATAGAGAAAATAAAGAGACTCTTAAGGCATGGGAGAAGCTTCTAACATACAAACTCAAACAATACGGAATTGAATTCCCCAAACCATCCGAACCCTTAGAAGATCCATGGGAAGAACATCGTGATCCCCGTGATCCAGAATGCATTGCCAATTGGCCTGACTGTACAAATGGTGGGTATGATCCTAAGTGCTGTAGATTTCCAAAATCCTGTAGCTGTGGTGGCCCTTGACAACCCGACCAACTTCGACTAAACTACAACCGCCTTACTTTTTATTATGTTTATCTCACAAGAGACTCATTCAATTCTCAAAAACTTTGCAACCATTAATCAAAATCTTTTGATCAAAGCTGGTTCTTCTTTGCGTACTCTTTCTTCAATGAAAGATCTGCTCGGGGAAGCAGTTGTCACTGAAACGTTTGAACGGGATGTTCCAATTTATGATCTTTCTCAGTTTCTTAACTGTTTGTCCCTAATTCCAGGTGCAGAAGTCAATCTTCTAGAAGATTATATTCAAATTACTGATGGTTCAAATTCTATCAATTATCGATATGCCGAGCCATCTGTTATTCAGACTCCTCCAGATAAAGAACTCTCTCTTCCTAGTGAAGATGTTTGTTTCGTTCTTAAACAAGAAGACCTAGAGACTGTCAAGAAGGCAGCTGCAGTTCTTCAAATTCCTGATGTTTCTCTGAAAGGTGATGGTGAGACTATTAAGATCGTCGTTTCTGACAAGAAGAATTCAGGATCTAACAGTTATCAAATTGAAGTTGGACAGTGTGATACTGAGTTTGAATTCGTCTTCAAGGTTGAGAGTCTTAAAATCATTTCTGGGGATTATGATGTTGTGATTTCTTCCTCAATGCTCTCTCGCTTTACTCACCAAAGTAGTAATATCAAATATTATATTGCTATCGATCCGTCCAATTCTTTCTATAACTCCTGATGAGTGACCAATTTTTGTGGGTGGAGCGCTACGCTCCACAGACGATTGATGATTGTATTCTCCCGAAGACAATTAAGACTACCTTTCAAGAATTTGTCAAAACAGGAAAGGTCTCAAATCTTATCCTCTCCGGTGGAGCAGGTATCGGAAAAACATCCTCCGTGAAAGCTCTGTGTAATGAAATTAACGCAGATTTGATGTTCATGAATGCCTCCTCAGAGCGGGGCATTGATGATGTCAGAAATAAGATGTTTTCTTTCGGTTCTACAACTTCTCTAACTGGGGATCGTAAAGTCCTTTTACTTGACGAAGCAGATAATCTAACAGGAGATGCCCAAAAGGCTCTTCGTGCTGCGATGGAAGAACTACAGAACAATTGTTCTTTCGTTTTGACTTGTAATTACAAGAACAAACTCATTCCTGCCCTACATTCTCGATGTGCGGTGATTGATTTTGTGATTCCGTCAAAAGAGAAACCGGCACTTGCGAGTCAATTCTTCAAAAGATTGTGTAATATTCTGGATGAAAATCTAGTAACATATGATCAGAAAGTTGTCGCCGCATTTGTTAATAAACACTTTCCAGACTTCCGCCGTGCGTTGAATGAAATTCAACGTTATTCTCAGGGTGGGACTATCGACACCGGTATTCTTACTGAAGTTTGCACAGTTTCTGTCAAGGAAGTTATTGAATCTCTGAAAAACAAGAAGTTCAAAGAGGTTAGAACATGGGTAGTTGAAAATCTTGATCAGGATTTTACATCTTTGGTCAGGTCCCTTTATGATGAACTTCCCTCAAACCTTCAACCAGCTTCTATTCCCCAGGCAATTCTTACATTTGCAGAGTATTCTTACAAGTCTGCATTCGTTGTGGATCAAGAAGTCAACACTCTGGCAATGATGGTAGAGCTCATGTTACTTGATTACAAATGAGTTATTTCAATTTTACAGGACTAATTGTATTGCTTACTGCGTTTACAAATATTCTGTATCCGTCTGAATTGACACTAACTATAATGTTTGTTGCTCTTTTCATTTGGTGTATTTTTTCTATTAGTTAAATGAAGGCATTTCTTCTTATCTTTACAGCAATAGTGGATATTTTATATCCATCAGATTTAGCACTTACTGCCTGGATTATTGCTCTTATTTTGTTTATTATCACACCCTAATTCAATGTATAACCACATTCCAGTTTCAGAAAACATGAAAAAGGTCCTCGCAGACGAACCTGCGCGCAATCAACTATATGAGTTCATGTTGAGTAAAGAACAAACCGGTTCTATTCAACTTTCTGACGGAACAAAGTTCAATATCTCTTATGTAAAGAATGGCTGACGCATTTGACTACATCAAAGCAATCCAAAAGAAAACTGATGTAGAAGACATGAGTGGTTATGTGCCCTATCTCACTAATCACTCATTTTCCGCATTTCCTGACACTGTATTGTTGGCCAATGAATTGAACCGTTATCCTGAGCTTCCCAAGGATATGCAATTCGACTTCTATTATCATTCTGTAAAGAAGGGAAACCGATTTGAAAAATGGTTGAAAAAGAGTAAAAATGATACACTAGAAAACATTGCAATGTTAAAAGATCATTATGGTTTCAGTGACCGTAAGGCCCAGCAGGCACTTGACATCCTGACCGATGATCAGTTAGAATGGATCCGTAAACATATGGAGAAAGGTGGAAAATGACTATCGTAATACCAGTTTGGGTAATCACTCTTGTACAGGCATTAGGGATTGTCGTTGTCGGTCTTTTGGCCATCCTTGGCCTTTGCCTAGTTATAACTTTTTGGGATGCTAAATGGTGGATCTAATGACTATTAGAATGAGAGAAAGATTTGAAGAGTGGGTGATATCCAACAGAGGTCAACATATGTTGAGTGAACAAGAACATCCCCTTCTATGGAAAGGAACAAAAGAACAAATCCAATCCTGGGAGAATAATCCCTATTCTCACCCATGGACTGCTGGTGCCTATGAGTCATGGAAACATCTTTATCCCTACATGGGAGGACCAAGAGGATGATAGAAGTAGACAAGATAGGTGTGCATGCAACACACTGTTGCAAAAGGTGTGGATGTAAATACTATGATGACGATTGTCCAGTAGTATTAGGGATAGTAGAGGCTGAATATGAATGTGAGGACTGTGAAAGTCGGCTAAATAGTTTGGTAGACGATCTTAACTATGCTTCTGCAGAAGACCTTTATGAAGCGATAAGTCGTCTGACACCAATGACAAAAAGTATTATTAAGGATGCATTATGACTTACGATTTCACATTCGCCCAATCTCAGGAAGGGTTTGACAATCACATCGACCACTCTATTCGTGGTTATTCCAATCTTCTAGAAGACACAGTTGCCTTCTCCCGTTATTTTGTAGAGGATCATACCAAAGTAGTAGACATTGGTTGTTCTACAGGTAAACTCACCAAAATGATTATTGCGGAGAATCCCAATCGACAGTACGCACAGTATGTTGGTGTGGAACTTGCAGGTAGTTTCTATGACGATATGGACAATCGATACAAAGAAGTTCGTAAAGATCATCCTTCTGCGATTCTTGAGTTTGTTCGTGGTGATATTCGTAATTATGACTTCAAGAACTGTTCTCTAGTCACCTCTATCTTCACTCTACAGTTCATGCCCAAGACTGACAGACAGGAAGTGATCAACAGGATTTACGGAGGCCTCAACGAAGGTGGGGCATTTATCTTCGCCGAGAAACTAATGTGTGAAGATGCTTTCTTTCAAGAACTCTTGACCTTCAACTATTATGACTTCAAACGTAAGTCATTCACTCCAGAAGAAATCATGAATAAAGAAAAGCAACTTCGTGATATGTTGAAACCCAATACTTGGGGTGAACTAAATCGTATGGTTCTTTCTGCAGGATTTCACGCAACACAAATCTTCTGGAGAAATCATCAGTTCGTAGGTGTGATTGCGTTAAAATGACTTACACACCATACACAATGAAGGACGTGCACGATTCATCAGACCGTGCACTATTTACAGTCATTTCTACATTTGCTGGGGGTGGTGGATCTTCGACCGGTTATCGACTTGCCGGTGGTAAACTTCTTGCAATTAATGAGTTTGTTGAAGAAGCAAGAATTACATATCATCAAAATTATCCCGAAACTATCATTCTTCCTGATGATATTCGTCAATTAACTGGTAAGGACTTTCTAGATAAAGTTGGTCTCAAGCCGGGTGAGTTAGACTTACTTGATGGTTCCCCACCGTGCTCAGCATTCTCTGTAGCAGGTTCCATGTGTCGCTCTGCGGGAGCAACACACTCTGATGGATGGGGAAAGACCAAGCACTATTCAGATGGAATCAAACAGACCAATATTGAAGATCTTTTCTTTGAATTCCTAAGGGTTGCTGAGGAAATTCAACCAAAAGTCATTGTAGGTGAGAATGTCAAAGGTCTTACAATCGGTGAGGCTGTCAGTTATTACAACCGTATTCTCAAGGAATTTGAGAATATCGGATACTATGTTGCCTCTAAAGTCATGAATGCCTGTCGTCATGGTGTTCCGCAAAATAGACAAAGAGTTATCTTCATTGCGGTACGTCAAGATATCGCGGAGAAAGTAGGAATGACATTCCTGAATATTTCTAGTCTATTTCCACCAGAATCTGGCACTAAAATGACTTTTGGTGAGGGTATGGTTGGATTGGTCAATGATCCACTAGAAATCAAAGAAATGAATGAAAAGTGGCTGAAGTCTAATCTATATCTCAATGTTGCGTCCAAGATGCCAGACAACCCACCGAAAGTTTTGAATGGATGCGACTTTCACCCTAAAGGTCACGCGTTCAACATGAAGAGGGCGTCAATGTTCCAACCTTCTCCCACACTGACAGCCATGGGTTGTGCCAATGTTACATTTGGTGGTGTGATTCATCCTTTAGAAAATCGAAAGATCACCATTCCAGAAATGATGAGAATTCAATCACTTCCTGAAGACTTTGTTTTGACTGGATCCTGGAAACAGAGGGCAGAAAGAATCGGAAGAATGGTTCCTCCATTAATGATGAAAGAAATTGCCTCATCCGTCTATAAAAACGTATTATCTAAACTCAAATGAATTATTTTGTCAAAGTTCTAGAGAGTCTTAAACGGACTTGGGTAGAATCTCGTGCACCAATTGAATCTAATATTAAACCTGAAATTGAACTAACCTATGAAGGTGAAAAACTAAAGAAAGAAGTTCTTGACTTCTATAATGGACAACTTGTGTCGGTTATTACAAAGCAAGAGCTTAATATCTTGCATGAAAAGCTACATAAGGCAAATTCTATTCCAAATTCCGCATGGAATAGAATGGCTCTAGCTGGTAAACATGCGTATATGAATACATTGTGGTTTATTCCATTTTGGAATGGTGATTTGAATGAACTGTTAGTTGACTAAAACCTAAATAAGAATAAACATTATTCTTATTATTATGGAATGGACAGCCAATGATCTAGTTGAGGTCAGATTAAATCAACCCGATGACTTTCTTAAGGTTAGAGAAACACTAACCAGAATTGGAGTAGCATCAAGAACTGAAAATAAACTTTATCAGTCCTGTCACATTCTTCATAAACAGGGAAAGTATTACATTGTTTCTTTTAAGGAACTATTCCTGTTAGATGGTAAGGCATCAGATCTTTCTGAAAATGATATTCAGAGAAGAAATAGAATTACTAAGCTCCTCAGTGATTGGGGTCTGGTTCAAGTCGTAGACTCAACTAAAATTGAAGAAATGGTACCAGTCTCACAAATTAAAATCATTCCTTTTAAAGAGAAGAAAGATTGGATTCTTGAGCCCAAGTATCAAATCGGATCAAAGAAAATTGTAGGGTAAACCGCCCTTGACAAATCCAGGATTATGTCCTATAAATATGAGTGGTTGCCTTCGGGGACCACTATTCATTACTTGCTTTAATAGGAGAACTATGACAAATCTAGCTAAATGGGAAACCTATACTCCATATGGAATTGGACTAGAAGATTTCTTTCGTAGATTAGACCATATGCATGACACCAGATCCAACTTCCCGCCATACAACATTGTAAAACAAGACGAAAATAATCATTTTATTGAAATTGCCCTTGCAGGATATCGTAAAAATGATCTAGAAGTTTCTGTCGAAAAACATACTCTTACAGTTAGCGGAAAAAATGAAGAAGATATTAGAGAGTATACATATAAAGGAATTGCACAAAGATCATTTACAAAATCCTGGAATCTGGGTGATGATGTAAAGGTAGATTGTGTCACACATGATAATGGAATGTTAAGGGTATATCTTCGTAGAGAAGTACCAGAAGATCAAAAGAAAAAGATTCTTCCAATTAAGTAAACACTACCGACCCCTTCGGGGGTCTTTTATTATGAATGAATACGAAATCAAAGTCCTAGTGACTGCAAATGGCCACCATATTGTTGCACATGTAAAAGAAGATGATCATCCTGATTTTATGCGGGTGAGGGATCCTATGATGGTACATTATCACCCAATACATGACTCCGTGCATGGTGGTGTGTATTCACCTCCTGGTGTTGAGGCATCTTTCATGAAATATTGTTGTCTAACAGATGATAATGAATTTTCACTTAATTGCAATTGGATTGTCTCTGCACATACCCCAACAGATGGGGTCAGAGAGTCGTATCTAAATACCTTGAACCCACCAACAATTGAAATAGAAGATCATGATAGTGTCGTTAATTCTCCTGAATAGTGGAGAATACTTGATTTCTCAAGTAGAACAACTAGGTATTGAACCTAGTTGTCATTTGAGAGAACCATATGAGATTAAGGAACTAGAAAAATTAGAACTAAAAATAAGTCCATTTTCTTTCTCTCTTAAGAAGTGGCCAAGGTATACCGACGAAGAAGATATTCTACTTTATAGTAGGGATATCAAGACTATGTGTGATCCGAGTCAAAATGTTCTGACAAAATATCTAGAAACAATCGGAAAAACATTAGAAGAACTGAATCCCCCTCAACAACTTCTTACCGAAGACCTTGATGACTATGAGGAGCGAGATCACTATGTCGATGAAAACGACGAAGTGATGTATATTGAAGAGTAATTTACCATTTGCAACTGACAACTTTGAAGAGACATTACACCTACGCAACTCTATATGGAAACAACGTTCTCTGTAGAGGCTGGAGCGAATCCGAAGGATACTTCAACAACAAGTATCCTTTCAAACCAACGTTCTATCTAAAAACAGACAAACCAACAGAATATCGAACTCTAGATGGAATTCCTGTGGCTCCAGTTCAGCCAGGATCTATTCGTGATTGTAAAGACTTTCTTCAACGTTACAAAGATGTTGAGGGTGTAACTGTATACGGAATGGAAAAGATTCTGTATCAGTTTCTATCCGAAGAGTTTCGTGGTGACGTAAATTACGAACCTGAAAAGATTAAACTTTGGTCTTTAGATATTGAGACTACTGCAGAAAATGGATTCCCGAATATTCGTGTTGCGGATCAGGAGATTCTTCTAATTTCTCTTAAGAATTTCCAAACCAAAGATGTCTATACATTTGGTTGTGGTGAATTTATTACTAATAATTCCAAAATTCACTACCTGAAGTGTAATAATGAAAAACATCTATTACATGAATTTCTTACTTGGTGGAGAAAAGAAGAGCCAGAAGTTATAACTGGATGGAATATTGAAGGTTTTGATATTCCTTATCTCTACAACAGAATCAATCTAATTCTTGGAGAAACTGACGCAAAAAGTCTATCTCCATGGAAGTTTGTATTGGAGAAAGAAGTAGAGGTTAATAACAGAAAAGAACAACGATTTGATGTTGTTGGTGTTTCTGTCCTAGACTATCTTGCCGCCTATAAGAAATTCGCATTTATCAACAGAGCCTCCTATAAACTGGACGCAATCGCCGAAATTGAACTTGGTGAAAAGAAACTAGATCACTCCGAGTACGATACATTCCAAGAGTTCTACACCAAAAACTGGCAAAAGTTCACAGAGTATAATATTCGTGATGTTAATCTTGTTGACAAGTTAGAAGAAAAGATGAAACTGATCGAATTGATCATGTTGATTTCATACGATTCTCATTGCAACTACGAAGATACTTTCCGTCAAGTTAGACTTTGGGATGTCATCATCTACAACTTTTTGAAAGAAAAGAATATTGTTCTTTCTCCGGTTGTAAGATCTGAAAAGAATGATCAGTATGAGGGTGCATATGTTAAAGAACCCATTCCAGGTGCATATAACTGGATTGTGAACTTTGACCTTAACTCTCTATATCCTTCTTTGATTCGGTTCCTGAATATTTCTCCAGAAACTTTGTACTCCAAGATTCATGTAAATAAGGAAGACTTGATTCAGAAGAAAGATAAATTACAGGCAGCCTCATCGGACCTAACCATCGCCGCGAATGGTTGTATGTACCGTAAAGATATTCTCGGGTTCATGCCTGAACTTGTGAAGAAGATCTATGATGAACGTGTACAGTACAAGAATAACATGCTTGATGCCAAGAGAAAGTATGAACAAAATCCCACCAAACAATTAAGTAAAGAGATTGCTAAGTGGAGTAACTTCCAAATGGCTCGTAAGATTCAATTGAACTCTCTTTATGGGGCGATCGGTAATCAGTATTTCCGTCATTATCGTGTGGATAATGCTGAGGCAATTACTGTGACTGGACAAGTTGCAATTCGTTGGATCGAGAGAAAGTTGAATGAGTATCTTAACAAAGTTCTCAAAACAACTGGTTTCGACTATGTTGCCTATGTTGATACAGACTCTGTATACTTAAATCTTGGTCCTTTAGTCGAGTCTATTCCGAATAGTAGTGCACTTCCAACTAACAAAATTGTTGAAATGTTGGATTCCTTTACGGAAGCAAAACTCATTCCCTTTATTGATTCATCTTATGATGAATTGGCAGAGTACCTAAATGCCTATGATAATACCATGGTCATGAAGAGAGAAGCGATTGCAGAAAAGGGAATTTGGAGTGCCAAGAAACGTTATATTCTGAATGTATGGGACAATGAAGGTGTTCGGTATAAAGAGGCAAAACTCAAAATGATGGGAATCGAGGCTGTAAAATCCTCTACTCCGGTTCCCTGTCGTGAGTATATTACAGATTGTCTGAAGATCTTCATGAACGGAACTGAAGATCAACTCATTGCTTACATTAATGAAAAGAGAAAAGAGTTCAAATCCCTTCCGGTTGAAGATATTGCATTTCCTAGAACTGCAAATAACATCAGCCAATTCATTTGTGGTGGACCTATAGGTTACAAGAAATCTACTCCGTATCACGTAAGGGGTAGTATTTCATTCAATAAACTCATCAAAGAGAAGAATCTTACAAACCGTTATTCAAATATCCGTGACGGTGATAAAGTTAAGTTTGTCTTTCTTAAGATTCCAAACCCGACTCACGAAAATATCATAGCCTTTCCTAAGGATCTACCGACAGAATTGGGGTTGACACGGTATCTTGACTATGATATGATGTATCAGAAGGGATTTATCGACCCATTGCAGACCATTATGGATGCCGTCGGATGGCATACCGAAAAACAAGTAACCCTAGAATCATTTTTTGCCTAAACTATTATGAGTATCCTAAATGAAATTGTTCAACAAGTTGGTGGAGAATATGCATCAATTGCATCAAATATACAAGACAGTTCAACATTTGTTGACACAGGTAGTTACATTTTCAATGCATTGGTTTCTGGTAGTATCTTTGGTGGTGTATCTGGGAATAAGATTACCGCTATCGCTGGGGAGTCTTCTACTGGAAAAACCTTTTTCGCGCTTGCTGTCGTGCAAAACTTTTTGGATACTCATCCTAACGGATCTATTGTTTATTTTGATACTGAATCTGCCATTACGAAGTCACTCCTAGAAGATAGAAATATCGATACTTCTAGGGTTGCAATAGTAAATGTCGCGACAATCGAAGAGTTCCGCAATATTGCTCTTAAGGCATGTGATATTCACACCAAGAAACCAGAAAGTGAAAGAACTCCCCTTTTGTTTGTTTTAGATAGTCTTGGTATGTTATCTACCACTAAGGAAGTAACAGATATCCTTGACGACAAACAGGTCCGCGATATGACTAAGGCACAATTAACCAAAGGTGCATTTCGTGTGCTCACTTTGGCTTTGGGTAAGGCAAACATTCCTATGATTGTAACCAATCATACCTATGATGTGATTGGTTCTTATGTTCCAACCAAAGAAATGGGTGGTGGTAGTGGACTTAAGTACGCTGCATCTACCATTATCTATCTCTCTAAGAAGAAAGAGAAGGATGGAACTGAAGTCATCGGCAACCTGATCAAGGCTAAAACGGCAAAGTCTAGGTTGAGTAAAGAAAATCAAGAGGTAACGATTCGTTTGTTCTATGATGAAAGAGGACTAGACAAATATTATGGTCTTGTAGATCTGGCGATCGAGGCGGGGATCTGGACCAAGACCGCCGGCCGTATTGAAGTGAATGGTAAAAAGATTTATGAGAAAGAAATCTATAAAAATCCAGAAAATTACTTCACTGATGAAGTGATGCAAGAACTTGATGAAGCAGCAAAAGTGATATTTTCTTATGGCTACCCCTCCACTTGAGTTTGTTAGAGTTTACGAAAATATACTTCCCCAGTATGTCTGTAAACATCTTGTAAATTTCATGCAATTTGATTCAGATAAACAAATTGTTTCCAATAATGGAAGACCAAATTTTACTCAATTGAATCTAAATCAAAGTTGTCCTTCCTTGGTTGCTGATCTAGTTAAATTTGCCCATTATGGTCTTCTTAAATATCATATGGATCAACCATTCTGTCAACATTGGTTTCCAGAATCAACGGGAATGGAAGAATTCAGAATCAAACGTTATGTGGGACAATCTGAAGATCGATATGATGTTCACGTAGATGTTGGTGATCTAACATCTTGCAAACGATACTTGTCTTTACTTTTCTATCTGAATGATGATTTTGATGGTGGGGAGACTACCTTTGTCCAATATGATCAACCATCTGACACCTACATTGACATCTACGATATCAGACCAAAAACAGGATCTGTCTTAATCTTCCCCCCTATGTGGATGTTCCCTCATAGGGGGCGTCCTGTACTTTCAGGTGCCAAGTATATTATGTCCACCTACTTGAATTACACATGAACGCAGAAGAAATCTATAGAAAGTATATTCTGAAACCCGAACCCGAACCTAAACCGGTTAATCTCAGAAGAACAGGAAGGACAACCCAGGCCCTAGTATCATTACCACCGGGTTCAATTTATGTCGTTCCTACCGCATGCATATGGCAGTCTACCACTAGAATGGCACATAACTTAGGGATTCATGAACTACACATAATGAGTCTACACAATTATTGCAATAACCATTTCTACCATGGGAAACGTGCATTGAATGGAGAAATGGTTGCATTTGATCACAGCATTTATGAGTTGGAGTTTGACAAACTGCAGTTCGACAAAGTGTTAGACGTAACCTTTAGATATCATCTGGCAGAATATGACACCAGTAATATTGATACACGACTATGTAAATTTGCACCGGAAGTATGACATCCCAGCTTGAAATTACCATCCTAAAAGGACTATTAAATGATGAAACTTACACCAGGAAAGTATTACCATATATTGAGGACGTTTACTTTACGTCGTCCGAAGGACGCAAAGTATTTGATATCTGTAAGCAGCACTTTAGCCAGTATGATCAACTACCAACAGCCGAGGTCCTTGCTATTGAAGTTGAGCAACTCAAGGGATATTCAAAACCAGAATTTTCTGCTATATGTGATGTATGTTCCTCCATTACTACCAAGTCCTCTGTGGAGTATTCCACAGACTGGCTTATTGACGAAACAGAACGATGGTGCAAAGAACGAGCAGTCTATCTGGCGCTTCTAGAAGCAATCTCAATTCATGACGGTAATGTAAAAGATAAAGGACCGGAATCGATTCCTGATCTTCTTTCTGAGGCATTATCTGTGGGATTCGATGATCATGTTGGTCATGATTATCTTGAAGACTACGAGCAACGTTATGAGTTCTACCATACAACAGAAGAAAGAGTCCCTATGGGACTCACTTACTTTGACAAAATTACAAAAGGTGGACTTCCAAAGAAAACATTAACAGTTTGTATGGCTGGTACAAACGTTGGTAAGTCTTTGTTTATGTGTTCTGTTGCTGGATCGATGTTAGAGAATGGTTATAACGTTCTGTACATCACATTGGAAATGGCAGAAGAAAAAATTGCAGAAAGAATTGACGCCAATCTAATTAACATCTCATTGGATGACATTGGTGGAGTTCCAAAATCAAACTTTGTAAATAAGATTAAATTGATTAAACAAAAAACTTGTGGAAAACTTTTCATCAAAGAATATCCTACAGCGTCTGCTCACGTTGGTCACTTTGAATCACTTCTTAAAGAACTATCAATTAAGAAGAGCTTCAAGCCAGATATTATTTTTATTGATTATCTCAATATATGTTCAAGTGTTCGTTACCGTGCTGGTGCCAATGTCAATAGCTATACTATGGTCAAAAGCATTGCTGAAGAAATTCGTGGACTTGCTGTAAAGCATAAAGTTCCTATTGTGTCAGCAACACAAACAAACAGAACAGGATTCACATCATCCGACCCCGGCCTAGAAAATACTTCAGAATCTTTCGGTCTACCAGCGACTGCTGACTTTATGTTCTCTATGACTACAGATGAACAACTGGAACAACTAGGTCAATTGATGGTCAAACAACTTAAGAATCGTTTTGCAACCAAACAAACTCTGAAAAGATTTGTTGTGGGGGTTGACTATTCTAAGATGAGGCTCTATGATGTTGAACAGTCAGCCCAGGAAGACATCATTGATGATGTAGTTCCTACCAAGACCTTTGGTTCATCCAAGTTCACAGACTTCGATTATGACTGAACAAAAACCCATCAGGGTAAAAGACCTATCAACATGGGAATTTCTACGTTATCTGGAACTGTCCCGGCCGGAAGATCTAGAAGTCTTCGGTATCGATTCTAACGCAGAGTTGTTGATGGATCCTTATGGACTTCCACCAACTACGGTGAGGTCCAAGGAAGTCGATCATGGGCCATTCCCGATGAATGTAAGAAGAGGGCACAAATATTATGACACTAAGAACATGAAGACTTGGTGTTATAATGGTTCCTGCTGGATCGAAGTTTCTGAACAACCTTCTGGCCCTCAGGGTTACATATTCTCTACTAATTAAATTAATCATGACTAAGAAAATTGACTTTGCAAAGTATCAACAGTTCGTTGATGCTGTTACATCAGATGAATCGAAAGATTTCATTTCACTATCTGACCGACTGGTTGCCCTAGATTCCAAGGGTGCAAACATCGAAAGGTTACTCACGGGTGCTGTAGGAATCTGTGCAGAAGGTGGAGAGGCACTAGAAATTGTTAAGAAACTCATCTTTCAAGGTAAACCCTGGAATGATGAAACCAAGTTCCATTTGAAGAGAGAATTGGGTGATGTACTTTGGTATGTTGCTCAGTGTTTGATTGCACTTGATATTTCTTTTGAAGAAGCTGTAGATGGTAACATCGATAAATTACAAAAGAGATACCCAGGTGGAGAATTTGATCCATACTATTCCGAGAATCGCGAAGAGGGTGATCTGTGAACCTAACTAAAATGATATTCGATTACTGGAAATATCATATGGTATGTCCAGTAGAAAGTATTATTTGTAACCAAAACTCTCAGGACGATTGGCCATCCACTAATATATTTGGTAATCATGATTCAGAAGGCCTATGTTGGTACGATGGTCATAATGCATCGTTCTGGTATATGTTAAATGTGAGTTGGTATAAAATGAATAACAAGTTATTTGCAAATACTTACAATACGGATCCATTTGATCCTTATTTGAGAGACTTTGATAAAGATTATCTACAGGAAAACGGTTATCTATGAAACAAAATTACATTAAATTTCAATGGAAGGCAGAACAGGATGAACAATGGGGCACTGCCACTTTCACCTATAACAATGATGAGGTCTATGTTGAAATGAATGACTTTCAACATGCGATGTTTCTGTACTCAATGATAGAGGCTGCGTTAGACAAATGTAGAGTAGATACGTTGGATAGTGTAGAAACTTCTATCACTGATCTATTACACAAAAAGAGGTACGAGTAAGATGGAAATATTTGAATGCATCTTTCCCAAACCAGAAGAAACTAGAGGATCAGAAGTGACTGAACTACCCAAAGACCTAGATGGTGTTGATGTGATGAGAATCGTCTCCCAAATGTCTGAGAAAGACAAGAAACGATTCACAAAAGAAATGAATGCCTACTTCCTTGAATGTCTCAGTGAAGAACTAGAACGAACCCACAGAGAAGGACAGTTCTAGAACTGTCACGGGGGAGCTTTAAGCTCCCCTTTTTTGTGTTAGAATAAATACAGAAAAAGGCATTGTATGGCCAAAGACGGTAAGAACGTTCACCTTGAACATCTTGAAGATGATATTATCAATCTAGGAAAAGATGGCGGCCGGAAAGTAATTGAAGTTCTGAAGTATATGGGTCAGTTTCTTTCTGGTACCGGTGCACCTGGAGTCAAAGTCACAACTAAATGGGACGGAGCCCCAGCTGTTATTTGTGGTATTGATCCCCGTGATGGTAAGTTCTTTGTAGGAACCAAAGGTGTCTTTGCAAAAACTCCCAAACTGGCCAAGACTCAAACAGAAGTTAATCAACTGTATAGTGGTGGTCTGAATGAGAAAATGACTGCAGCGCTTAAGTATCTCCCTAACGTTGTCAAGTCTGGTGTTCTACAGGGTGATCTTATGTTCACCAACGATAAAAAGAAAGAGAGAATTGATGGAAAAGAGTATATTACTTTCAGACCCAACACCATTACATATGCAGTAGAACCTCATACTCCCCTTGGTCGTGAAATCGACGGGGCAAATCTAGGTATTGTATTTCATACCAAATATACAGGGAGTGATTTTGAGTCGATGCAATCTTCCTTCTCTATTTCCGATTCTGATTTCTCTAAGTCAACTGAAGTATGGGTGGAGAAAGCTGAGTTTACTGATATCAGTGGAATTGCTCAACTCAATCCAAACGAAAAGAGAAAATATGAAGCTGCTCTCCGTCGTGCAGAGGGTTCACTAAAGCAAGCGAATAGAACACTAGATCTAATTCAAACTGGTAAAAAGACACTCGCCATTGATACCGAATTCAAGATCTTCTTTAACAAGTATGTTCGCGAGGGTCAAGCAATTCCTTCTGTCGAAAAAGCATACAGTGATTTCCTCCGCCACATGGCTTTAAAGTTTGGTCAAGCTACCGAAAAACTAACTACTTCTTCAGCTCAATCTAAGAAAGTAACTGATTTCATGAACATGATCGAGTTCATTGAGAAAAATCATCAAGGTCTTAAGATGGTTATTGCTTCTTACATGAATATTCAATACTGTAAAAATATTCTAGTGAACAAAATGAAAAAGGTTTCTAAACTAAAACTGTTTGCAGACATGGGAAATGGTGACTACAAAGCAACTTCGCCCGAAGGATTTGTTGGTATTGTCAACGACAAAGCATGTAAACTTGTAGATCGTCTAGAGTTTGCAAGACTTAACTTCACACTTGAAAAGAAGTGGTAATGTATAGAAACTAAATAGAATAAAATGTTTAACACATGAATTTCTCTGAGTTTCTTGAGGCAATCGAATATCCCAACTACCAAATTGAAGGTAAAACTCCAAAGTGCAAAAAAGGATATCGATGGGATAAAAATATTGGAGGTTGTATTCCAATCGGATCTAAAACTAAAGATACTAAAGTAGACGAAACTCCACCTGATATCGAAGGTTACAATGTCATCGGATCAAATGGAATGGATGGTGGGTATGCTTTAGAGGATGGAGAAAGACTTAAGGAAGCAGTTTATTCAGTAGGACGTATGGCACACACTTCAAAAGAAGAAGACGAAAAGAACGAAAAAAGACTTAAGAAAGAAAAAGATAGAATGATGTACGGTAAGACCGGACAACCTCCAAAAGAACAGCTCATGAAAGGTCAGTATAAAAGATTTGATAAAGCTAGTGGGGAGTGGGTTCTTGCTCAGGCTCTACCAAAGAGGGATAAAAAATGATATCATTTGATCAATTTCTTTCAGAAAAGAAGTCAGAACGTTTAGATTCTAAATCTATTAAGAAACTTAAGAAGAAAGTTTTCAAACAATCATTATCTACAGCCAAAACTGGATATGGAGAATTTAATGCTAATGATCCTAAAGCTCCAGTTATTCACGTAAAAGATCCAAGAGATCTTCTTAAGTTTGGTGCATCTGCTGTTAAGAAACAGGTTAAAGATATCAACAAGTCTCTTAAACTTGAGTCAATTTTATCTGAAAAAGAGTTAACTCCTGCTCAGAAGAAAGCCCAAGAATTGGGCTTGAAATATCGTGGATTTGGTTATTGGCAAAATCCACAAACAGGAAAGACCGAATACAAAACAGAAGGTGATCAGCTAGTTCCGATTAATGCGGAAAAACAAGCAGAACTCGATAATGAAGACTCTGAAATTGCAATGGGAGATCCACTAGCTCAGAAAGATTCAGAGCAACAAGTTGCTGCACCACCGGGAAGTAATATTCTTGGTGCACCTGAACCTGGAAAGGAAAGACCACCAGAAGATGCTAACATGCCCAATGAAATGGGCTGGGATGGTGGACCTGATGGAAATAATATGATCAACGATCAAGAGAAGTCAGAGGAAGATGAAATTCCTCCTGATACTTACGTCGGTTCTAATAACAATTTCAGCTGGGCTGCAGGACCAGATGGTTCTAACTTTAAAAATATGTCCTTCGATAAGTTAGTCGATGAGGCGTTGGAGTATATTACCGAAGTTCGTAGATCCCAAAGAACTCAAGGTGCAAAGGAACTCAACTCTGGATTGAATACTCACGGTGCACAACTACTGGCTAGAAATAGAAGAGAACAACACGCGAAAAATTATAGTGGTCCATTAGATGCTGGTGCTACAGAATGGCATAGAGAAGGTGGGGTAGGTACTACCGATGCAAGAAAGCAGGCAAAACGTAATAGAGATATTCAACAAGATCGATCTGACAGTAATCATCGTAGAGAAATTGGTGCACCACCAAGAAAAGGGCTAGGTGATATGAATAAAGTCCTAGGTGGTGGATTTACAGACGAAGAAGATGATCATGATCGCATCATGAAAGATCTTGCAACCCTCATGCAGCCTAAGGTAGATAAGGGTTACACTGGTGTAGATACACAATTAAATAATCTTAAAAATAAAACTGGCGGAAGAACAGAAAAGGCTGCAGCTGCTGCCCTTGACAAGATGGGAACAACTGATAGAGAGAATGCAATGGCCTCTATCGAAAATCAAGCTTTACAAGTTGGCCGTGATGGTCCAGTATGGGATGCGCGTGATTTTAGGAATAAACTCAAAGAACTTCCCACTATTCCTCAAAAGAAAAAAGATCAGGAAAGAGTTGAAAAAATGAACGCAGAATTGCGTGAACTTCTCGCTGATCCCGACTTTGATATTAGTGACCTAAAGGGCCTAAATCAATTGGGGGCTGGAGCTTTCGGTTCTGCGTATCTATCAAAGACTGGGGATCATGTTATTAAAGATGGACATATTGGACCTAAAGAACTCAAAGTTTTACACAAACTAAAAGATTCACCTTATTTTCCTACTCTAGTTAACGCCATATTCAAGAGTCCATTCTCTCACCAATCAAGTGAAAGAAATAACCCAAATGCAGAGACTAGATTTGCAAGAGCTCCAGGTGAAGAAAATTATCCAAATGCTACTGATCCATTTGGTTTAGGGCCCACCGCCGAGGGAACCTATGCAATGACAAAAGCAAAAGGAAGACCATGGAGTAGAGCATATCGTGACTTAGATCCTTCTACTGCTAGTGAAAGAGCAGCAAATATTTGGAGAGCAAGAGCAGCTCTCCACCAGGCTGGTATATCACACAATGATATGCATGGATCTAATGTGTTTATGGATGACGATGGAAATCCTACAATTCTAGATTTGGGACTCGCCAACGATGATCCATGGAGTGCTTTAGAAGAAGCTCTTGCTGGATATACGGGTGAAGATTATCAATTGGCTGGTGGTGCTCAATTCGATGATCTTCCTGTCGAAATACAAGATATCTTAGCTACAAACATTAAAAAGGTCAAAAGTAGTCTTAAACAAAGACTGGGAATCGACCCCGATGATTGGGATGCAAATGATGATTTTGAATCTAAGATCGGTAGAGGTGGAATTCGTTTAACAGACGAAGATCTTAAAGAACTAAGAAATAATTATGATCTTAAAGATGAAGAAATTATCGATTACATTTCTCAAATCTACGATGGTCTAACTCCAAAAGAACAGAGTGAACTTGAACAGAGAATGAGCACCGCATACGATAAACGATCTGCAGACACAAATGTTATTGCAAATGCAAATCACATTCGTAAAGAAAAGGGAAGACCACCAATTTCATATCCTAGAAATGTCGTTCCTAAAAAGAATCTAGATTTATCTTTTGATCCATGGACAATTGATGACTAAACCTAAATACTAATAAAACATTATGAAAAAACTAGATCAATTCTTAACAGAAAAAGAAGAACAAAAGAAGGCTACACCAAAACCTATCTCTTCTGAATCTGGTGCAGATGATGAAGCCTACCTTAAGCTTATGCAAGAGTATAAGCAAAAGAGACGAAAGGATGGGAAAGAGGCAAACAAGATTCGTGAAAAGGCAGAGAAACTTGTCGATGATGGTGATGTATCCGATAACGCAATTATGGCTGCTGCTTACCTATGAGACAATCACGTTGGGCTAAATGGAGTAGAGGAACAGAAGTGAAACTGTCACTTGACAGTTTTATTAAAGAGGCAGCACCCCTACCAACCGATACCGGAAATCCATCAGGAACTGGTGCGATCAGTCCTGCTGAGAGGGCCGCACAGTTGGGTCTGCAGAGTGACGGTCATGGGTCCTACTTGGATCCTGCTACAGGTCAAGTAGTGGCCCGGACAGTGAACGGCGAACTGGTCTTCTATGACAATTCCAAGGCTTCAGGTGGTGCAGTTTCTGATGGTTCCGGTGGTGCACAATTAACTCAAAGTTCTCCATCATGGATCGATCCTGATAATGGAATGATTGTGGTTCCTCCAGCAAAACCACAGTCTGAAAAAGATATCAAATCGATTCCAGAACCAACTCCGGCAACAGAACCCCAAGGTTTTGCATCATTCATGCAAAAGAAAAAGGAACAGATGGCCAAGGAAAAGCAACAACAAATTGCAACACAACCATTTCAAGAAGCAATTATTAAGTTTCTAGAAAGTCAATTATGTGAGGACCAATGAAACTATTCAATCAATTCTTCAAAGAAGCAGAAATCATTCAACCAAAAAGAATATCGGATGATGCTGTAAGAGTGTTCGGTAGGCATAACCCAGGTCACTTAGGTCACCTTAAGACTCTAGATCATGCAGACAAGATTGCATCTAGTATTGGTGATAAAGCCCCTGGTGATTTAGGTCTTTATACTTCTCGTACGCAGGATCCAAAAAAGAATCCCCTTCCATACGAAGCAAAGTTGGATCACCTCAAAAGAATGTTCCCAAAGTATGCAGACAAGTGGGATCCAGATCCAGAAATTAAGACCGTATTAGATACAGCAAAAAAGGCACACAGACAAGGATATAAAAACTATCACTTCGTTGGTGGTGGTGATCGTCAACAAGAGATGGAAAATCTCTTGAGAAAGTACAATGGAAATCTCTATGATTTCAAAAACATCTATGCCCATTCGGCTGGTGATAGAACCGAAGAAGACCCAGACGATCCTATCTCTTCACTTTCTGCTTCTAAGATGAGAAAACATGCATCTGAAGGTAACTTTGAAGACTTCATTAAGGGCCTTCCAATCGCAGTGAAAGGAAAAGGTTATACCAAACAAGACGCAATGGAACTTTATAATCTTCTTCGTGCCTCTATGGGTATTGCTGAATCGTGGGAGGTTGAGCATTATACATCTCACGAATATATTCGTGAGATGTATTTGAATGGGGAGTTGTTTGAAGAGGGAGATTATGTTGAGTCTCTTACAACTGGACTATCTGGTAGTATAAAAAGATGTGGAACCAATCATGTCATATGTGTAACCGAAGATGGTCTGATGTTTAAATCATTCATTAACGATTTGGTTCTACTCTAAATAGTAAAAAATCATATTGACATGAATTTTAGCAAACTTAAGTTAACAAAATATATCAAAGAAGATTCTACCGAAGTCGCACAAATGGCTAGTGATTCTGCTAAGGCTTCTGGTGATAATAACAAACAGGTAGAGGGTCCTGCCAAAAAGAATGCACAAGCATATCATAGAGCTAAAAAGACACTTCCCGCCCAGTCTGAAATAGTATACAACTCATTTGACATTAGTGATCTTCTTCTTAAGAAACAGTTAATTCACATGAGAGAAGCTAATCGCGTAAATTGGAGAGAAGAACTAGAACTAGAACCTGATAAAAAGAATAGTAAAGATCATCCTTATGTAGATGTTATGCCAGGTGGAGAGACAGAATCCGACACTAGAAAACTACAAAAGAGAAAGAAGAATATAAATGAGGCATCTTGAATCGAGAACAAAACATTTGATATCAGAATTGAAGTTAACACTTCAAACTCATGATCAATTGAATCCTAAATTGTGGAAAGACGAAAAACTTCTTCCTGATGTTTGGTTGCACCTAAATCGTATTGGTAAGGCATGGTCTGCCTTTGCAAAGATACCACATGTTGCTATTGTCGATGTAATTGTTATAGGTGGTAATGCTAACTATAACTATACAGATCAATCTGATATAGATCTACATATTATTGTTGATAAGTCTAAAATCAAATGTGAGGGTTTGTTAGATGACTTCCTACAATCAAAGAAAGAGCTCTGGGCCAAAACCCACAACATCACAATCAAGGGACATCCTGTTGAATTATATGCACAAGATAAAAATGATTCCTTCAAGCAAGGTCAAGGAGTGTATTCTATCAACTCTCACAAGTGGTTACAAAAACCTACAAAAGTTAGAATAGATCGTAATGATACTACTGTTAAAGCTAAAGTAAAAGCAATAACTAAAGAAATTGATTCACTGATTGCATCAAAATCGGATGATATTGAATCATTCAATAAACTAAAAAATAGAATCCGTGCAATGAGAGCATCAGGAATTCAGAAAGGTGGAGAAATGTCACTAGAAAATTTGGCATTCAAAGAACTTAGAAATAGAGGAGTATTGGATAGAATGAATAAGTATATTCTAGATATTCACGATAAATCCCTTTCTCTATAAATAAAAGAAAGCACAAAACATATGGCAGCATCAGTATCATTGGCGGTTCCTGTTGTGGGATCAGAAGATAACAGAACAGTAACACTAGACGCTACAGTTGGGGCCCCTGCGGACCCAAGACGACCTGTTCATATTTACTGGACTGTAGTTACGTCAACGATTCCAGCTGGATTTCGTGGTGGGAGGGGGGCCCGAACTGTTGTATTTGCACCTGGAACATTTAGCCCAGGAACGTATAATGTAAAGTGTGTAGTCTATGATCCTACAGATGATACAGAGGCTGAAGCAAATAGAACCTTCGTTATTCCTAAATTGGACGCCAATCTAGTACCGGCTCCACCAACACCATAATTCACTAAATAAAAGAAATTAACAAATACTTATGGCATATCCAATTGATCCAAATAGTGCTGCCTTTGCACCATATGTTGGATCCCTATCAACAACCAATCCAGTAGCTGATTCAGACGATCTATATGTTTCGTCAGTTGGTATCGCAATCCGTAGATGGAAAGACAAAGCAGGTACTAGATTCTGGGATGAACTATTAGTTCCTTTTGAGGTCCAGACTCCACCATCTGTATACACCGATGCAACGGCACCTCTTGGAGGCACTGGTCCTCAATATCCAGTGTATAATCCTGTTCTCGGGGGACAAGTAACTGTAGCGGTGGCTCCTGGATCTGTTGCTGAGGATGGTGCTCCTAATCTAGTGTTCACATTCAGTAGAAACACATCTTCTAGAAATGTTCTGACTGTAAATTACAATATTACTGGAACTGCTACTAACGGTGTAGATTATGAGACTATCGGAAACAGCGTGACTTTTGCAGAGGGTGCAGCTACGGCTACTGTTGTTGTTAATCCAATCGCTGATGCGGGCGTTGAACCAAACGAGACTGTAATTTTAACCATCGTTCCTAACGGGGCATATACAATCGGAACACCTAATTCTGCTACAGGTACAATCACTAACGACGACGCTTAATTTAGTCCAATTTAGATAATGAAATTTGATGAACTGAATAAAGATAATTTCTTGATGTTTGCGATTAAGCATTATGAAAATCCTCTCTCTTCAACGAGAGAGGAATTTGAGGAAGATCTTAAGAGATTTAAATATGTAAAACGATGGCTCAAAAAATATCACGAAACAGGTGATATGAATGGCCATCTTTTATTAAATCATATTATTATCATATTCAACTGTTGGAATGACGCGTCAATTCCAATGTTATTTTATAAAATCGATCAAGACTATTGGTCCTATCTTAAGACCTTTTTAGAATATCTAAATCGTATACCAGAATATCCACATACACAACTACATGATATTCCTACAGATATAAATATAAGTAACAAGCTAAAGGGTTTCTAATTTAATGGCTAAAGGTTTATCACTACAAGAAAGAAAAGAAAGGCTAATAGAAGAATGTGCTGCATGTGCAGCTGGTGGCGGGGCAATGAAAGTGGGAGCCGATGGGTTCCAAGGATCCTCGGATGCAAAGGGTCCAACTGCAGGCTTTGATCCTATCTTGGGTAAGGCACTGAAGAAGTTGAAGAAAAAGAGATCATAGACCGGACAAATAACTGGCACATGGGAGGCGTAGTCCTCCCTTTTTTGTGTTAAGATATTAGACCTAGGAAGAATTCTATGTATACAGAAATAAAGTATCTGAATCTTCTATCAAGTAGACTTGAAAAGTTCAAGAGAAAGAAAGAATATCTGTGGAACTTTCGTTGTCCTATTTGTGGAGACTCCCAAACAAATAAGAACAAGGCCAGGGGATTTGTCTTTCCTATGAAGAGATCTGGTGGAGGATCTGGTCTAGTCTATAAGTGTCATAATTGTGGATCGTCAATGACTCTGCCACATCTGATAGAAAAGTTAGACACTCAGTTGTACAAAGAATATCTATTTGAGAAGTTCTCAGAAAACAATACACCCAAGGTCACTATAAGTGAAAAGAAAGTCAAGAAAATCGTCTCTCAGAAACCCACATTCGATGTCGAGGTACTTGACAAACTCATCCCAATCGATAAACTAAATAACAATCACCCGGCTAAAGAGTATTTGCTCAACCGGAAGTTACCCACAGAAGATCTGTATTATACAGATCAATTTAAGGAATGGACCAACACTGTAAAACCAGAAACCTTTGAAGACACTTCCGTAGACGAACCAAGAATCATCATACCTCTCATTGATACTAAAGGACAAACCTTCGGCTATCAAGGTAGATCTTTGTCTTCAACTACAGAACTTCGTTACATCACTATACTATTAGATGACACAAAACCAAAAATATTTGGACTCAACAGAGTCAACTTCAATGAAATTATCTACATTACAGAAGGTCCATTTGACTCGCTCCTCATTGATAACGCTATTGCTATGGCAGGCAGTGATATCTCTGATTGTGTCGAGCTCCATGATAGGAGGTGTGTTTATGTTTATGACAATGAACCTAGAAATCGAGCAATTACCGATAGAATGTCCAAACTCATTGCAGAAGGTAACTCGGTTGTGATATGGCCACCACTTGTGTCAGAAAACTATAAAGATATTAATGACATGTATCTAGCTGGATATGATGTCAAAAGTCTAGTAAAAAACAGTACCCATTCTGGATTAACAGCAACTCTACTACTCAATCAATGGAAGAAATGACAACAAAAGAAATCTACGTCAAAAAAAGAAACGGAAGAGGAACTGAACCTCTAGATCTAGACAAGATTCATACAATGGTCGAGGCAGCATGCGACGGTCTATCTAGAGTTTCACCGTCTCAGATTGAGATTCAATCCCAACTTCAATTCTATGACGGTATTACTACTGAAGATATTCAGGCAACTCTAATTCGTTCCGCGGCGGATTTGATATCCCTAGAGAATCCTAACTATCAGTATGCCGCAGCGAGACTTCTTTTGTTCTCACTTCGTAAGTCCATCTATCACAAGATGTGGGATTCTTGGTCCCTGCAAGATCAGATCGCCTACGGTATCGATAATAATGTTTATGATCCAGCAATCCTGACTTACTATACCGATGAAGAGTTTGAAATCCTCAACAATTACATTGATCATGACAGAGATTTCCTTTTCACTTATGCTGCTATGCGTCAGGTGTATGATAAATATCTTGTTCAGGATCGTTCAACTGGAAAGGTGTATGAAACACCACAGTTCTGTTATATGCTTAACGCTGCGACTACATTCCATAAGTATCCCAAGGCAACCAGACTCAACTATGTCAAGGCATACTACGACGCGATTTCAAAACATTATCTGAATCTTCCAACGCCTAATATTGCAGGTGTTAGAACCAAGACAAGACAGTATGCCTCTTGTGTTCTCATCGAAACCGATGATGACCTGAGAAGTATCTTCACCTCTGCGACTGCAGTCGGTCTATACACCTCTCAGAGGGCCGGTATCGGTCTCAACCCCGGCCGAATTCGTGCGTTGGGTGATAAGGTCCGTAATGGTGAAATCTCCCACACAGGGGTCATTCCTTACCTCAAACACTTTGAGACTGCCGCGAAGTGTACCACTCAAAATGGTCTTCGTGGTGGTGGAGCGACGGCGCACTTCCCGATCTGGCACAAAGAAATCCAAGACATTCTGGTACTGAAGAACAACAAAGGTACAGAAGATAACCGGGTTCGTAAACTCGACTACTCCATTCAGTTGAGTTCCCTGTTCTATCAGAGATTTATTGACGATTCTTACATTACATTATTCTCCCCGAATGATGTCCCTGGTCTATATGACGCGTTTGCGACCGAAGAGTTTGATGAGCTCTACCGAGAATATGAAGCCAATTCCGATATTCCTCAAGTAAGAATTCCTGCTCGTCAGTTGTTCATGGAACTCATCAAAGAAAGGGCAGAGACTGGTAGAATCTATATCATGAATATGGATCACTGCAATACCCACTCTTCTTTCTTGGTGTCGGTGTTTATGTCAAACCTGTGTCAGGAAATTACACTTCCGACGAGACCTTTGTTTGATATTCACGATATTTATGGGGAGATTGCTCTATGTATTCTCGCGGCAATCAATGTCGGTAAGATTCGTCATCTTCATGACATGCAACATCTGTGTGATCTTGCCGTTCGTGCACTGGATGAACTAATTGACTATCAAGAATATCCTCTTGTCGCGGCAGAGATATCAACCAAGTCTCGTCGTTCTTTGGGTGTTGGTTTTATCGGTGTTGCACAGTATTTAGCTAAAAAGAAAGTCAAGTATGGAGACAAACAGGCGTTGGTCTACATGCACGAACTGACAGAGGCTCTACAATACTATCTACTGGAAGCTTCTAATAACTTGGCCAAAGAGAAGGGAGCTTGTTCTAAGTTCAACGAGACTAAATATTCTGATGGTCTACTTCCTATCGATCACTACAAGAAAGATGTGGATGGTATCTGTCCTCCTAACTACAAACTAGACTGGGAAGTTCTACGTGAGAAGATTAAGGTATTCGGTCTACGAAATTCTACTCTGTCTGCACAGATGCCATCTGAATCATCTTCGGTCGTGTGTAATACCACCAATGGTATTGAGCCACCTAGAGATTATCTTTCTGTGAAGAAGTCTAAGAAAGGAACACTGAAACAGATCGTTCCTAGTTATGGAACCTTGAAAAATGACTATACCCTTCTATGGGATATGGAAAGTATGGAAGGATATCTAAACATTGTTGCTGTTATGCAAAAGTTTATGGATCAATCCATCTCAGCCAATACGTCATATAATCCAAAGAACTATCCGAACAACGAAGTTCCTGCTTCTATTTTGATTATGGATTTGCTCCAAGCTTACAAACTAGGAATCAAAACTCTCTATTATCACAATACTTACGATAGTAAGGGAGAAGAAGAAACTCTAGTAGAAAATAAAGTTCTCGACGAGGACGTACTTGCCCTATTGGAGTGTGACGAAACTTGTGATTCTTGTGCTATTTGAGAACTTATTATGGGACTATTTGATACAGTTTATTGCCACTATAAACCACTAGGAGAAGATTTCATTGGGGTTGCTCTTCAAACTAAAAGTTTAGAATGTGGATTGTCAAGCTTTTGGATCTCTCCGGCCGGGGAGTTATTCAAATTTGACTGGGCGAACTCAATGAAAATGGTTGACAAGCCACGTATTGTTATGAGAAACGGTACAAAACCAACCTATAGGGGTTTACCTTTTGAGTGGGTCCCTACCGGTAAAAATAAAAAACTCACGCCCGTCTATCATACGGGTTTTGTGATTCTTTATCCGGAGAAAAGTCTAGAGCTGGATCTCTGGCCGGAGGCCTCTGCACTATTCAAACACGGTAAAATAATTTATTACGAAACAAGAACTATAGAGGTCAGATGAACGATTGTTGGGACTGTAAACACCTAGAAAAAAGATGTGGTGGATTTCAGTATTGTCTTAAAGACATTGGTGTTAGACGAAATGTAGACGCAAATAAAGATAGATGTGATGACTTTACCTACGAAATAGAACAAAACAAAGATGACAATTGAAGGAATGACAGTATTCAACGATCAGACAGTTGATCTAAAACAACAACCAATGTTCTTTGGTCAACCTCTAGGTATTCAGCAATACCTAGACTATAAATACCCTCTCTTTGAAAAACTTACACAAACTCAACTAGGTTTCTTCTGGCGTCCAGAAGAGGTATCTCTTCAAAAAGATAGATCAGATTATCAAAATCTCCGCCCAGAACAAAAACACATCTTTACATCTAATCTAAAGTATCAGGTGATGTTGGACAGTGTTCAAGGTAGAGGACCATCACTTGCCTTTCTTCCCTATTGTTCTCTACCTGAGTTAGAATCTTGTATGGAAGTGTGGGGATTCATGGAAATGATTCACTCACGTTCCTATACTCACATCATTAAGAATCTATACCCTCAACCAGAAGAAGTATTCAGCACAATTCTTTCCGACTCAAAGATTATGGAAAGAGCGAAAAGTGTTACCGAATCTTATGATTCTTTCATTAATGCAGCACATCATTATGACAACGGAAACGGATGGAAGTTTGCAAAAGAAGGTGTTCCTGCTAGTCAAGCAGAAAGATATGAACTAAAGAGAAAACTTTTCCGTGCAGTCATGACTGTTAATATTCTGGAAGGTATTCGTTTCTATGTTTCTTTCGCTTGCTCTTTTGCTTTCGGTGAACTAAAAGTAATGGAGGGTTCTGCCAAGATTATTTCTTTGATTGCGAGGGACGAAAATCAACACCTATTCCTAACTCAAAATATTATCAACAACTGGAGAAACAATGATGATCCAGAAATGAAGAAGATATACAATGAAGAAATAGATCACACTACTTCATTGTTCGAGGCGGCAGTCGATCAGGAAAAAGCATGGGCCCAATATTTGTTCAAAACTGGATCTATGATCGGTCTATCTGAAAAACTTCTGTGCAACTACGTTGAATGGATTGCTAATCGTCGTATGAAAGCAATTGGAATCAAACCAATTTATGAAATTCCTGCGAATAGTAATCCTCTCCCATGGATGGATCACTGGTTAAAGTCCAAAGGTGTTCAAAATGCACCACAGGAAACAGAGATTGAGTCTTATATTGTCGGTGGAATTAATCAAGACATTAAAAAGAATTCATTTTCTGGTTTCAAACTATGAACAAACCACGATACCGAGGAATCGAATACGATTCAGAAACTCACAAAAAAGAGTTTCTGGATTGGAAGCGCAAAGTTTCCATGATTCCTCATGTGTATCGTGGTGTTTCTTACTATCCTATCAGAACAATGAGTAAGCATTTAAAGAAAATGCTTTACAAAATTATGAAATAAATAACAGTATGAATTCATATTGTTATGACAGCAAATACCCCAAGAAGTAGAAAGAGTAAAGGAGCAAAGTTCCAGAAAGAGATTAGAGACAAACTCTTAGAAATTTTCCCTATTCTGGAAGAAGATGATATCAAAACTGCAATTATGGGAGAGTCCGGTGAGGATATCAAACTTTCCCCTGCAGCAAGAAAATTAATTCCTTATGCAATCGAAGCCAAGGCTCAAGAGAAAGTTAGTCTAAGGGCATGGTGGGAACAAGCAAAAGCAAATGCAGGTAAACATATTCCACTCCTAATCACTAAACAAAGTAGGAAAGAACCCCTAGTGATTATGAGTCTAGATGAATTCTTGAGAATGATCGGGGATAAATAGAGAAAAGTTCTATAGGTAATATTATGACCAAAATGACCCCCGAAAGATTCCAAGCTCGATGGAATGCTTATAAGAAAGAACCACAACAATCTACTGGTATTTGGACACTCTACAAACAAATTGATAGAGGTGATAAACCAGAAGAAATTCTGAATGAAGATTCAGAATGGGCCGCTGCATTCAGCCCGAAAAAGAACAACAATGTTCCAGAAGATGCAATCTACATCAAAAAGTTTTATGAAGGTTGTAATCTAACTGCATATCCAGATCCTCTAAGTGGTGGCGTTCCATGGACTATTGGGTGGGGCACAACACGTTATGAGGATGGAAGTCCGGTAAAACAGGGAGATAAGATTACTCAAGAGAGAGCAGAATCTCTATTCATCAAATATACAGTAGATCGTGTCATTCCTACACTCGCAAGAACCATTCCACATTGGAATGAAATGACAGATAGACAACGTGCTGCTCTGATTAGTTTCTCCTATAATCTAGGAGAAGGTTTCTACGCAGCAAATGGATTCTCCACTATTACTACTGTTCTAAAAGAAAAAGATGGAACTATGTCCCCTCAGCTCTAATGTTATATCGCAATCCAGGATCAAACGTAGAGTTGGGATTGGCACGCAGAAGATATGCTGAAGGTCTAGTTTGGAATGGTGAGTCTGCAAAAGTTGCATGTGAGCTTGCAACCAAAAAGATTCAGAAAATATCCGACATTCGACCACTTTTATCCATCAATCCTCCCAAACCATCAATTCCTTCAACCGATCAAACACCTGCAAGTCTTCCTGGTTCTACTTTGATTACCATTCCGGGAATGGTAGGTCCCAAGAAAACACCAGCACAAGTAGGATTCACAGAAAAAGACTTTCATCTTGTGATGAATGATCGCACAGAAAATATTACAGCCTTTGACGGAAAAGGAAATCGTCTATGGAGTGTTCCTGCCCTCGGCCGAGGCCAAGGAAGCGATTTTGAATGGAGAGAAACTAGAACAGATACACCACCTGGAATCTATAAGATCGGTGCGATCTATAAAGATTATGAGATCGATCCCTCTAACAAATTCAGCTCCGACCGTCGTGCCTATGGGTGGTATAGTTTCGATCTAGAAGATCTAGAAGGTCAAGAAAGTCGAATTGGTCGTGCTGGTATCATGATTCATGGCGGGGGGACTGGAGCAGGATGGCCGGGCGCATGGGTCCCGCAACAATTACTGTTGCCGACTCATGGTTGTATCCGTATGCATAACATTGACCTAAGAGATAAGTTGCTTCCACTTACAAAGGTAGGAAAGGTATTTGTCTCTGTATTTCAAGAGCTAAGATGAAGATAAATCTATTTGGTTCGTCTTCTATTCGACAAGGAATAGCCGTATTCATTCTAGAAATCTTCTTCAAACTATGTAAGAAGTATGATGTAGATAAAGAATGGGTATTCACTTTCATTGCTAAACTTAAAAAAACTGGGTGGGTGACTATTCCTTCTTGGATTGAAGATGAACTTAATGCACAGATAATTAAAACTCCAGAACTCTTAGATGCAAAGGTGAAGGCCGATGTTTCGATTGCAATCGAAGAACTAAATCTCCCCGAATCTGGAGTAGATAAACCTATTTTTACTGAAGTAAAAGAAGGACCCACTGCATTGGGTGGTGAAATGAGACTTCGAGCTCCATGGGTAAAAGAGTAAATTTACTAAATAAGATTGGCCACCATATGAATAAAACTATGCTAAAATTCCTCCTACCTCTCGCTGAAAGCGTTCTTTTGAAGCTTGTTAACGACAGAGCTGTTAAAGAGTTCGTTATTGTTCTACTTGAGAAGTATGCAAAGACAACCGGAAATGATATCGATGATATGGTCGTTTCTCTAGTCAGAGAAAAGCTTCTCAAGTGATTCAGTGCCAGTTCAACAACTGGAACACTACCGGATAACAGGACAACTAAATATGTTATGATAATGAAGGATCAGGCAACTGGTCCTTTTTTGTCTATAGAGCCGGAGTCACTGCCCTTTCAAACAGGGAACCTATGCTTTGAATAGCCGGATGTCGAGTTCAATCAAATTTAATGCTAACCAATTTACTTCTAACCTCATCTCTTTTTGGTGTCTTTGGTGTTAGTCCAAAGGTAGAACAACCAAAACCAGTTCATACGGTTAAAGAGAAGTGTTCATCTGCCTCTTGGTATGGCCCAGGATTTCATGGTAGACGAACAGCAAATGGAGAGGTATTTCACCAAGACTCTCTCACTGCTGCTCACAAACATCTTCCGTTTGGTACTCGTGTAAGAGTCACCAACAGACACAATGGAAAATCTATCATTGTAAGAATCAATGATCGTGGTCCATTCATTGGAGGTAGAGCTCTAGACCTTTCTAGAGAAGCTGCAGCTCGTATCGGTATGATTAGATCAGGACACGCTCCGGTGTGTTATTCTGAGGTTTGAGTAAACTATTCACGGGAGGGAAACCTCCCTTTCACATTTATAAATTAAAATGAGAGATCTACCCATCAATCAACTCTTTGAAAAAGAAAAACTTGCAAGAGAAATCAAAGAGGCTCAGAATATTGAAAATGTCAGAAAGGCAGCCCTAGAGTTGTTAGATCTATACTACAGTCAAAAGCAAGCAGCAAACTGGGCAATTGAACAGAATCTACTTGGACCATCGACCATCAACGTTGATAAAGATACATTCAATGTGCCAGTTGGGTCAGTGGCACCAGGGCCAGCCAACCAGGACCTGGACGTGTTATGATTTAGAGGTCGGGGAAACGACCTGCTCGTTTAGCTATCTGGTGAAAGCAGCGAACTCATAATTCGCCTCAGGTGGGTTCGATCCCCTCAACGAGCATATCCTTAATAAATAAGGATAACATGCCGGTGTAGCCCAATGGTAGGAGGCAGCTGATTTAAGCCCAGCCCAGTGCAAGTTCGAGTCTTGTCACCGGTATTGATCAAGAGATTATCACCTCTATTGTTTAGGACTGGGGTTCGACTCCCCACATCTCCACTTCTTGGGGATGCCAAGGTTTCGACTGAACTATATGTGTATAATTGTTGACGGATCGAAACAACAACTGCAAACAACGTAGTTAAATTCCGCAGAACTGCCGTAACCTCCCTGGTTGCCGCACTTTGAGCGATGGGGTCTTCGGGCCCCTTTTAAATAACAAAACAATGACTGAAACAAATTGTTGGGCAACATTCACAGGAAAGAATGGATACCCATTTCAAAATGAACAAGCTAACGAAGAACTAATCGTAGGGCAACGCTATAAAGTTGTCGGTGGTAGAGTCAATAATTGGTCTACCTCACTCAAACTTGAAGGTATACCCGGATCTTTCAACTCAGTAATGTTCCTTATCGAAGGTGAACTTCCTTTCAAATATGAGGACCATTATCTTAAATGACATCTGATCAACTCATTCATTTCTACTGGCCAGCCTTGGTCGGTTTTCTATTTCTGGTATGTGTAATTAAGTCTGCAAGTCAATGACTATCAACAAATTCGTAAAGGATATTCCAACAATTCAACAGGCATACGAAGGAACTCTAGACCTTCGTTCTAACAAGCAACTCTACAAGAAAATTTGCAAATTCTATAAGAATCAAGGATTGATTATGACTGGTGACGCTGACACAGATTATCAAATCATTCTTAATCTTCTAGGAGACGATCTACTAACAAACGTATGATGAACTATAAAGACTGGTACTGTGTGCAAGTTGCAGCAGGATGTGAAAAGAAAGCCATGGCGGATCTCAAGGCGAGAAAGAGTGTTCTAGGTGACATCTTTATTCAAGATGTTGAAGTCCCTCAACATACGGTTGTCACAGTTGATGATAAAGGAAAGAAAAAGTCTACAAAGACTAACATCCTTCCTGGTTATATTCTAGTGCAAGTGAAAAAAGAAAAAATCGAGACCGAAGAAGAGGGAGTATTCGTAGAAGTTTTTCCGGCCTCTAGTCATGACATTATTCGATCTACATTCAATGTGTTAGGATTTGCTGGACCAGATAAAAAGAAACCCAGAGTTATGCCGGCATCTGAAGTTCGTACAATCTTCTCACAAGTGGATGATGCATACAAAGAAACCAAAACTAATCTGTTGGCTGATTACAAAGTAGGAGACAAACTTACTGTAATTAATGGACCATTTGAGGGTAAAAATATTATCGTAGATTCTATTCGTGGTGACAAAGTAACTGCCGAAGTTGATATGTTTGGTAGAATCACGACAGTTGAATTTAGTAAAGAGCAATTATTGAAATGAGTTCATATCAAACTGATATTGACAATATTAAATTTCACTTAGAAAAATATCAAATTCTCCATGCAATGGATATTTGGTTGAGCTCATACCACAATATTAGTACAGAAAAGTTTGTCAAACTATGTGATATGTATGGTGAAACTGTTGAAGATCTTCTGTCTTATCTTGATGATAAACAGACACTCATCACTCTGGCCAAAGAAAATCTAGAAGAGTATATGGAAAATGCATAAACAATATAGAATAGAAGAATCTTTTGACATCAATTACGACGATCCAAATCTAAATCCAAAAAGTTATTACAGACTACAAAGAAAAAGATGGTGGGGTTGGCAAAATGTGTGGCCAGAATGGCCACCATATAGTTCAAAAAAAGAACTCATGAATGATTATTACAGATATATCGCCCATGAAACTAGAACATTTTATCATGACCTATGACTATTCAAGTTGAATTCTTCGATGAGGAACATAGAATAGAAATCTCATGGGACGAAAGTGATCCAGTAGAATCTATGTTGAACGATTACACGGAAGATGACTTCCTACAACTTCTAAGAGACAAAGCAAACGAGGTATTGAACAATGTCCAAGAGAGCTGAACGTGTATATCTTGCCTTCTTTGAAGGCGAAGGTGGTAATGCACCTAGACTTGCACGTACTATTCGTCAGGCAATTGCGGAAACTCTGAATGGCGATGAGCCCGCGGCAGTCTTTGACTTCATCGAAGAAATCGAAGAACTCTGTAATGAACTAGACGACCCCAATCTACTTGATGGAATCTACGGAAACTGTTATGATTGAACTGACTAGACCATCACATGATGATGTTCAACTCTTTGTCTATTTGGCCACCAGAGACAAAGACCATCCGACCACACTTGCAGACATTCATCTTCTCGGCCGCAGTTATTATATGCACGAACTTACACGTGCCGTGTGGCAATTAGTGGAGAAAGGAACACTTGCTGTTCAATCTGGAAACATTAAAAACATTGAAGAATTCCATGAACAAATTTGATTATTATCTACACGACTGTCTTATTCAGGGTTGGAAGAATGTAGGGTGGGCCCTGGCTGCTTGGAAAGACTGGATGACCAGTAACTATGAAAACTATGACTGTTTCCCACACTACACCCAAGAAGATAAAGAACAGGCAGTAAGACTCGACTTCTGGGATTCACTGGAAGATGATATTATTGACTATGAAGCATTGTCGTATCTTCGTTTTGTTGTTCAAGACTTGGACAAAATTACGACAGAAGAAGAATGGGACGACTGGAAGACCAGAAATGGTGTTGTCCCTATGACTCAAGAATGGGTTGATAGAATAACTGAACTGGTTGACGGTGTTACCTTTGATAAGGAGGAAATATGATAAATGATAAGAAGTTCCTATTTGAAATCGGTGATGTTCTCACTTATGAAAAGTGGATCGCGGAACAAAGTGTCAAGAATCCCAGAACTGACATTCTAAAGATTCATCCAGATTTCATAAGTGATAATGTTATCAAACTGTCTAGACAGTTTGTTCCTATTGGATCCGTGAAGTTCATCGGAAACTACATGAGTCATATGAACATTCCAGTACCGGAACCAATTGACTATCCTTATCAGTTGGAGAAGTACCTAGGAAGAAAAGTAAGATTAGATTATGCATTCAATGCAAAACCCACCGACTATATTAAACCAAGAGGTACTAAAGAATTCACATGTGATGTCAAGTCTGAGGTAGAGAAGACACGAGACTTGACAATAGAAATGGTATGGATATCCGAACCGATTTCTATCAATCAAGAATGGAGACTTTATATTCTCAATGGTGAGTTAGTTGGATGGTCTAGATATGACGACAATGAAGGTGATGATATTCAACCAGACTTCAGTGTTGTGTCTGATATGATTAAAGATTACAAGAACAACGCACCGATTTCCTATACTCTGGACCTTGGTATCTCTGACGAAAAAACTATACTGATTGAGGTCAACGATATGTGGGGAACTGGTTTCTATCCATGGGGGACAATGACCGGTGAGAAGTACCTTGAATGTATACAAGCTCGGTGGTTTCAGATATCAGGATGGGATGAATCCATGAAGTTTTGTAACTAAATATACACAAGCCCCCGGCACCAAGACCTCTACCGGCTTAGCTGGGCTTTGTCTTATCATACTTACACACTCTTCTCTTATGGAAACCAAATGTCTTACATTTCATCTACACTAAATCGTAGAAATCCCCTTTCGGAAGTTTGGCAGAACTTCTGTGATTGGGTCACCTCCACTAACAACCGTATCTATGTTGGTTGGTTTGGAACTCTTATGATTCCAACTCTACTTGCTGCCACTGTCTGTTTCATCATTGCATTCGTTGGTGCACCCCCAGTTGATATTGACGGTATCCGTGAGCCAGTCGCTGGTTCTCTCATGTACGGAAACAACATCATTTCTGGTGCCGTAGTTCCATCCTCTAATGCTATTGGTCTACATTTCTATCCTATTTGGGAAGCAGCAAGTATGGACGAATGGCTATATAATGGTGGACCTTATCAACTTGTTGTCTTTCACTTCCTGATTGGTGCATTTGCTTACATGGGTCGTGAATGGGAACTTTCATATCGTCTCGGTATGCGTCCATGGATCTGTGTTGCTTACTCTGCTCCAGTTGCAGCGGCATCTGCTGTATTCCTTGTGTATCCTTTCGGGCAAGGTTCTTTCTCTGATGGCATGCCACTTGGTATCTCAGGAACGTTCAACTACATGCTTGTCTTCCAGGCGGAACATAACATCCTTATGCATCCCTTTCACATGTTGGGAGTTGCTGGTGTATTCGGTGGAGCTCTATTCTCTGCAATGCATGGTTCACTTGTCACTTCTTCTCTAATCCGAGAAACTACAGAAAATGTCTCACAAAACTATGGTTACAAGTTCGGTCAAGAAGAGGAAACTTATAATATTGTTGCTGCTCACGGCTACTTCGGTCGTCTTATCTTCCAGTATGCTTCCTTCAACAATAGTCGTTCTCTCCACTTTTTCTTGGCTGCTTGGCCAGTGGTTGGCATTTGGTTTGCTGCTCTGGGTGTTAGCACCATGGCATTTAATCTGAATGGATTTAACTTCAATCAGAGTCTTGTCGATAGCCAAAACCGTGTTGTCAATACCTGGGCCGATGTACTTAATCGTGCCGGGCTTGGTATGGAAGTGATGCACGAACGTAACGCACATAACTTCCCGTTGGATCTTGCGTCAGTTTCTGTTACTCCTGTAGCACTAACTGCACCTACCATCGGTTGATTTTCGGGAGCGCTAATAACGCTCCCTTTCTTATAAATAGAAGAACAATAAACTATATTAAAATGAGTAATTTTCTGTACAGTCTTCAAGAATCATACCTAGAAGTTTACGAAGGTTATAAACCACAACCAGATTACGATGAGTATCGTCAAAGAAAAGATGAAGTTCGCGACGAACATCTAAGAAAGGCTAAGGCGGGTGAACTTCCATATCAAAAACGAAAGAAGGCAGATAATGCTCAGAAATTTCTCAAAGATCACCCAAAGAAAAAAATAAGACAGTTAAAGAAGAAGTTATCTCCTATCTAATGGATGAAGGTTTTGTTGACGATGAAGTGTCTGCAGAAGTCTTTATTGAACACATGTCCGACGAGTGGATTGAAAGTATCATTGAGGGTTATAAGCAACTTCCTGTTGGTAAAATGAAGGGGCAAATGTTTGCTCATAGAGTAAAATCTAATAGCACTAAAGATGGTGCCAAATCTATTAGATATCATACGAAGGCAAATAGAATTGATGATACATTATCTGGCAAAAGAAAACCTCAAGTTTCTAGAGGAAAATACGCACAACAAGAGAAAGAAAAAATAATAATTTTTCAAATCGTCTAATGAGAAAAGATGGTCAAGGTATTCATGATAGCTATGATTACTCTGATGTTGTTTCTTATCTAATTGATGAAGGTTTTGTCAACAACGAAGTGTCTGCAGAAGTCTTTATTGAACACATGTCCGATGAGTGGATTGAAAGTATCTTGGAAAAGTTTGTATCTCCGTTCAAAACACCACCCGCACATGGAAGATCAAATGACAGTATGGGTAGACTATCTCCCGCAATGAAGGCTCTAAAAAAGAGTGATGATTTACAAAAATCAGAACCCGGATCTCCCAGACAGAAAGCACAAACAAAGAGATCAAAACAATTGAACAATGTGTATCATGCAGCTAGAAATAGTTAAAAGGACACTTTAACAACTGTCACAAGGGAGGCGTAGCCCTCCCTTTTTTGTGTTAGAATTCTTGAGAACAAAATTTCCATATGGCCAAAAACTTTCCAAACGAAATTGATTGGGTTCAGTTCAAAAAACAAACAGATGCAATGGAAGTATACTTGCGCAACCAACGTAAACTAGAACAACAAGTGAAACGCGGATTCTTTGCCTGGGGTCTATTCGGTAGAAAGAAAGATGACATCGCCGAGTATTATGAATATTGTCCACCGAAGGGTTCATATAGTAAGAGAACCCAAATAGACTATCTTGGGATTGGGAAGGCTAAGAGTGTCGAATGTGTCTTTCCTGGGGACTTGTCTGACTTTCTATATCAAAAATGGTTAGATATTGCGTCTACCCAAGAACTTGACGGATTTTATGTTGATCCCTCTACAATGTTGAAACTCGATCAGTATGAGAAACATTACAACTTACAACTGGAACAACAAAAATTCGATAAGAAAGTAGAGAATGAAATTAATGATATAGTTATGCAAATGATCAAGGATGATATCGAAGAAGAAACAGAAGCAGTGTTTCAAGATTTAATAAAAGAAAATAAATGAATGGGTTAAACTATGAGAACTATTGAAGACATTGGCCAGTATATAGATCTCTTTGAGAGATACCACCCAGAATACTCCAAAGAGGAAATCAAACAACTTACTCTACAATTGTTATCCCAACTTCCACAAAAAGAAAAGAACAAATTCATGGAAGAGTATTACAAATATCTTGATGATGTCTACATCAAAGAATTTCCAGACGAATACTTAGACGGATATAAAGAAACCAACGAAGGATCCTAACACACTATGAAATTTTCAATCATTACACCAACTCATAAAGTTACTAAACATCTTAAGGAACTATATGAATCAATTCTTAAACAGTATCATCAAGACTGGGAGTGGGTTCTATGGTTGAATAATGGAGTAGGTAGGGATGAAGTTTCATGGGCGAGGGATCCCAGAGTTAGGGTATTTGAAGATAGGACCAATAGTAAGAAAGTCGGATATCACAAACACATGGCCTTTCACCGCGGTCGCGGAGATATTCTAGTGGAAGCAGATCATGATGATCTGCTACTTCCACACTGTCTAACAAGATTGGCTGAAGAATTTCAGGATTCCGAAGTTGGTTTCGTTGGTAGTGATAATGCAAAACTTCATTATGCAGACAAGTTCATTCCCTACGATTCTTCCTTTGGTTGGCAACACCGAAAGGTAACTATTGACGGAAAGGAACTATGGGCCCCACTGACCTTTCAGCCATCCAGCCATTCCCTCTGTCTGATTTGGTTCGCTCCAGACCACGTGAGGGCCTGGAGAGCGAGTGTTTACCGTGAGATTGGGGGACACAATAAGGAAATGGAAGTCTTAGATGATCAGGACCTAATGATTCGTACATATCTAAGATCAAAGTTCATTCAATTGAATGAAGTTCTCTATATCTATAGAATTACAGGTGATAATACTTGGCTCGCAAAGTCAAAGGATATTCAAAAACAAACAGTAATGCTTCGGGATGTCTGGTCACGTAGACTTGCAGAACGTGACGCTGAACTAAATGGAAAGCTCAAAGTTGATATCGGCGGTGGAATGAACCCACGACCTGGGTACATTACTATCGATCAAGAGGACGGAGAAATTACTTGTGACCTAAATAATGGTATACCTCTGGAAGATAATTCTGTAGGCGTTCTGAATGCATCACACGTTCTAGAACATCTAAAGGATCCTATCAAATCTATGAGGGAAATTCATCGTGTTCTTCATCACGGTGGGTGGGCATTCATCGAAGTTCCATCAACAGATGGCCGGGGTGCATGGCAGGATCCGACACATGTTTCTTTCTGGAATCAGAATAGTTTTTGGTATTACACACAAAAACAACAAGCTGACTTCATTCGGAATACCGATATAAGATTCATGGTCAATCGATTAGAAACTCACTACCATGGTGATTGGTGGAGAGATAATCATATTCCTGTTGTCACTGCAAATTTGATTGCACTAAAAGATGATGAAGATCAGCCTAGGAGAATCCCAGGACAAATTTTAATCTAATGTTATCCAACATTCTTATACTATTAAGTAGAATTCTGGCCGCAGCTATTATAATAGCTGTAAGTCCTCCTAGGCCGAGTTGTAGTTTGGGAATGAGTGATGCATGTGCAGCAACGTCTATTTCTCAAGATGCACCATTATTTACATGTAGAAATGGAAAGATGATGCATCAACGAATAGTTCAGAATAGACTCTTATCTCAAGCAACTAAAGGAGAGTTAGTGGAAACTCTCCTAAAAGAAATACCAACTGATTGCAATTTATTTACATCATGAATGCCGAAGAAATTTATAAAAAATATGTTCAGGGTGACGTTGAACCCGAACTCAAAAATAATAATTTTACTAATCTGATACAATCAGATGTTACTGCAATAACTACACTAACTAATGCAGATTATATTACTTCACATGGGCCCAATCGATATTGGTATGAACCCCAAAAAGGATTTGAGATTAAAAAGTTACAGTTTGAATTAGATGCGTCATATATTGATCGCATCTGGCATGTAGGTGTCCAGTATATTATTGGAAATTGGTCATCTAATGTTTCATTAATGATCTCAAGTTATCAAATAGACGATCTCAGAAATCCACAGACTTCACAAACTGTTCTAAAAGAACTTAGCAAAATGATATCTAGAGAAATCACAGAGGACTATAGAAGAAAAATAGTTGAAAAACTAATTGCTGAGGAACTAATTAAAGAATATAGTAAAATGCTTAGATATGAAGGAATTGCAAATTCTAACCGATCAGGAATACTATTCAGTGAAGGAAACCTACAAGCTTCTACATTGTCTGACGGATCCAAAAGTAACACCTAAAATTCCTAAACTCATCAGAGATGCAGCAAAAAAGTGCATCGAACATTATCCTATAGATAAGACACACGATGAGATATTACTATCCGTTGACTTTTGGAACCCTAGACAATGACACCAGGCCCTAAACTGCCGCCCTCGATAGATATAAACTCTATAATCATCGGGGGCGGCATCGGACTACTTTCAATATTCGTCCCTTTACTTTCAGTGATGGGAGAAATTTACAACAAAAGTCCACCAACACAACACACCACAACACAGAATAAATAAACAGTCGGAACTTTATTATGACAGTTACAACAAACGACAAAGGACAACAAAACATTTTCGCCAAGGAGCCACAAATTATTATGTCAGAACCAACCGCAGGATTCACTAGATTCGCAGAACTTCTCAATGGAAGACTTGCAATGATCGGATTCGTAGCAGCCCTCGGTGCGTACGCTACCACTGGTCAGATTCTCCCAGGCATTTTCTGAACTGGTAGATTTGACAAGTCTAAAATAATCTGATTAAATAGAGGTAGTCTACACTACCTCATTTTTTATGCCTCAACTATACGTTTATTCCAAAAATGGATGTGGATTCTGCGACAAGCTTACCGAATTTCTCGATAAGAAAGGATTCAGCTATAACAAATTCATTCTAGGAGAAGACTTCACAGTAGATCAATTTTTAGATAAATTCGGACAGGGATCTACATTCCCACAAACATGTGTCAATCATGAAAGTGTTGGGGGTATGAGAGATACTATAAAGTATCTGGTTGAACACAACTATGTCAAATAAACTAAATAGAATGAACAGGGGCTTCGAAGCAATGTTAACGAGACCCTTCAAGTTCCTTAAAAAGGAACCAAAGTACATTGTTAATTGGGAAGTAATATTTAACTTCCTAAACAAAGAGATTGAAATCTCATTCAAAATTAAACAAAAAGAGTAACATGTACACAGCACTATTTTCTATTCTTTTCCTTCTTGTTGGAATTACACTTGGTATTATTGTCAACGAAAGATACCGAGAATATGTTGCGTGGAATGTTCATGAGTTTGATAAGATTTTCAAGGAAAATCCTCATCCAGAAATCTTCGACAAGAAAGGAAAACTCATCAAAGAAGAATATATTGCTGTAAACTTTGAATTGGGTTATGATCCTGATGAAGATTGGGACCATGAAGATGTAGAGATTGACAGTTAATCTACTGGCACAGGGGATCCCTAGGGGTCCCCTTTTTGTGTTAGAATATGTAAGACCCAGGAGGGAAATACCCTAAACACATGATACTCATTGACGCAAATCAAATCTCCATTAGTCACCTAATGGTAAGAAATAAAATTGAGAAAGGAATTAATATAGAGACTGTAAGGAAATCAGTAATTCGTGTACTTGGAAGAATTCACAATAAGTATCGTAGAGAGTATGGAGAAATGGTTCTTTGTTATGATGACAAGGAATATTGGAGAAAGGAAGTCTTTCCTCTTTATAAAAAGAATCGTAAACAAGAAAGGGAAGAATCCAACATTGACTGGGATCATGTGTTTTCCGTACTAAATAAGATCAGGGATGAGATAAGAATTAACTTTCCATATAAAGTAATTCAGGCTCAGGGGGCAGAAGCTGACGATATTATTGCAACTCTATGTATGCATAATTCTCACAGAGAAATACCTGATCGAGTATTAATTCTGTCAGCTGATAAAGATTTCATTCAACTTCACAAATACGACTTCGTAAAGCAATACGACCCAATTCGTAATCGTTGGATTAAAGAAGAATATCCTATTTTCTATCTACAAGAACATATCATTCGTGGAGATAGATCTGATGGAATTCCTAACATTCTGACATGTGATGATGCAATTGTGAATCATAAACCTCAAAAGAAAATGAGTGCAGAAAAGATTCAAACTCTTGCAACTATGGATCCAAAAAACTTCAATAACTTTGTTCGGATTCGCAACTGGAAAAGAAATGCTCAACTCATCGACTTTCAATATATTCCACAAGCAATCCGTGATCGTATTCTTACGATATATCATAAAGCTGTGATTCCTACTGGAATCTCATTGGAGTATTTCTCACAACATAACATAACAGACATTCTATCAGAATTCACATAATATGGCCAGACCAGCAACACCAAAACTTCCAGTAAGTAAAACACTTATCTCTGAAGTTCTTCAGCGCGTTTCTAACGCAAAAACAAAAGACGAGAAGGTTGCAATTCTCAAAGAGTATAAATCCGAGGCGTTGACCAAGATTCTTCTCAGTAACTTTGCAAAGAATATTAGATACGTGTTTCCCAGTGGAGAAACACCATATACTCCTTGTAATCTTCCTGCAGGAATCGAACACCAAATTCTGTTCGTTGAGCATAGACACCTAGAGAACTTCATCGCTAAGACCGTTAATGGAGTAACTTATTTTGGTTGTTCTGGTAAAACTGAACCTAGAATTGCTCAGGTCAAAAAAGAACAACTATGGGTTCAACTTTTAGAGGTTCTTCATGCATCGGAGGCAGAACTCTTGGATCTAGTTAAGGACAAAAAACTAACCAGTAAATATAAGATCACTAAACAGAATGTGATCGACGCCTTCCCTGAACTTGGACTACAGGATGAGACCGAATGAAGAAATCTAAAACAGAAAAACTTGTCCGTAGAATCGTCAAAGACGAACAAAAGAGAAACATGTACTCCACTGCGGAGCTGGCATACATGGAACTTCAACTTAAGTTGATGAAAATTGCCAGAAAGAAGAAACAACTAATCACACGAGCAACCAAAGGATTTACACCAACATGCAAGGAATCTGGAAACCAGAACCACAAACAATGGAACAAGTCGCAGAAGGACTCCGACAAGCCTACAGAAGCGTCATGATGTCAGATAATGACAGTCCGGTTAAACTTATTGCAACAACATCCGGTGCGGGAGTCTTACAAGGGAAGTCTCCGCAAGAAGTCATTACCTATGTTGCAAGAGTTAGTAACCCAAGTAATCAAGATAAGTTCAATACTGCAGCCGGACTTCTTAGGTATTGTATCAAAGAGAAACATTGGAGTATCTTTGAAACTGCTTCAATGACTGTGGAAATCAATACCACAAGAGATATTTCACATCAGATTATCAGACACAGTTCGTTCCGTTTTCAGGAGTTTTCACAACGATATGCGGACACCAGAACTCTAAACTCTGATATTCAAGTTCCAGAACTTCGTAGACAAGATACCAAGAATCGTCAAAATTCTATCGATGATCTTCCCCCAGGTTTGGTTGAGGACTATCAGAAGAAGATTCAAAAACACTATGATGATGCTATGTTCCTCTACAACAATCTTCTAGATTCAGGTGTCGCCAAAGAATGTGCACGGAAGGTGCTTCCAGAACAATGTAATACGCGTCTTTATATGACCGGTTCTTGTCGCTCTTGGATTCACTATATCGGTCTAAGAAGTGGAAACGGAACACAGAAAGAACATCAATTAATTGCACAAGGATGTTATGATGTCTTCAAACATGTATTCCCTGATGTTGCTGAGGCACTAAATGAGACCAGCAACTAGACAATCGATGGAGATGTTATTCTCCGCAAAGTGGAACGTACCACAGGCTGCAAAGAACTGTGGTCTAACTAACAAAGAAATGAAAATTACATTCAATGAGTATTGTAGGTTTCATAAACCAACATATCAACAAACACCAAAACAATTATGGCTCTTTACCCAGTAAAACATATTGAAACCGGAGAAACTAAAGTCATCGACGTTAGTGTTCATGATATTATGGAATGGTATGAAAACAATCCTGAGTGGAAACGAGATTGGTCTCAGGGTTGTGCTTCTCCCGCTAGTGAAGGGGAATGGAAGACTAAACTAGCAAACAAAAACCCAGGTTGGAAAACCGTACTTGATAGAGTAAAACAAGCACCTGGATCACTCGCAAAGGATCTCTACTGACATGGCAACTAAAAAGACTTCAAACGGAAATGTGATTATGAACCGCGGTGCAAAACGCCGTAAGCCTATCAATCACGATTTGATGACCAAGATCACTCCCTTGACTGCAAATCAAGAGAAGGTCTTTAAGGCTTGGGATGAAGGTAAGCATCTTTTCATCTACGGTTGTGCAGGTACTGGTAAAACATTCATGGCACTGTATAAGGCGCTACAAGCATGTCTGAGTAATGTTCCTAGTTACGATCAGATCTATCTTGTTCGTTCTCTAGTTCCAAGTCGTGAGATTGGATTCCTCCCAGGTACATCCGATGACAAGGCAGACGTATACCAAATCCCATACAAACATATGGTGAAGTATATGTTTGAGTTACAGAACGATGACGCCTTCGACATGCTCTATGATAACCTCAAGGGTCAGGGGACCATCAAATTCTGGTCCACATCGTTCATCAGAGGGGTCACACTGGATAACTCCGTGGTGATCGTAGACGAGTTCCAGAACCTGTCTGGTCACGAACTAGACTCTATCGTGACAAGAGTAGGTGAGAACACCAGAATTATCTTCTGTGGTGATGTTATGCAGACTGACCTTATCAGGGAAAGAGAGAAGAATGGCATCTATGAATTCATGAGAATTATCGAGAGAATGCCAGATGACTTTGCAATGGTAGAAATGGGTGTAGATGATATTTGTCGTTCAGGTCTATTGCGTAATTACATTGTAACTAAGACAGCACTAGGCGTAAGATTTAATTAAAGTGTTCACCCATAATACACAATACGACCATCACTTCAAGACGATACATCGGGATCATAAGAATGGAATGAGATGGTATTCAGAGGATAAAAAACTCTGGGTGCCATCCATGACCACTGTAATTGCTGGTGCTAATCCAGACAAGTTTAAAGAATGGGAAAGGAAAAAGGAAAAGAAAGAGCAGATTATATCAAAAGATGTGCAACTGATCGAGGAAATAAACTACACAAAGTCATTGAAGTCTACTTACAAAATGGTGACTATCAATCACTTGACGAATGGCAGGAAGTCAAGATACAATGGATGTTCAAGTCGGCCAAGTTCTTTCTTGACATGAGATTCGATAACATCGTTTGTCAAGAAAGACGAATGTTATCGAGACGACTAAAAGTAGCAGGAACTACAGACTACATCGGCGATGTAGATAAAGAGTTGGCTGTTGCCGATTACAAAGGTTCAATGAAAGAAAAGCCAGAAGAATGGATCGAAGATTACTTTGTTCAATTGGCTGGCTATTGGGCGATGTTCAGCGAAACGACCGGTATAGTTCCGAAGAAGCTTGTTGTGTTTTTGATGACGGAACAAATGGAAATTCAAATCGTTGAACGTAGAAATATTATGTACTACCTAGAAAAACTACAAAACTATGTTAATCTTTTCAACCAAACCTACAGTTATGACCAATGAATTTGACAAACAATTAGAAAGTAAATTTATCAGTAAAGAAAAGTTCACAGAAGATATTGAAAAATTAGTTCAGGTCACAAAACTGAATTATATCGATGCAATTGTAGAATACTGTAGTACGAATGGTATTGAAATTGAGAGTGTATCCAAACTCATTTCAAAACCTCTGAAAGAAAAATTACGATATGATGCAACAGAACTCAACTATCTAAAACAACCAGCACAACCTAAACTTAAATTTTAATGAAAGTCGAACATGGATTTCAGGTCTATAAAAAATATCTGGCCATGAAGCAACATTTCAGTAATGAGAAATTTGATTACTTTCAATATGATGGAAAAGTAAATGCAAAAGAAACGACATACCAAGACAGATCGGACTTTTGGTTCTTTGAAACTCTTGCAAGAAAACACACACCGAAAGAGACCGAAGAGTTCATGCTTGCGACCTTTGCCAACGCGGAGGATCCGTCAAAGGTCTGGATCGGGGAAATTCAGAGAAATGGAAAAGCTAATTGGTTGGTATGGCAAAAACGCCAACAGAGTCTCCAATATACTATTAGCCAAGATCTCGACAGACTGGTTGACTATTTGGCAACCTCGGGGAATTCCTTTAACCATCTTTTTAAAACGGTGGGAGGACATCCTGCACTCCTCAAGTTCTACATCAAACGACAAATTTGTGTAGAAACCCTCATCGTCCTTGACATGATCCTAGGATTTATGGTATCCTGGGACAGGGATTTGAAGGATGCGTTATGGAAATCCGTATCCTTTAAGATACGAAAGTATAGACCATTTCTATCAATCAACAAAGAACCTTATAAAAAACTACTGCAGAAGAAATTCCTATGATTTGCCTTCCAGATGAAACTATAGACTTACCAACAAATGGAGCTCTTTATATCTTTGGGGATGGAGATAATTCAAAGAGAAAAGTATTTTATGTAGACGAGGGAAACCTCCCTAGAAATAGAACCAAACGTATTGTCCAAGAGCTCATTAAGAAATTCCTATGAATGAAGAATCCAAGTTTACACCAGAATATCACGACGAATTAATGAAACCTATGTGGGAAGATGAGGAACTGAGACAGTTCCTTATTGATAATAAATTTGCAAATGAAGACGGAACCACACACCCAGAGGTTGTCGAGATTCTAGAAAGGGTTAGAGAAATCGAAAAACTTAAGAAGGAAAATTAATATGGGAAGCTTTATAGTTGGTATATTTGTGACGCTTGTGATAGGAATTCCTATTGCAGGTGTTATCGCTAATCGTTCTTTTGACGAGGGAATGATACAATGTAAACTTAAGCCAGAAATATGTGATATGCAATTTATCAAGTATCAAACAGAATTAAAGATTAAAAATTTACAGAATAACTCATGAAAGACGCAGTCATTTGTGGTATCGAGACCGCACTAGAAACCCTCGCCCTTTTGGAATCCACCAGGGAAAGAAGCATCACAAGAACTAAACTACAAGAGGCACTACTTTGGTATCAATTTGGTGATCAAGTTAACGAAGATTTGGGATGGTAGATAGTGTACAGAGCTCTGTACACTACTAAATAGTAGTGTCCTAAGCAAGACATTAAACTGCACTCAACACACTCCGTATCCAGAATACTAAAATGAATTTCAAAGACCTTAAAAATAAAAAGTCCACTCTCGCAGAACTCCAAAAGAAACTTGAAAGTGAAACATCTTTCGGTACTAAGGATGAGCGGATCTGGGCACCAGAACGAGACAAAGCAGGTAACGGCTTTGCAGTCATTCGTTTCCTTCCTCCTACTGATGGAGAAGATCTACCTTTCAATAAACTTTACACTCATGGCTTCCAGGGCCCTGGTGGTTGGTATATCGAAAACAGTTTGACCACCCTTGGCCAACAAGACCCTATTGCAGAACTCAATCGTGAGCTGTGGAATAGTGGTGACGAAGATCTCAAGAAACAAGCAAGTAAGCAAAAGCGTAAACTCAATTACTACTCCAACGTATACATTATCTCAGATCCAGCCAATCCAGATAATGAAGGTAAAGTGTTCCTCTTCCGTTACGGTAAGAAAATCTATGATAAGATCATGGATGCTGTCAATGGTGATGAACTTGAGAAACGTGCTGGTTTCAACCCATTTGACCTTTGGGAAGGTGCCGACTTCAAACTTCGTGTGAAGAAAGTCGAAGGATACCCCAACTATGACTCTAGTGCATTCGATGCACCATCTGTACTTTGTAGTTTTGATGATGCTCAATTGGAGTCTATTTGGAAACGTCAATATGCACTACTTCCTCTTACTGCTCCCGAACAGTTCAAGTCTTACGACGAACTGAAGAAGCAACTAGATCGTGCTCTTGGCCGTACAACTTCTACAGGTTCATCTACCCCAACACCAGAAAAGGTAGTTGCCAAGAAACCAACCTTTAATAACGTTCCTGATCCTGTTGATGAAAGTCAACCGGAACCAGAATATGTCGAAGGTGAGGATGGTGACGAAGAAGATGTAATGGACTACTTCAAGAAACTGTCAGCTGAATGACAAAGTGGGGAGCTTTAAGCTCCCCTTTTTATTATCTAAAATTATCTGAAATACTTACAGAACTACTCTTTGCTTCCACTCTACGAGAAAGTAAATTAGTCTCACGAACATAATCAATAATATATTCTTCTTTTAAAATAACAATATTACTTTTCTCCTCATTGAGTCTCTGTTCATATTCTGCATTACTTACAGATCTTGGAAATGAACTTTTCTCAACAACATCAATACCACTGCCTGGTGTATTGGGATACACATATACGAAATTTTGATTCACTGTGATTCCGCCCGGCACCACCAAATTTCCATTGTCATCAAATGTCTCTACAGTTTCCCAATGATGGGGAAGTTCTGCAGCAGTCCAACTTCCATATTTCTTGACAATATGTTTTTCTAATTCTGTAGAAGATAATGGCCACTGATTGTAGTAGTCTACAATGTCATTAATCTGTAGAAGAATCCAATAATATTGCTCATCCCCGTACAATTCGTAGGATATATTTTCTGGCCTTTCTCCATTTCGCACATAGTATTGTGTATACAGAGTATCCTCTTTAAAGATATCATCCCTCAAACGAGCAAGATGAAAATAATTTTTGATGTTGATGTAACTAGGTATGCCAGCCTTATTGGTTGAGACTGCATACTTAATGTTATTAAACTCTTGAAAATATCTTGGAAATGACATTAGTATCCTCTATTGGTTCCAGATTCCAAATGATCCTTACGAGTGATGATATCGACTTCACTAAACGATAGAGTCATTGTAGTTGTAATTGGCATACCATCAGGATAGGACATGTGCATATCCAAAGTGCTATTGTCCTGAGTCGAAACATTCGTCAGAGCAGATCTCTTGAATGCATTCATATTTTTGTTACGAGAATTACCTACCATATAATCAATTTGCCAAACTGCAGGAACTTCAAACAAACCATCTTTAGGATTTGGAGACGACCACTTCTTAAATTCTAGAATAATCTTGTTGACAATATCAGCTTCCTTCTTACTCTTTGGTGCGAAGATAAAAGTAAAATCAAATGCTCTCAGGCCTGGACCATCATACAAGAGTTCAACATTAGGATTGTATATCTTACCCTTACCCATGGCCAAAAGTTGATTTGCGCTTCTTCCGGTAAATCCAGCAACTTTATTAATACCGGCTTGACGAAGGGCAGGGAGGCCTTTACTTTTAAGACTGTCAAATTGGGCCACGATTCCACTAACGGTATTCTCTAAGAATCCAGATTCGCCAATCTCCATAACCGCATTTGCAGCACTAACCTGTAGACTACGGGAGAGCTCTCCCAAAGGACCCACTGCAGAATCTTGGGCCCAACCATTAACATTTGTCATGGCCGGTGTTGATGTAGGCATAAAAAGAGTAATGGTATCCCCAACTGCTGGTCCTGATGCACCACCCTGACTTCCATTATTCGCAAGATTAATCGAATTCGTTCTATATTCAAACGAACGAAAAATAACATAATCAGATTCTTGTTGATTGAGCTCAAGTGGATACTTAAGTATACTCATGATATTTTAAATCTCGCTAGTGGAAAACCCATTACAGTTTCGACCTCTTCTTGTTTCACTTGATGTAAATTGGTGAGAACTTCACCCCAAGTGTATTGTCTGTATGCTTCCCAGTGATAGTTAAAGCCAATAAATCCCCAAGGAAATATAGAAGTACAGACAATAAAAGGATGTTGATCATATTGAATACCTGGAGTTTTTGCCTTATAAACAAACACATAGTATTTATCGGGTTCTGGTACAATTGTAATGTCTGTGAGTTTGGGCAATAACAATGACATACAATATTCAGGAGATTTACCGACCATCTTAAGCTTAAGCTTTTCAAGTCTGTTCATAGCCTAAGTAAATCAAGTCCGTTAACGATAGTATAACTTTCATATGTAAACTGTGCATCCCAATATACCAATTGATCTGCTGCAGATGATTGAAGATTAATCTCACCAATTGCAATTGGATACGCGTTGATCAGGTTAATTTTTAGAGGTGTCTTGTAATACTTATTTAAATCAGCACCTTGGTAAGTCTGATTTTCTTCATCTGGAAATTCAAGTTTTGTCAATTCTATATTTGATATAATAGAATTGTAGTAATTCATACGAATACTTCTCCCAGCAGATCCCGGCCGAAGTGCTTGATTTGCATTGGGACTTACTTCATTTAACCAATTACGAAGTGCAGTATATGTCAGATAGTCACTGTTCTCAATAATTTGCATACTGAAAGGTTTAGAGAATATCAGTGCACCCGGTGTCTCTCTAACAATACCCTGATGTTCCTGACCGACTGCGGCCAAGGTTTGTAGAGAAACACTAGGAATTGCTGTAGTAGAACAAAAGAAATCTAGATAACTATTGACTTCATCACTTACTTTACCACCACCAATACGCACAGAATAAAGTGTCTGACGTGAGACACTTTTTTCCATTAAAGCTATAGCTCTATTGTATGACATTCTTGATAAATACACCTATTGAGTTATTTATAAGGTGTCTAAACATCTCCAAGGAAAATTTAAACCAAAAAATCCACATAAGTATATTGGAGACAGTTCCAATATAATCTATCGTTCTTCATGGGAAATGACAGTAATGAACTATCTAGATCTAAGAGAAGAAGTTCAGAGTTGGCAATCCGAAGAAAAGTTTGTTGTATATTATGATCCAATCACCAAAAAGAATAGAAGATACTTTCCAGACTTTGTTGTGAAATTCAAGAATAGTAAGGGAGAAATTGTAGTAGAAATGATCGAGGTAAAACCAAAGTCTGAAGTGGACGGGCCGCCGGAGAATCCAAAAAGAAAACAAAGAGCTGGGCAACTAGAGTCAAAACGTACATCACGAATCAGGCTAAATGGGAAGCCGCTAGAAAATACTGTTCAACAAAAGGATGGAACTTCCGTATCATGACAGAGGATGACATATTTGGTAGATAAATAGTCTTATAACCTACATCATACATTTGTTATGACACTACCACGCAAGATCCGTCCAGAATATACAACAACATTAAGTAGCGGAGAGAAAGTCAAATTCGTACCCTTCACTGTCAGAGAAGAAAAAGTTTTAGTTCTGGCGGCCGAAACAAAAGATACAGACGAAATCACCAACGCAATTGCTAATATTCTGACCAATTGTGTTACTCATCCTACAGGCATTAAGATCGAAGAACTTCCTCTATTTGATCTGCAACTTTTGTTCCTAAAGTGTAGAGCAAAGTCTGCAGGAGAAAAAGTAAAAGTACGAATCACCGATCCAAAAGATCCAACATACTCAGTTGATCATGAGATCAACATCGATAAAATTCAACTACAGACAACAAAAGATCATACCGCTCTTATCACATTAGACGAAAATACAGCTGTCAAACTAAACTATCCCGGCCTCAAATACTTTGCAGAAGGTCTATCTCTAGAAGGAATTGTCAATACTTCTAATGCTATTCGTGATTGTGTAAGTCAAATTATTATTGGAGAAGAAGTATTCAACCGTGCAGACTTAAGTGAAGACGAATTGGATACGTGGGTAAGTGATTTAAGTAGTGAAGATGTTTCAAAAATTCTCAAGTTCTTTGAGACCATGCCTGCTCTAAAACACAAAATCACTCTGAAGAATCCAAACACAAAAGAAAGTTTTAATGTTGTACTGGAGGGGTTGCAGGATTTTTTCTAATGGCCATGATGCATAACAACATCATGAACTATTACGAACGCATATTCTCTATTCGCCAATATCATGGCTGGACAATCACGGAAATAGAAGATCTATTTCCGTGGGAATTAGATGTCATGAGCTCACTAATATCTAACTATATTGAAACTCTGGAACTTCAAAGAAGACAGAAGGCTGGGTAATACCCTATAAATAAAAGAAAGTAGTAATTACATGGCTTCAAGTGTATTATCTGGAATTCTTAAAGTAGATGTGAATACCAAGAAGAGTATTCAATCGATTGATGCTACTTTGGAGAAAATCTATAAGTTAGAAATAGATAAGAACAAAAGAGATATCCGAGAAAAGAAGGCAACAGAGCAGGCAAACAAAACAAAAGAAAAAGAAAGAAATATTCTTGATGATATTCTCAAAGAACTCAAAGGAAAGAAAAAAGAAGAGAAAAAAGAAAGTTTCTTAGCCGGTCTGTTAAAAAACATTGGGCCCGCAATTACAGCGGCTGGACCGGTAATTGGTAAAGCATTCGCTGGTCTTCTCGCGGCTGGTGGTGCACTAGGTGCAGTGATTACAAAAGGAATGGGAGCACTATTTAAGGTAGGTGGTCCTATTTTTGCTGTAGTTGCCTCCGCCTTGGTAGGTTGGAAATTGGGAGAATGGCTGAATAAAAATATCATCGATAAACAAGTAAAGCCATGGCTCGAAAGACAAGGAAATAAAGTCAACAAATTTACAGACAAAGCGACTGGTGGTGGACAATCTAGAAACGTTTCAACTCTAGAGGCAACCAAATTAATCAAAGAAAAAAGATCTGCAATGATGGGAAACCCAATGTGGGGAGTTCCTGCTTTGCAAGGTATCGCAAAAGAAAATACACAAAAAGATATTGATGCCCTTACGGAAATAGTTCATTCTATTAGAGATAGAAAGAGATTAAACGATTTACTATATGACGCAAGACAAGAAGGTAAACAGCAAAAAATAGACGAACTTACAAAAGAAATAAAAGAGAAAGAAGACAAAATCGATAGACTTGTATCATCCAGACCAGGATTGTTACAAGAATTAGGAGTTCAAAAGAAACAACGTGGTGGACCTATTACTGTTCCTGGGACTGGATCAGGTGATAAAATACCCATGATGCTTCCTCCCGGTTCATTCGTTATGAACCGTAATGCATCGGCGATGTTACAGAGTGGTGGATTGGTTCCAACTCTCCTAGAACCCGGAGAAAAAGTATTTGCGCCGGGGGATGTGAGTCCTATGCATCATATGTTAAACTCTATGATTCCTAGATTTCAAACTGGTGGAGAAGTTACCAAACAAAATACTGCTAAAGAAACAGTAGTAACAAAAGGAAAAGATAAGGCCTCTTCTGGTGGCGGACTTCCAGCGGTTGTTGCCGCTGGAATAGAACTCATCAAAAAAGGATTCACTGTCGGTGAACATAAAAACTTTATAAAAGGACCACCTAGCAAATACTCACCAGAAGGTAAAGGCAGAGTCGGCGGACACAGCCCAAATAGTTTACACTATTCCGGTAGGGCAATCGATGTCACTGACTGGCGGAACGGAGACTGGAGAGGTAGAACTAGAAAATTGGCCGAAGAAGTCTTTTCAAATAGAGAGAGACTTAAGTTAACGCAAATCATCCATGATCCATGGGGATCATGGTTTGCTGGAGAATCTAAAAAAGGGGGCCCAATTGGTGGCCACGGTGAACACTTGCATCTAGGTTTTGCAAAGGGGACTGGACTTGACCTAGGGACTTGGGGAATAGGAAATAAAGAAAACAATCCTTCAGCCCCGAGTGATGGAACACCACAAGATCCCCAGTCAACTATAGCTGGAGAATTTTCAGGGTTGGGTGAAGTTGGTAAAGCAATCACTTCAGTATTTGCTGGATTCGGTAATGCAATGGGCCCAAATGCTGGTCCATTGTTTAATGCAATGTTTGGTCTATCTTCAGGTTCATCAACACCATCACCAAGTACAGAAAATAATAACAATTCTGGGGGCGGGGGATCAGTAGCCGTCGGTGGACCGTTTGACAAAAATCTTGCAAAGCTTCTAAAGAACTATGAAGGCCTAAGAACAAGTGCTTATAAAGATGCAGTTGGAATTCCAACTATTGGAATAGGTGCAACATATTATCCTAAAGGCTTTAGACTATCTGGAAAAGTTCAGATGGGACAAAAAATAACTGAGACCGAAGCAGAATTCATTAAAGAGCAACACATCAAAGAACATAGAGGAAGATTACTTAGAGAAATTTCCAGTTCAGAATATAGTAAAGTTCCAGATAATGTTAAGGCAGCCCTGGAGTCAAAAACATTCAACTATGGTAGCCTAGGTGGGCCACTCTCAAAATTAGTAAAACAAGGAGTACAAAGCAAAGAATATGGTCCAGTTTCTGGGTACTTCAGAAGTACACTCGCAAAACATGATGGAGGATTAAATTCCTGGAGAAGAAACGACGAGGCTAATATTATTGATACAGGAAAAAGTAAAAGAGCTAATGTCGCCTTCTCTAAAAATGCAACAATGCTTCAAACTGGAGGTTTAGTAAATATGTCTCCAACTCAATCGAATAATACAACCAGATTCAAGCAGGCACAAGAAGAGTTTGCACAAATGATTGCTGAAAAATCAGGTGGTCCTATCATCGTAATGGCCGGAGGAAATCAACAATCACCAACTGTTATTCCGGCACCAGCATCACAACCTGCTCCACCAAGCTTGCCTGATGGTCCATCTTCTATTCAAGCTGCGGAATACTTCTATAGACTCAATATGGGTTCTGTCATCTGATGTCAAGTTTTGCTCTCCCTACTCAGTATAAAATACTGACAATCAAAATTGATAACATCGATGTGATTGGATTGACACTATCTGTAGATATCTTTGAAAATATCTACAGTCCTACCATCACAGGTTCTATCTCAATGTTAGATGTAGACTCTACAAATTTCATCGAGAAAAACAAGATTGAAGGATCAGAATCTTTTGAAATAGAGTTCATGAATGCAAGTCAACAAACTCTATCGTTTAAAGGATTACTGAATGGACTTAGAGATAGAGTCGTAAAGAACCAAAAGATCACATATACATTCGATTTCTATTCGGTTCCTCTCAGAAAAAACGAAGGAAACTTTGTCGTTGAGAGATTCAAGAATGAATCACCTAGAGATATTGTCGAACAGATGGTAAAAAGAATTGGTGGAAAGATTGACAAGTTTGTTAGTGATGGACTTCCCATGAACTTCCTAGGAAGTCGCAAAAGACCTACAGATATTATTCGTTATGTACTGACTCATGGTGTAACAAATTCTTCTAAAGTTACAGAGAATGACAAGACACAGGAGGGTGAAGTTAAAGGAACCACTGGATTTCTTTGCTGGGAAACCCTTAAGGGTCATAGATTTGCGTCTATTCCAGACATTCTTTCTGGGAAGGCTGGTCAGAATGGAGGAACTTTTACCGAACAATTACAAAACAGAAACCTATCTTTGAGTGATACCATGAAAGGTATCATTGATTATAATTTTTCTAGAATCGGAGATGTTCAATCCAAACTTAGAGTTGGTGCATTTAAGAACGTGTTTATAAACATGGATTTGGATAAGGGTGTCTATAAAGAGTTTAATTACACAGATGATAAGATGCTGACCGATAAACAAAAAGAGTTAGCAGAGGGACCGACTAGATACTTATTCAGAGCATTTACAAATGAAATCTATGAAAATTCCTGTACTCCGGCGATTGCAAATGCATTCGATCAATCTAAAAACTATCTGAGTCAAAACATTGTGGGTCAAAATACATTTGACAATGAGAGTGGTTATGTAACTCTACCTCCTCAATTTCAAATTCATGCAGGTGACACCGTAGAATTAAAACTACCTAAAGTTGCAACAGCCGAAAGCAGAGGATATGATACTAAACACTCAGGTAGATATATTGTCAAACAAGTAGGTCATCATTTTAGAATGACTCCAAATGCTACGGCACACACAAAAATAAGTATCATTCGCTCAACTATTCAACAAGACGACGTAACAAGTAAGAAAACAGCATCATGAGTTCATTCACAACACCTAGAGCAGATTTCTTCGGAAAGGACGCATTGACTTTCTTCATGGGTCAAGTCGAAGATGTTAACGACCCCAAACTATCCGGCCGGGTCCGAGTCAGATGCGTCGGGTGGCACCCGAAGGAGAAGACAGGAAAGGACTCACTACCCACTGAGGACCTTCCATGGGCCCATGTGGCCATGCCAACGACTCATCCACAGTTAGGAGGGACAGGGGGCAAGCATGGTCTCCTACCCGGCAGCTGGGTGGTCGGTTTCTTCTTCGATGGGGAGGAGGCTCAACAACCCATCGTCATTAACTCTTTCAACTTCACAGCAAAGGCAACAACAGAAAACCTCAAAACTAAACCTAAAGGACAAGATGGAAAACTAAATCCATTCGATCCAGCCTTTGGGCAACTCTACGTTCCAAAAAATTGGCCAAATATTGCTCTCACAAGTGTAGACCCAAAGTTAGATCCTTCAAAAGTAGTTCCCACATCTGAAGCCCACGGTGAATGTGGGACCAACAAATCTGTAGCATCCGTGAGAAGAATGGAAGAATCCCTGAGCACTTCAGATAAGGGAAATCCAGAGTCACAAATTTATAATATTTTGATTGCAGACGGATTGTGTGGATCTATCGCAAATGCCAAGAATGACATTCAAAATCTTCTGACAGAAAGAATGCCATCCAATTTTGCAAGATTCGTATACAACGACGTTGTATGGAGTGCCATCGATGGTAATTATATTGACCTGAATGGAATCATGAGAGGAATTGCAATTCAAATTTGCAACATGATGAAACAAACTGCTCAGGCTTCAAAAGTAACCAAAGAAGAAAAGAATCGTGAGTTAAAATCAACTACTCTTCTAGTTCCAGATAGAGACGGATACACCTCTCTACAACTAGATAAAGCTACAACAACCAAGGCTGATATCTTTCACGGTATATTTGGAACATCGTTTATTGACAAACTATGTGATATTATTATGGCCATTCTCCAACAGATGAATAATGATAATCTGGGAGGGAGTGGAAATAACTATACAGGAAATATCGGTGCTTCACCAAACACAATTATTAACGATTGGGGATCTGAATGTGTCACAGATTCTATCTTAGATGTTCTGGATACACTCACTTCCATTGCAATTGAAAACTCCACAGCACAGGCAGAATCAGAAAATACTACAGCATCTTTGGGTGCAATTGCTGGTATACTTTCTTCTCTGATTGGTGGAATGAAATTTCCTTTAACTCAAAAGTATGCCAAATATACTGATGTGTTCAACGTGGCTGGTGATATGTCTCAGGATTTTATCACTAAAAATATAGGTTGTATACAATCTAGACGTTATAATACACAAAGAGGTTCAGGTAGATATAGTACAGTTAACGATTATTCACAGGTTGGATTTGGTGGATTCCCAGGATTGGGTTCAGGAAGTGCATACCCTACTGTATGTGAAGATGCAACAATCTCTAGAGAAGATAAGAACCCACCCAATGGTATATTTGCAACAGCTATAGCACTACCACTTCCAAGTAGATTTCCTGTGTGTGGACTAAACTTTATAAATGGTACTCCAAATACTGTCGTAATTACAGACCCAGGAAATGGATACTTCTATGTAAATAATGAGATCGAAGCAGAAGCATTCCCCTCAATATTCATTCCTGGATATGAAGGGACAATTACACCAGTTGTAGATCCAGTGTTTGGGGAATTGGTCGCCCTGATTACCAACTGCCAATCATTTAGTTCTCACTATCCAAATCCACCGATATCCATTATTCCAGACAAACAAACTATAGGAATTCGCTCAGACAATCCAGACTACGATATTGTTTTGGGTGGAATATTCATTCAAAATATGGGATTTGAATATTGCAATCCGACTATAGAAGTATGGGATCGCGATCGTGAAACAACTAATGGATTAATTCAGCCTGTCGTTGTGGATGGACATATTGTAGATATTGTAATTCTAAATACTGGAAGATCATTCAGAAGAATTCCAGAACTTCGTATCACTGATGACGGTACAGAATGCAACAATGATGGTGGATATGGTGCAAAACTATTTCCAATTATGCAAGTGGTACCGAAACTTAATGCTAAAGAAACTCTCCCTCCAGTTGAAGTCATCTACTGTGCTGGGGAAAATCAAAGAAACTCAATCGATATCAATAGAGGACTTGTATAATGCCAGCCGGAAGTAAGATTAGGGATAAAAAGCAAGAGTATCAATTCTCCCAACCTTTCATCACTCCAAGTGGACATGAAATTTCCGTATATGATACTCCTGGTAATGCTCGTGTTGTTATAAAACATTCCAGTGGATCCCATCTTGAATTTAAGGATGATGGTTCTGTTTTTCTAAAATCTGTTGGTGATATTCACACTCACTCTGGAGTCATATCTTCTGCAGGTGATTCCAGTAAAGGATCTGACACATCTAGTATGAGAGTTGATACCGACTATGCAATGCATATTGGCGGGAAGTTAAACATCAAATGCTCAGAACTTAACTTTGAAATTGGGTCTACCGGTAGAATTATAGCAGGAACTGATCTAATTACCAGTGCAAACAATATCATAAACAAGGCCACCGAATCGATATCTTTAGAAGGAACAAAGTCTATCTACATGGACACTAAAGAAATGAGAGATAGAATTGTCTCCCGTAGAAGTGAAGTGGGGACGATGGAAGATGGTCAAAAAGGTGGAATCAATGTGATGAATGTATACGGGAACACTATTATTCAAAACGATGATCCAAACGGAGGAATCACAATATCCTCCAAAGGATATCTCAATCTAATATGTGGCCAGGAAAGAGTAGACATCACAGGAAGATGGACTGACAAACCATCACTTGAGGCAAGAGCAACATACACAAATAAAGTATACTCACCGGTCAGAAAACCACTCGATATGTCAATCAAACCCGGTGACTATTATGAGTATATTCAAACCAATAAAGATGTGATAATTAACTTGAATGAAAATCAATCTGTCGGTGGACTCAGAACCCGTCAAGTTGGTGGAGCTGAATTCGTCACTGTTGGTGGAATTCAAGTCGTCAGAGCAACCAAAATCTTCCTGAACTAATATGTCTGTAGAACTAGAATACGAAATCGTAAGAGAAGGAACCGGACCAGAAGACTATATCTGGGAAGGTGTAGTAATTGGAATTTCTGGAGTCGAACCATTGGCTGGTTTCCGAGTCAGAACTAGGGCAGTAGAGGATATAGGTCCTCAAGGACCACAATATCCTGCATGGGAATTACTGAATCAAACAATCACAATCTCAAAACCAAATGCGGGCCCACAAACATTCGGGGCTCCTGGGGCTCAGTATGGTGGTGGAGAATGGGCAGAAGGGGGAATTGAAGATGATAGTGGATATATCTATACAGAGGTCTTTGATCAAACTTTCTTTTATTATCTACCTCCTTTTTCGGGAGCAAATGAAGATGAATTTACAGGAGAAGTAGAGGCAATTAATGGATTTCCAGACGAACCCTATGATCCAGCAAATGGAGTCTATCCGATGGATACCATTACACGTTATCTACCGGACCAAAGATCATCCGTAATTATTACTTACACAGTTGAAACAGAATATGTTATAGGTCACTCTGGCCCCCAAGGCTCTCAGGATATTCTCACAGACACTATAACAATTTATCATGAAGTGAGCCAACCAGTGTTTAACTGGGGTCTTCAACTTTTGGCCCTTCAACAAAAAACATATTTCTTTAATGGAATTTATCACTAATGGCAATCCCAGCATGTAGAATAGGTCATCAAGACCTTCCCCATTGTTCAGGTATGGTTAGGGCAGAAGGCAGCCATAATGTCTTTATTAATGGTATACCTTGGTCTCGTCAAGGTGATCACAACGTTCCTCACCTCATTCCATTTGCAGACACATGTGTTATTCACGCAGCACCTATTGCAATAGGCTCTACTGGAGTGTTTATAAATGGAAGAGGTGGGGGAAGAATTGGTGACGCAATTGCTGGCTGTACTCTGGTTATTGAGGGTTCCCCCAACGTATTCGCAGGTTAATTTGAATAGTGTGAAAACCCTTTGATTTGTTTGACTTCAATTGTAGAGTCAAACTTCTCTTTGAATGTCTCATTCAAAGTGTGGTCCACGACAACTACATTTACATCTTCTAGAACATAACGAAGAAGACGAAGCAAGTTATCTTTTCCAACTTCATCTAGGGATGACGAAAAGACTTCATCTAGTATCAAAAGATTACAAGAAACAGAATTCTTAAGACGCCCAACCTCTCTCCAAGTAAACATTAAAGAAAGATCGATTCTAGATTTCTGTCCTTCAGAAAAAGACTCATAGGAAAAATCTTGATACAAAGGAGATTTGCAGGTCTCTTTAAATTCACTATCCAACTCAAAATGAATTGGGAATTCTAGTTCTGACATATAACGACCAATGAACTTATTCATGATTGGAAGATACTTCTTCACAATCTGAGACTTGATTCCTGAATCTTTCAGAAGTGAAAGGACAACATCATGATTATTGACCTCAACAGTCAATTGATCTAACTTAGTTTTAAGGTCTTTATGTTCTTCTTCAAAGACTTCTTTCTTTCCTAGTTCTTTATCCAAAGATGAAGAATTAGATTCAATATTTTTGATCTCAGCTTCACATTCGGATATTTGTTTGGAAATGGATTGGATCTTCGATTGATTTAGAGAGATCCCTTTCTGATAGTCGTTAATCTTTTCTCTGAGTTTATCAGCCTCGTCCGATAACTTAGTCTGGGACTTAACCATCTCCTCAAGTTGTTTCTTAGCATCAAGATATGTTTCAATATCAGTCTGAGACTCACAGATATGATTCTTTTTGGCTTCAGGTTGAATTTCTTGATGACAAGTATAACAAGTATCATTATTTGAATAGAATTCAATTGTCTTATTCCTAATTGCAATTTTGGTGTCAAAAGAACTAATCAGATTTGAGCATTCAAGAATTTTAGCTCTTGGGTTTCTTTTGTTTATAGACTTTAACTTATCATTTAATTCAGATTCTTGTTCTAATAGAACTTCGATTCCGTTCTGAATCATTGTCCTTTCTAAATTTAGATCAGTGATTTTTGCAAGTAAATCATTAATCCTTTCTTGAGTCTGAGATTGAATTTCTTCAATTCTATCATTCTGAATTTCTAATTTATACTGAACAGTAGAAATATCACGTTGCACGGAAGCAGCTTGTTCTTTCAGAGAACGAAATCTTTCTTTGGCCAGAATGGCCATGGTAGAAAACACTTTGATATCAAGGAATTCTTCTACACAATCACGTCTTCCTTGGGCAGGAAGTTGCATGAAAGGAACATAAGAAGAGGACCCAAGAATGACAATTTGTGTGAAAGATCGATAGGATAACTTTAAAATATTTTGTTCTAGAGTTGCCTGATTATCCTTATCCGCAGCCTTTGCATCTAGAATCTCACCGTTACGAATGATCTCAAACAATCTAGGTTTAAGTCCACGATGAACCTCATAATCATCTTTCCCGATAGAAAATTCTACAGAAACCTCTAGACCCTTGTTGTTCTGAGAGTTGATGAGTTGAGGAATATTGATCTTGCGGAACGGCTTACCATAAAGGGAATAGCACAATGCGTCAAGTATTGTAGACTTTCCGCTCCCGTTAGTTCCATGAATCAGAGTAGTCTTGTGTTTATTCAGTTCGATAGAAACAGGTTGATTTCCTACACCTAGAAAATTCTTATATGTGAGTTTCTTGAAAATTATCATTGGGAACTTAGAGGTGTGTAGAAAGGAGGTTCGTCTGGACTCATTGTTGGAAGTTGTGAAGAATTATTTTGATTTTCTGCCTGTTGAATATAACGAGCTGCAGTTTCATGTCTGGTTTCGCCTGGCCATTTACACTGAACTAAGTAAATTAATTCTAGATATAATTTTTTATAGTCAGTATTGTCTGGAATGATGTTAGTTTCAAGCATAATTATCGGAGGCCCAACATTTGGGCGAGTGTAAATTGCATAGTTTCTAGTTTTGGATATACGATTTCCCCTGGTTCTACGATGCTATATGCATAGCCTAAACTATCACACATAATATCAACTTGATCATCTGGTAATTGAGAAACGTGCAATTGATGGTCGAGGGCCTCTAGTTGAGTTTTATAAAACTCAGCATCGTCCTTATTTTTAAAGAACTGAATAACTGTCAATCCATCCACATCAACACTGGCGTATGCACCAGATGTCAGATTATCTTTTTCTCTTGTTAAAAGAAACATTTATACCTCTTGTGATTCTACATAAAGAGATTTCATAATATTTAATATCTGCTCTTTATCAAAAGAATCTTCCATGGCATAAATGTACTTGCCAATGGAAGTCAAAGTATCCTCGGATTCAATTTCCACATCATCATCAATCTTGATATCAAAAGTTTCAATGACTTTAAGATCATGAATTCCTTTAGAGTATAGATTGTCAATTAGTTCAGTTAACTTCTTTTGACTAGAGCTCTTTTCTACAATCAACTTGATATATGTCTTTTCGTAATCTTCTAGATTAATCTTTTGCTTCTTGGTATCATTATAGTAGATCTTACTATACATGCGATAAGGATTGGGCACAAAATCCAAATCCATAGTCCCCAAATCAAAAATATGAAAACCACGGACATCACCTTCGTCGCTCCAATACAACTGATAAGGGTTCCCAAGATATGTAATATTACCAGTGGTATTCTTCTTGTGGAAATGTCCTGAAAAGACTCTCTCAAAACTAGAAAAGATGTGAGCATCAATTCCAGTAGTACATTGGTAGTTTTGGTTTGCATAAAATCCGCTAATCTCTAAGTGACCCATTGCTAACTTAGAGTTAGTGGTGCCTAGTATTTTTGTAAATTGTTCGACATTATCTTCACAAATCCACGGAATCATAAAGACTTCTTGGCTCTTGATTGTGGCGACTTGTGGAGTATCGTATGTTGTGATGTTTGGATACTCAGTAAGATTAAGACCTGGAGAATGAATCTTCAATGAAGTCTTATAGAAGATATCATGATTCCCTACAATGATATGAGTCTCGATATTTCTTTTTACAAGTTCGTCAAAGAACACACGCTTAGACCAGGCCAAGCTCCAGTAATCGATACCTTTACGAACATCGAAAACATCTCCCATATGAATTACAGTATCAATTCCGAGTTCATCTAGTTTCGGAAAGAAGACATTCTTATAGAAGTCTTCAAAGTAATCATGAAAGATTTGAGATCCTTTACGAAGACCAAAGTGAGTATCAGTAATGATTGCAACTTTATTATGCTCTGCCATAGGTTCTCAGATAATCTAAGTCATAGTACCACATTTCCAGTTCTTCCGTCAAGATGGGTTGTGCCAGTTCTTCCGTCCAATCGTAATCTTCTCTAAAGACTCTACCTAGTTTTCTATCATTTAGAATTTCTTCATCGATGAGTCCAAGTTCCTTCAGAACTCTAGTCGCATCCTTCTTACTTCTGGATTCGTTCGCAGCAGCGATCGCAGCCTTCCAGCCATTTTTGTATCTTTCATACTCTTCTGGACCAGCCTTTACCATAGAATAGATAAATCCACGATAATAGTTGTCAACTGGGAATGAGGTGCTTCTTCTACCTGATGGGTCGGCGGTACCTCTTGCAAGACCCAGTGCACTGATTAATTCCTTACCGAGTTGAGATTTCATTGTTTGAAGTCTTGTCTTTTGTTGTTTGGTAAGAGTTCCAGATCCTATAATCTCATTTTTTGCCTGAGAGTATTTGGTATCATCCATCATAAAATAATCTTTAATGAGTTCTGGTGTGATGTCCTTTGAAAAAACACCATCTTGTACAAGACTTTTTGCAAATTGAACACTTTCACTAAGAATTTGATTTTGACGATCATACATGGCAGAGTCTCCACCATATTGTTCTTCGGTCCAGTCTTTTTTCACATCCACATGCTTTTTGACAAAATCCTCCATATTCATTTCTTTCTTCATCTGGTTCACATTTGAAGCAACTAAAACCATATTCTTTTCGTGTTCTCTATTTTTATAATCTTCATCCGTTGGTATACCACCATCTTTGTTGTTAAAACCGCGAACATGTTCAAGGTCAATTGATTCTAGATTTAGAGGTAGACCGGTATATGCGTCAACTCCCCCCTGTTCAAGATATAACTTCCAAATTAAACGGGCTCTATCATTTGTGGTCGCCTGACCTCTTTTTTCCTTCCCGTCTTTGTCATACCCCAAGAAGTGAATATCTTTGAATTTAGCATCACTACTTACCTTCCCCTTACCCTTAAGTGCGCTCTTAAACTTTTCCGGTAGAACTTCATATGAAGCTGCTACGAAGTCGTCACTCACTTCTATAGATCTGGCACTTCTTACAAACTTTTCTATTGCTTCTGGACTACCATCACCATAACCCTCAACCAGTCTGTTTCGGTTGGCAAGAAGATTTTGCACATCAACATAACCTAGTTGGTTCTTACCCTTTCCGCTGTTATTTCTACCTTCAAAGGTTCTTGCGTGAATCATTGATTGTATGAATGACTTTCGGTTCGCCTCAGATGGAATATTTGCAAGTTGTTCCCTTACAGCCGCAAACAGTTTGTCATTGTTTTTACGAATTCTATCTGTTATTTCTTTTGTCTTAGCAAGATCCTCTAGACTATCAGTTTTATACTTGTCAAGTTCTAAATTCCAATCATAGTTTTCGTCTTCAATATTTTGAATTTCTAACGCAACCTCTTCTGGATTTTCACTATTTAATGCGGCGTCCCTTCTTTGTTCTTCTGCTTCTAGTTCTTGCTCTTCGGGAGTAAGATTATTATCGTTTACGTCCTTACCGAAAATAGACTCACTATCTTCATCTGGTTTTGGAATGTTCTTCTGTTTGTCATTAGTATAGGCAGCCAAGTATTTTGCATACTCGTCAGCGTCTCTAGGTGTTGGTTCCTTTCCATACTCGGCCGCAAAGGCATCTTCAGGAGACAACCCCTGTTTAATTGCATCTTGTGTTCTTTGATTTCTTTCTGCTTCAGGATGAACAAATTCTGGTGAAGATCCAATGGTAGGAGTTCCGTCAGGATCTACTTCTGATTCTTTCTCCTGTGGAGTTCCTACCATTGGATTTGGATCCTGTAACTTAGGATTTGCAACCGCGGTAGATGTTTCTTTTGGTGTAGGACCACCTTTAAGATCTGCTGCCAGTGCATCCAATCCTTTACTCAATCCTTTTACTATTGCATTTGGTGGTGCACCTTCTGGTTCATCCAACTCAACCTTAGGTTTTACTTTTACGGGAGTTTTAGGTTTTACTTTTGGTTGAAGTTCAGCTTCGTATAATTGATAAAGTTCTTGTAACGGATCCATAATTATCTTTATTCTATTTATCTGCCCTTCTGTCTTTGTTCGACGGCATCTTTGATACTATTGTAGTCTGAAGAGGATCCACCTTCATCAGAAGTAAAGAATTGCTCAAACCCAGAACGTTCAATAATTTTGTCACAGATGGCTATCTGTTTCTTTTCTTTTCCAATTCTACGGATGAATGCATACCAACAGACTTGAGTGAAGTATGCAAATGGATTCTTAGATTTCTCTGGATCGAATGAAGAAACATAAATCACACAATTCTCTACCGCATCCATGACCATATCTTCTCTAAAGATATAGTTTGAAAAGTTCGGTCTTTGTGACAAGTGATTTGCAATATCAAATAAGCACTTACCAATATACTTGGGGATTCTTGGTTTATCTCTTCCCTCTTCCTTAGCCCTGGTGCACTCGATCTTATAGTTGATCAACTCGGAATAGAAAAGTTTATTGTCAAGAAAATTGTTCTTTCTTCTTTTCTTTACTACCTCTGGTTTAAATTCATTCATAATAATTATGTAAGTGTTATTTTATTATAAAGGTCTTTAACGTTTGTGTCAACGCTGAGCGAGACTCTGTAGCGCACGGATCTTGTGAGGGTAGGATAGTAAGTCGGAAGACCCTAGGACGTGCTAGGGAGTCTAGCGCACGTGCGAGAACGAACGTGGTAGTTGACTCCAGACTGACGAATTGAGTCTGTGTTGAAATTGTAACAAAAGGTAATGGCCCTTGACAGGCCACTCTAAAAGCGTTACACTCTTAGTGTCGCTAAGAAGAAGGCTAGCTATATTAATAAGCTTTAAGGGTTATCCTCTTTATCCTTCCTTTCATTTTCTTTGTTCTCAGGAACTTTGGATATCAAAGCAAGAACTAAAGTAATGTAATCTTTTGCTGCAGACGTGGTATCTTGAGCCGTAGCTAGACAGATTTTATCATTACTTATTGGTTTATCTTTAAAGATGTAATTATAATTACAAGAAAGAGTGGTCATAGCATAAATTGACATCTGATAGATAATCAATATGATGACCACATAGAATAGACGTTCTTGCCAAATGACATGTTCTGGTTTTTGTATTGACATGACTATTTGACAGTTTACATATATTTATAGATTGTATATCTTTTCTAAGAATTGTCGTGATGTAGTTACATCACCAATAAATCCACTATTTTCTGTAGATTTAATATTTCTTTTAATTGGTGAGGATATTCTAGCAACTTTAAGTGCATTGAAATAAAATTCAATACCAAACTTGTCAAGTTCGGAAACAGAAATGACATGGTGTTTATGTACAATTGCCATATCATCATTTGCGTATAGCATCCATTTCTTTGGTACCAGTCCTGAAACTATGGCACCTCTTTGGTAATCGATCTTTGTTGTTTCGTTAATAACTATAGGGTTTGAAACAACAAAGAAATCATCTCCAGTATTTTTATCAATTTCGTGCACTACTTCTGCCAAAACCTCTTCACCCGTTGTCAACTTAAGAGTTGCAAAAAAGGGCTCATTCATTTTCATGGAAATAATGTATTGGTATTTATGTCTGATTGGGAGTCCGGTACTCGTAGTTCAAACATCTGATATTCAAATGATTCATTCACATAGTAATTGATTCTTTCGATTAGATGATTGAGAGTGTAGTTATTTCTCTGAGTGTGGCCACGAAGATCATCAGCAATGTCATAAATCATACATCTTTCTTTATTCTTGCCTTTTCTGAGGCCCCTTCCAATCGTTTGTAGTACACGGATTCTGGATTTAGATGGTGATGCAAATACAACATGATGTAAATTTTTAATGTTTACACCAGTTGACATAGTTCCATAAGATCCAAGAATAATGTTGTTATCGCTTGATTCAGCGATAGATCGAACTTCTTCTCTTACGTCTACTTTTACATCTCCATGAATAATGTGTACAGGACGATTAGTTACACTTTTAAACTTATCTTCTAAGGGAATTCCATGGCCATCTACTCTAGAGAATAGTATCAGAACGTTTCCTTTTAGACGTTGTACAAGATCAACAATAAATTGATTCCTACCTTCATGCTCGAACAGATATTCAATCTCATCATTGTAAGTATTGAACTTTTTATAATCGTGTTTGAGTGTGATGATTTGAACCTTAAGCTTTGCGATGAAATCATTTTCCATCAGTTCTGCATAAGTTGTTGTTGTATAGATGGGCCCAAAAAGACCTTCAAGGATTAACTTGTTAACGTTCTTTCCATCTAAAGTTCCAGTGAATCCATATTTCCATTTAGCATCTGGACATTTCTTGATAATTCCTTGAATAGATTTTGCCTTGTATTGATGACACTCGTCAGCAACTACACAGTCAAATTGCCTAAACCAGTTCTTATCAAGTGTGTAAATCGATTGCCAAGTTGAAATTGTAACTGGTGCCTTAGTTTGAATAGAATGACCTTCATAAATTTTATGAACGTTTTCTTCAGTATCCCAACCGTACTCTTCAAAGTCTTTTGTCATTTGCTCGACAAGTGCCTTCGTAGGTACAACCAAAAGAGTTCGATTGCCAATCGTTTTCATATAACGACATATAGAATAAATCATCAATGATTTACCGGATGCCGTTGGTGAAAGAATAGTTTTTCTATATTCTTTTAGAGCTTGATAAACACTCTGTACTTGATATTCTCTAGGTGTCTTAGTTGAAATCTTTTCCATGAAAAGCTTAACACCTTCGTAGTGAATCTTTTCATCGATTTCATATGGAGTTCCGTAGAACTCATTATTCTTAAATTCCCACTCGTATTGGTGTTTGTCTAGCCACTTACATAGACGATAGATTAGACCAGCTGGAATAGTTTGTTTTGTGATGTTTACTAATCTTATTTTACCGTCCCAATATTTCTTTCTGTATGCTGGTGAAAAACTGGCACCATCTACGTCAAAAGAAAAAGATTCTTGTAACTCATACAGTATATGTTGAGGGGCATCAATAAAGACTTCGCACTCATTTTTCTTTTGAAGAATGACTGTCATGACAAATAATATATTCTACTACTATTTAGTTTCAACCACCAGAGGTGAATTTTCTCCACTCGATGGCATTCTTTATATTAAAACTCATTTGATGAATCTGTTTAAGGATGTTATCTAGTGCAGCAACCGTTGTATTATAATATTCTAATTCCATCTCTACTGCAGCAACCTCATCATCTACACCGATCCATTCTTGAACGTCAGTCTTCAGAAGTCTATGCGGGAATGGATTGGCCACATAAATTTGTGGATCTGCCTTTCCAGAATAGTAAAGGTATTTACTATGACGGAGTTTCTTAAGTTGTTGTGCTTTTCTCTTTTGGCCGATTGTGAATTCGTTGTAGAGAGTCAGATATTTTTGATGAAGTCTAGGGATCTTAAGAGATGATTCGTCTAAAAGAACTTCGTCAATTTTTGAGTCTTCTTTCCACCAGTCTTGTATTGTTTTGAGGTCCATAACTGAGATCTTTTATTGCTCAGTCTATCACTGGTTTCAACCTACGTCAAGGTCAACTCCCTTCTCTGATGTGTAGTAATCCGTCTTCATTGAGGAGTCTGTGGCTGTTGCTGCTCGACAGACATATGGATCGAAGTAATTGTAACGAATTCTAATTTCTGACGTAAAGTAGTTCACATCTTCTATGGAAGAATCGAAATTCAATGGTGTCAGTGCTACCGGGAACGCATCTCTGAATACAAATTCCGCAACTGGAGCATAATTTGAAGATAGAACAAAAAGAGAACAGTCCGATTTCCACTGATTGTCGAGTAGAGACGGTGGCTCTTCTACTCTTCTACGAATCGGATTTTGACTTTGAATTGCTGATCTATTGAATGCAAACTCTGAACTGGAATATGGTGTAGTTATTTCTCTCATCCAATCATGAACCTGAATATAGTTCTTCATGTTTTCATCAACTAGAAATTTGATGTAGAGCTCATCATATTCTAGTTCATCCCCAGGGTGATATATTTTGTTGAAACGTGTTCCTGTACTTGGGGCCCCCATACTAATACCAGGAACTGTAGCTGACTGACAAAAGAAATCTACACCCTTAAGTCTATTAATTGTGAATTTAAATCCAATTGGTGATAGAAAATTACGATTCTCTATTCCAACTGTTTGTGATCTTGGTGGTAAAGAACTTGAATCTGATTGAACTGCCATACTACTTCTATTTTCTTTATTTAGAAACAAAAAGGGGGCCGAAGCCCCCTTGATGAGATGTAACCTAACTCACATTAGGTTGGTGATACGAACACGTCTGTAGTAACGGTTGGTGTTATCAGATAGACGACCGAGACCTTGGTTTTGCTCCTTACGTCCTTCAGCGAATGGGTTAGCGACCAAACCATAACGGGTCTTGAATCCGATATTTGGTTGGAAGGTATCAGCAGTAACTGATCTTACCATTTGTAGAGGAATATATGGACAATAGAATAGTCCAGCGTCATATGCATTAGTACCCTTATAACCAGCCACGTAGTAGTGGGTATTGGAGATGTTTGCAGAGTATGGGTCGATGAAGACTTTCAACTTCTTGTTGATAGTTCCAGCGAAGCAGTTACCGGTGTCATCAACATCGAGGTTTGCATTTAGAGCTGGAGTGTAATCAAGAACACCTGCCATGGTTAGAGCAGAAGCAACGTCTGCAGAACAGATGATAAGATTACCCTTGTTACGACGAGTTTGTTGTCCGATAGCGTTCAAGTCTCTTTCGATTTGGAATAGAAGTCCTTTGAACTTCTCAACAGCCCAACGACCGTTGGAGTCAGTATCGAGGTCGAAAGTACCAGCAGTTACAACGTTGTTCTGAGCACCAGGAACCGCAGTACGGTAAACGGTACGAATGATTTCACGGTTGATTTCTGCAAGGATTTCGGAAGACAGAATGTTAGCCAATTCTGCTTCAGCATCAAGACCTTGAATAGCACGAAGATCTTGTGCAAGCTCCATGGAGTATTGAGCTTTCAGAGCACGACCCTTTGCTGAAACAGTGGTCTTATCGATCATGAATCCCATTTGACGGAATGCAGAACCAGCAGATTCTCCAAGTCCTTCAAGGATATCCTTACCCATTCCATCCATGTTGGAAAGAAGTGGATCGTAGTTAGCACCACCAGGGTTAGAACCGTCTGGAGTAGTACCAGGAGCAGAACCTACAGTTGCAAGTAGACCAGGGTTGCTCTCAGTAGGAGTAGCACCAGTTGCGGCACCTTGTGAACCAGAGAAACCAACATCAGGTTCATCGAATAGAGCTTCGTTTCCGTTCTGATCATTGTAGGTTGAACGCATGGAGAAGATCAGTCCGGTAGGACCACTCATTGGCTGAACGCCACATACGTCATAAGCTACAAGATTAGGCATCGAACGTCTAATCAAAGAGATCAGAACTGGGTCGAAACCAGCAACAGGTCCGGTAGCAGCTGCGGAACCTTGGAAACCATCAGCACCAACAGAGTTGGTTGGGGCTTCGGCAAGGAATAGGCCCTGGGATTGTCCCATAGCAGCCTGTTCTCTAAGGAACTTTTCTTGGTTTTCTAGGAGTTGAGATGTTACGGCTCTTCTATATGGATCGGTGATTTTTGGCAAATCTTGATGATCCAGAATAGGAGCCCACTTCTCCATAAGTTGGTGTGTAGACATTTAGTTTTTACCTATGTTTAGTGGAAATGTTGTCAGCGAACAGAACGTGACAGAGCTTTGGCATAAATTGCCATTGGAGAGTTATCATTTTCTGTTTGTTGTAGAATCTCAGTCTCTTCCTCTAGATATTCACCGGATGCACCAGAAGATGATTCGATAAAGGATTCCTTAAGAATGCCAAGTTTTCTACGATAAGATTCTTCACTTTCAAACTCTACGTTTTCAGCAAGTCCAGCAAGTCTTTCTTTACCAACCTCGGAAAGATCCCAAGATACATCGGCAAGAATAGACTCACGCTGGAATCTGCTCATTTGTGAATTCAGAGTAACGTTAACGTCAATCTGTTCGTTGAGTTTGTCTTCCATTTCATCAAGTTTTGCGACCATCGATTCAAAGATGTCATACTTCTCATCAGGGAGAGTAACATAATGGTCTTCAAATAGTGATCTCAAACCACCCATAAAGCTCTCAGAGAGCTTGTTACGGATACCGTTTTCGACCACAAGTCTGTTCTCTTCCAGCCATTGGGCTGAAGTATAGTTGAGGAAGGCTTCTACCTGCTCGGCGATGACGCCAATCTCTTCCTCAAAACGTGTAGAGAATTCTTCTTCCAGTCTGGCAACTTCCAGCTGGAGTTTTTGGTTAAGTGCAGCCTCGAAAATGACTTTGGCTCTTTCCTTAAAGTCTTCCGATGCATTTGCACTATCTGCAAGTTCATCTAATTGCTCACCGGCAGTTTCATCAATTTCGGTGTGCTCATAAGATGCTTGTCTACCAAGCTTTTCTGGACCAGGATTTGTACGTCCAGACTTAGTTCCATCTTCGGAACCAGCATAATCCTGTTCACCACCTTGCTTCAATTCTTTCTTTGAAGTTCCACCACCTGTTGATTGGTGAGGACCACCCTTATCATTTATTACTGTTTTTGATTGGGATGGAAGGCGTAGATTTAATTTAGCAGAATCATTATCTGCCTTATAATCTGTATTGGTAGGACCACCTAAATCTTCATAAGAATTAGAAGTTCCAGGAACAACATTACCAGACAACTTAGGCATTGGATCGCCTGAAGCTGCTCTAGCATTTACCTGTGTTTTACTTTGTGAAGTAGCCATAATTGTCAATCTTTATTTTATTTAGTGTTGATCCTTGTTTTATTTAGGAAAACCTTATGTTGTACTCAATAAGTATTCCGTAGGTGGTGTAGGACTGAAGACTTGATTACTAATATTTAGTTCTTCTGATATATCAAAAGGAGAAAATTGAGGAATAAGTGCATCTCCATTAATGACAAGCTTATCGATAAACAAAGAATCTACTTGTCTGCCATCTGTTTTTCCTTGCTTGGTGTCAAATGCTTTTACATAAATTGTTCCTGTGATTGGATCTGTAAATTCATGTGTAAGGGTGCGATCAACTCCACTAGATACAGTCATTGCGTTTGTCCAATTGACTTTATCTGTTGAGTATTGAATAATAAAATTATCTGCATTATTGTTGTTTGTTCTTCTTCCTTCAAATTCTATATTTCTGGCATTGATTACATTATCGAATTGCCATACGTATGCATCTAAAGAAAGAGCTCTAGAACCTGTGATGAAGAACAGACCCTCTCTTATTTCCATGTATTGATTGTCGCTGGAATAAGTATTTTCAAGTCCACCATTAATAGTGATTGGAGAAGATGAAGAATAGTTACGTTTAGCCTCTATTGCACCTGAATTCGCAAAGTATTCTTTAGGAACTGTAATAAATGGAGGATCTACTGGTGGTTCTTCAATCGGAGGCTCTTCCGCAGGAGGATCTACGGGAGGATCAACAATAACAATAGGTTGATGAACTGAACCGGTAATTAGATACTGACCAAGACTTCCGTAGTCACTATAATACTGTGTACCTACTCCATCAAGCTTCAGGTAATATGTACCCTGTGTTAATTCTCTAGAGATAGATACATTGGTTGTTTCTTGTGGATTATAATATTGAATGAGTGTACCATCGGCTGAATATAGGTAGACACCAATATCTAAATTAGCACCTCTAGATGCCAAATACGATTCTGTAAATCCGGTAGATGTTTTTACATATGCTCTGGAAGAGTTGTCGATGTTGATATTGACAACTCCTGTTCCTGTTTCAAATCTGAAAACATCCAAATCTGTATTTGTTTCAATTATTCCAAATCTATTAAATGTTGTTCCTGTTAGGTGTGTGGCGGTATTAAATGTGTTTCCGTGATCATCGATTCTATATCCGAATCCGTTGTTTCCTGTAATTACCGCCAAATCATCCTGTTGGTTGTTTGCTCCGGAATATTCACCTCTATCCCACTGTGTAAGTGCTTCGTCATTTCCCAACCATGGTGCACCCATGATTGTAGCCCAACCGGTTGCTCCAGTTCTACTGTCTCCTGGATAATAAACAGTCGATGGATTTCCATCATGAAACAAATTCAAAGTATGGCCAATCTCATGGCTGGCGGTATTAGCAGCTGTATATTCACCTCTGTTGAATACCAGTGCAACCTCATCTGTGCTCCAATTAAAACTGTTGTAATAAGCGGTACCACCCCCACCCGCATTAATGATAGGGTTTCCGGTGTTTAGATTTCTATTGGATGTGAATGCAACACGAATGCCCCACGTATCATCACCTTCTCCAGATTTAGTTAGAGCCGCAGTACCTGGATCTTGTGTCGTTACGTTAATGTTAAATGGTGCAAAATCTTCTGCAATTCTTTGCCAAATTCTTTGAATTTCAGATAGGGTTGTAGAATTGAGAGTTGAATAAAAAGAACCAAGTCTCAGGTTTCCTCCATTTTCCCACACTGAATTTGATATAGTATGACCATCAAAATCCAAAAAGATTGTCTTCGTAGCTGTAGGATTGCTGTGTAGTTTGAATGTATTGGAAGTGTCTACCAATGGAAGTATCGATACACTCTGATCTAAGGAAGGTAAAGCGTATGCGATAGTAGGATTTGTATCTGTACTTTCAACAGAAAGAGCCGAACAAGCTCTACATCTACAAACGTTTAAATTGTTAACAGATTGTGTTAGGTTGTCGCGACTCTCTAGCATTTTGAAAATTGCAATTGAAATTTGTTATAACAAATTACGAAAATAGAAGTCTCTCAAATTCAATTAATGTTTGTTCGTCCAGTCTACCTGCACGTGCTGCTTCGTTGATTCTATCTCTAGAACGAGAAACTTCAACTTCTTTAAGTAGTCCATTGTCCCAAATCCATTCTTTGGATTCCATGATTCCTTGAACGAATGCATCTGGTGCAGATGGATCAGCAACGATATCTGCGGCTGTCGCCAACATGAAATCTTCACCGACGAACTTTGTTCCATCTCTTTCAACAAGAGATCCCATACCACGGGAAGAAACACCGAGAGTTACACCGTCATTTAATAGTGCGGATGCAATTCTTCCCATTGGAGTTTCTAGAATTTTGGCTTTTCCGATAAAATTGGATCCATTCTGTTTGAGCTCAGTGATCTTATGAGATACACGGTCGAGGTTTACGGTAGGACCATCGGGATGGCCGAGCTCTCCTACTGCTCTTCCTTTATTCACGTAATTTTCATTGTAACGGCCAACTTCTTTTGCAAGAATTCTTGATTCGTAAATTCTTCCATTACGGTTTTTGATATCACCCTGTAGGAAAGGACCTTGAATCCAAAAAGATTTCTTACCGTTAACGGTTTCTGTTAGGACTTCAACGTTTTCAATTTCTTCTACAATTAATCTCATTCTTCAGAATCCTCTTCTGTTTCGGTTTCTTCATCATTAATTTGATCATCTTCCGATGCATCACCGACCACTGGAGCAAAGTATTCTTGTGCTACTTGTGGAGTGATATCATTGATGTTTTGATATGATCTTGCAAGAAGTTCTTGATTGAGAACTTCTGAAGCTTCAACATTCTTACCTTGAGCGATAAGATCAATTAGTGCTACGACTTGTGACATGATATTTTGTTATTGTTGTAGTTATTTAGATCTTTTAAGTTTTAGTGGTCGTGGAGTTGTTGGTTTATTCGTATTTTCATAGAGGTAACCACCCCTATAGTAAACTCCTGGTGGTTCTTCTATGAAATATTTCCAAACGGATTTAATAACATTTACTAATAATTTCATATTGTTCCTAATAGTTGAGACAATGGGTCTTGTCCTTCTGGTGGTGGTCCAGCAGCTTGTGTCATTTCAGGAGGTAATGGTTCTCCATTCAAATCCATATCACCTTCCGGTGGCAAATTTGGATCCGGTTCTTGTTCTTCCTCTTCCTGTTGCATTTGAGCATTAGGATCGGGAATGATACCAACGTTACGTTCGTAAGAGATCTGTCTATCGATATCTTTGATTTGAGCATCAGTCTGACCAAGAATTTCATTACGAATATAGAAGACTGAATAATACTTACCAATGTAAGGTTCCATCATTGTTGCAGCCTGAAGTTTTTGTTGAAGAATATTAAGCTGACGCAGTTCTGCAAAGTGATTATCATATTGGAAATCAAATTGAATATGCTCCTTCATGGAGTCAAATTCTTTAGGTGAGGTTACACCTTTAAGGACCAATTGAGTTTTCAGAATATCGATAAAGAGCATGGAGAATCTTTTTCTCATTCTTCCTACGAATTTTGAGAAATTAACCTCATCACGCATAATGTCATCAGATTGTCCGATCTGCACACCACCACCGGATCCATCTTCACCTAGTCTACTTGCTGGGACGTTAAGTGATTGATAAAGTTTTTGTTTAAAATAATCAAGGTCGGATAGTTCTCCTAGGTTTTGTCCCCCAGGAAGTGTAGAAACTTCAGTTCCTCTTCCTCCTTCTCTACGTGGTAGCCAGTAGTCTTCCAACATAGACATTGTATTCTTTTCATCACGAATCTCTCCAGTGGCCTGATTGTATGTTATTCTAGTTCTATATCTAGCCATAACATCACGAAGATATGCCTCAGCCTTTTGTTTTGGTAAGTTGCCAACATCGATGTAGAAAAGTCTTCTTTCTGGAGCTCTGGCCATACGATAAATGACAATGGCATCTTCCATCCAACGGAGTTGGTTTAGTGACTTGAATGCCTTGTCAAGATAAGAAAGAACTTGGCCATTGTTTCCATTTACTAATCCAGAGGTGATATAAGTAACTGAGTCTTTTGCAATCTTTACAGTTCCTTGATTCATAGCATTACCGGTATATCCACCGAGCCCTAAATAATTGATTCCTCTTTTGTTGTATAGGAAATATTCTTCAATTTTAGCTGGAAACGCTTTGGCTGCTTGACCGAATGCCTTGGCATCCATGGAAGATAATCCTTTAGCGGTTTCCAAATTTGTAAACGCTGTATCTCTTTTGTATTCTCTTATAGGTTTAATCTTAAGAGAATCTATACTACGAAGATCCGTAATACCTCTTTCTGGGGCATTAAGATCAATTACTTTGTGATAGAACAATCTACCATCAATATACCATTTACGGAATATTTCATGGGCATTGTTGTTAAAGTCCAAAAGATGTAAGATGTATGAGAATTCTTCTCTCATAATTACCTTAATCTTTTCTGAGATATCTAGATTTGTAAGATCTATAGCTACTGGAGTATCATTCGTGTCTGAAACAATCGCCTCATTGACTATTTCTTCAATGGCAGAATCCACTTCGGGATGCATGGCCATGTCTCGATACCTGCGGATTAATTCATAATCTTTAGTGGTCTGACCACCATCATCCATTGAATAACCATACAATCCGCCTGCTGCGATAGTAACGCCATCATCTGAATTTGGTGGAACTGGTGATATTTTTGAAAGGTTCTCTTTTGGGTCTTCTTTCTTATATGAAAAACCAAATAATTTTTCTGACTTGTTAGGAATCACAATAATATTCTATACTCTATTATCAATTATTTAGGAAGCAATAAAAAACCACCCTATATGGGTGGTTTGATCTACTCTGATATTTGTATATCAGGTCGTAATTCCATTCAAATTTGAAGTAGAAGCAGTAGGAACAGGACTTGTGAAAGGATCTCCATCCTCGATTGCTCCCCAATATTGGACAGCAAAAGTAACTGGATACTCTTCAACCGAATCGGTGGATTCAAAGTTAAGGTCGATTGCCCCAACATTAGTTGGCCAAATTCCCTCAAAACGATATGCTCTCAATTGACGACCATCTCTATCTAGTTGACGAACAATTGCAGAGGTGAAATACTGACCGAGAGTAGTTGCACCAAGAACATAGTTAAAATTCTGAATCTTTTCAGACCATTCCTCAAAGGCCTTACGAAGAAGGAATGAGGTATCGTTTGTGACTGTAACTTGCCAGTCTTCAAATGATCTATCTCCAGAAACTTTAAGTTGTCTTCCTCTGAACGGAACTGCAATAGATCCAACTGTAGCTGCTGGGAGTGCTGCAGCTTTGATTAGGAATATACCATCACTTGTTGCCTGGTTGGGATCGGCAACGATATCTCCTGGGAATGTAAGTTCCACCTGGAACATAGTAGGGCGTACACCACCACCGGACAACGCCGCCTTAAAATCTTCAATACTTCTTTGTGACATGTTTGTTTACCTCTTAAGTGTTGTCAACGGTTGGTTGTTTGGTTAGTTCCTCTAAAGAGGCCAACGCTCTCATCGAAGGTAACTCCGGTCTTGGTTGCGATGAAGTTAAGACCGATGTAATTAATCGAACGAGATGGTTTGATGTAGAAATCGGCAATAAATTCATTACGATCAATGATTTCTGGTGGGTTGTTGCTTGAATCACAAACTACCAAGAAGTCGAAAATACCTCTCTTAGACTGCACGTCTCTTAAGAATGGATTTACATTATTCTTGAAGAGAGATCTTGTAATATCATCGTTAAATTCAAACAAGTTAGTTCTTGCTGATTTAGCAATTGCTCTTTCAATAACCAAGAACAACTTACGAACATTAATGCGATCAAATGCTGAGGTATAACCTAAAGCGGTCTTATCTCCGAATAGAACAGTTCCTTCACCAGGGAATGTGACAATTGGATTAACACGATCTGCATACAGTTCGTCTCTTTGTGTTTTACTTGGGTTGTATGGAAGCTTAACAACGTTACGAATCTGTCCTCTAGACATACCGGCTGGGGAGAACCATGGCTCAGCTACGATAGAACTGAATACCAATAGACCAGCAACATCACCATTCAGAGGAACATAACGATACTTATCATTAAATCTATCATATGTATACTTGTATCCAGAATCGAATACAGCATATGAAGAAGATGAAAGTTCTTGAGCAAAAGAGATAATATTTTTTGTGATAGTCTCAGAATCAGCCTGGTTAACTACCATGTATCTTGGTGGGGAGATAAAACACATACAGTCCCTACGCTCTTCTACAATAGAGATAAGGAAGTTCGCCTTAGCTATAGAATCGTCAAAGTTAGAAAGTCCAGGCCCTTGAAGAATGTAATCTAGGTCTGAAACATTCTCACGGTTAAACTTGTTGTATGCATTTTGTAGTTCTCCCAAGGATGCCTCCAATTGATCTACACCACCACTCAATGTATAAGTTTTTACATCGATGAATGAACAGTTAATACCGTCACCGATAGTTGAACCTGGAGGTGACAAAAGTAGAGAATCGTTTAGTTCATCTACACTGTCTGATGCTGTTAGGTCTCTGTTTGCAAAAATGTAATTTGATCTGTTGTTGATAACATCAACGTAATAGTTCAATTCACCTTCTTGTGTACGTGCACCGATTAGTTTGGAAACACCAAAGTATTGTTCTAGAACATTACCCTTGGATCCAGTAAGTGCACCAGTTGTATCATACAAAATGATATTCAGACCGTCATTTGTTGCACCCTTGTCGAATGCGTTAACGGTAGTTGTTGGTCTGGAAGCAAAACGGAACCATGGAATTCCCTGGAAAGCAATTTGTGAGGAATACCAATCTGCAAAGGTTGAGATTCTGAAAACAGAAGTACCGTCAGTGATTAGATCATTCTGTTTTGGAGTATACTGAATTACCCAAACCTGATTTGCAGAGTTGTATACAAAGGTATCACCTGCAGCGTTAACTCTCTTTTGGCCATTGTTAGGTAGTGCAGGCCATCCCAATGCAAATCCTTCTTCTACTGTCAATGTTTCTGGATTCCATTTGACATTGACTCTATTTTGAATATCACTAGAAGAATAGAGTACATATTCACCCTGGGCTAAGGCTCCAGTGACAGTTGCTGATTGGGTTCCAATATCTAGAGTATCAGCTCCAACAAAGGTACCATCAGTAACGATAACTTGATAAATTTCATCAGCATTAGTATCATCAATACTGACAAGATGACCGGATCCAATAGATTGTGCACCATCCATGAATTCAATGAATGTGCCTGGTGCAACTTGTGGACCAGCACCGTCTAGGATGATCTTAGCATAGGATCCAACGATATCACCACCTTGTACGCCAACGTCCCATGTAGTTCCTGGTGCTGCAGCAGTACCATCTACCACATCAGTAATATTGGACGTACTTAAGTCAAACTGATAGTCAGCTCCACGGTCAATTACAGCAATCCCAAGATTGTTTCCCCAAGTTCCTGGGTTTCTTGCAATAAATTTTCCTGCGGCAACACCTTTCCAGTTAAGTGTGAAGTCATCTTCGTTCTTAACATAAACTGCCTGTGCTCCGTCAGTCGCAGTTTTCATTGTTTGAGGATTTGGATTCAGTAGTTCAGAACCATCACCTGCAGCATCATCACAACGGACGACATAGCAAACTCCACCATATTCTAGGAAGTTTGAAACTGTCCACCAATATTCATAATTCTCTTCTGTAGGATTTCCAAATACTCTTTGGAATTCTGCTTCAGTGTTGATCAAAACAAACTCATCAACGGGGCCTTTTTCAAAAGGACCACAAAATGCACCAACGTTTGATGTGATGGCATCAATAGTTCCCTTTGTCAAGTCAACTTCATTGACTATGATACCAGGACTAGCTGTTTTTACGACCATCAGTATACCTCTTATAAATCAATTCTATTTAGATAAAAGTATATTTTCACTCAGTTACACTAATTAAATATAACAAATATTTTTATGGTAGAATGTTACTATACTATAGATGACGACTGATATCTTTTACCGTATTACCACCAAGCTGTATTTGCTTCTCCCCATTGCCAATTTCCAGAAGTAGTACCGTACTCGTCGATCTCTACTTTCTCCCAAATAGTTCCATCTTTCTCAATTTCAAAACCACTATCTAATCCATCTACGATGAATCCAAATGGAGACATATCTTCTTCGAGAGTATCTTTATCTTTTTCGTAAAGTTCTTGACGGATACTTTGGTCGGTAAGTTCTTTAAAGTAATCCTGTGCACAGGCCCATGCATAGATTAGAAGACACATTACTAGGTCATCATTACAACCATCTTGTGCTTCAAATGATCCTCTTTTTTCGATGAAAGTTGTGAGTTCGTTGATAAGTTGAAAGTCTTTGAATATAACTTTGTCACTTTCTACCATCTGTTTCATGTTAGACGATCCTAGTTTCTTAGGGGCCTTGGCCATCTTTAGGCCTAGTTGAGTTTTACCACCAGAGAATCCATGGCCTAACACTTGTCCTGCCCTACCTCTCATCGAAGTCATAAGCAGGTTTGGATATTCCATATCATAGAAAATGATAGAAGCTACTTGATCACCAATATCATTCACTTCACATAGAATCCATGCATTGTTGTACTTTTTAGCTACAGGCACAATGACATCAGGGAACAGCATAGGTTTAATCTCATTGTTCCTATATTTTGCTACTAATCTATGTGGATACTGTGTAATATCAAATACAAGAAATGCCGAATAATCCAGTTTCATTCCTCTAGATACGTCAACAGTAATCATATACTCATGATCTCTAGAATTTTCATCGTTCTCATCCTTCATGATTGGATGTTCGTATACATCTAATCCACCAGAAGAAAGTAAAGGCTCATCATATACCAGAGATTTTAGTTTTGCTGGATTGATTAAAGTTCCAACCGAACCGATGAAGTCGGTTTCAAATTCTTGTTGCCACTGAGATAGAGATGTGTTGGCAATAGTTTCTTGTTTGAACTTCTCGTCTCTACCTGGGACCTCACTCCAATGTGCTTCAATTGGATTATATGAGTTTCTTCCTTTTGTCGCATCTGTCCACATTTTATAGAAGTGGTTCATACCACAAGGAGTGGAAACAATGATTACCTTTGTAGATTTACCAGACGAAATTGTAGGATATACAGATGAGAAGAAGTCATCTGCAACGTTTGTTGGGACGAACGCAAATTCGTCAAGCATTACGATGTTATATGCAAATCCACGAACAGCAGATGATGATGTAGATGATGCAGTAATTCTAGAACCGTTTTCTAATTCAATAGATCCTTTGTTCCAACCTAGAACACCTTGTTGCATCCACTTCGGTAGGTTCTCATATGATAATTGAAGTTTGGCCATCAACTCATATGCAGTTTCTCGTTTGTTCGCAAGAATAGCAATGTTAATATTATCTCTAAAGATGGCCTGATGGATCAAATAGGCAGTAACTGTAGTTGACTTACCACACTGTCTAGGTAGCTTACATATAGTAAATCGATTATCATGAAAAGAATTTACTAATTTTCTTTGAAAATTATATGGTTTGAATGGAATAATACCATGATCCAGAGAGATAATCTTGATGTAATTCTCTAGAAAATATTCAGGATCCTGGGAACACTTGATGAGTTCAGCAATCTGTTCCTTTGTATAATCAATTTTTACTCCCCTTTGTTTAAGGAGGGGATTGGCCTTATAAGCGGTATCCTGCATTACAAATCAGCACTTCCATCTACGACGAGCGGCCTTACCTCTTTCTCCGTTCCAGCTTCTACTTCTAGAACAAAATCTTTTTCTTCTTTCTGCATCAGCAGGACTTGGATTGTCTGAGGTTACTGGTGGTTTTAAGTTAGAGCCTGTTGCCCTGTTATATTTTGCTCTCCCTTTAGCAGTCAACCCCCCGCCGGCTTCCACAGATAGTTTTTCACCTCTACCAACAGATAGAGACGGTCCCTCTTCCTTAACACAATTATTAACCATCTTTCCGCCCTTTTTCTTCAGACCTTTCTTCACATATCCATCCCAGCATGAAGAGTTTCCGTTGTCATCCTTACGAACTTCTTCAAAACGAATAATCTTTTCTTCACCGGTATCAAAGTCTTCAACTACGATTTCATATGTATTTTCATCTACCATATATGGTGGTGTGAGGGGTTCTCCTTCTTCTGTGCAGATCTCTTCATAAATTAGAGTTGCCTCTTCGGACATTAAGCCCCAATCATCTTCTTGGAAAGGATCATAATATTCTCCAAGTGGAGAAAGAATGACCATTGAGTTTGCTTTCTGATCCATCGATGGATAGAATACTAGCAACTTAGCTGTAGGATATAATTTTTCTACAGCCTGTTGCATTTTGGCTTTAGTTGGACGATTGACTTCTGGCCAGAAGAACTTAAGTCTTTGTGTCATTCCTCTGAACATAAATGTCACTTCATATACCATACCAACTTTGTTTATTCTGACAACTTCATCTAGTGGGAACCAGCCACAGGTTTCGGTTACTTGTTTTTGTTCCTTGAGCCAATCATCAGGAATCATTCCGTGAGTCTTTTTAAACTCCTTGTGTAACTCTTTTGGTGTAATATTATGTTCTTTACAAATAGAACGCATGAGAGTATCTATGGCTTGCCAAGATCCATCCTCAAGTTCAAGTAGTTTCTCTTCTAATTCCTCTACGGCTTCAGATAGAGGTGAGTCTATTTCTTCTACTATAGTTGGAAGATTTGAATTAATTTCATGAGTTACATCTTCCTTAATAGTTATTGTCTTTTCAAACAAAGAATTAATATAGTTTTCGTATTCTTCTATAGTGAGGGATGTGGGATATAGACCAACGTTCAGTGAACTAGAACCATCATTAACATTCCCACTGCCATTTGGTCCAGAAACTGATGATCTACCATAGTCTCCACCGTTTCGAGTTTTCACCAACTCTCGCATACGCGCTTCAACATCGGCCCGGCCTGCAATGGTGGATGGCTTTTCCTCTACTTTTTTCTCTTCTTTTGGTTTAATTTCTTTTCTATAAGTATTATATGCTTTATCACCTATTGATTTTAGCTTACTTGACTTATCAACAGGAGTGTCTTTAGTTGATTGAGAAAGAGAATTTGTATATCCACTAGGTTTAATTTCGATATCACGAATCCGATCTTTAATATTGTCAATTCCTTCTTGGATGCATTGGGTTCTTAATTTATCGAAGGATACTTCTTCGTTTTGTGTTTCTAGGAACACATCAAGTAATTCATCCTGGATTCTATTTGACATCTTGTATTATAGGTTATTGTTTTTATTTAGAATTTACAGTAAATCTACCACTGGTAGGTGCACCGATGACACGTAGACCTTCCAAATTACCGGATCCAAAAGTATCAACTGTTTTCTTTGGATTCTTTAGAAGCTTCTTACCAATTTGCCAAGCCTTTTTGAGATTGTTACCTTTCTTTTTAGGATCCTTTTCTTTTGGTGTCTTTGGTGGTTTTGGAACTGAAGAACTTTCTGGTTTCTTTTGTTGAGGAGTAGGGACTGTTTTTGTATTGATTCTCTGAATAGGTGGTGCTACTAATTTTCCACCTGGAGATGGTTTACTTGCTGCCAATTTACCTGCAGGACTTGGTACTACTTTTCCGCCGGATGCTGGGGGTAGTGCCTTTGGTGTCGGTTTAGTTGTGTTAGTTTTGGGGGTGTTAGTTTTGGGGGTGTCACCAGAACGGAATACTTCCCCTACACTTGGTCCGACAATAGCTCTACCAGCTCTCTTGATCCAGTTTTTTGTTTTGGTCTGCATTGGTGACCGACTAGCAGGTGATTTCTGTGCAGAAATTGAATCTCTTTTAGCCCGACGTTGTGCCAGAATTTTTGCTTGTTGTGGATTGACTTGACCAGATTGTAGTCTGGATTGCAATCCCATTTCATCTGCTTCTGCCAAAAATGACTCAAATGTTCTCATAGAACTTCTCTTATTTTAACTATTTAGTGTTGGCATCTTTTAACATTTTCATAATTTCTGAAGTTGTTCCCGCAACAAACACATTATTTTGAACATTTGTTTGTGAAATTTTTGTTTCTTCTGTGGAAACATCGTTTAGTTTCTTATGAAGATCCATCAACTTCTCTGCAATCTCTGACACATTTTTGACTGAGTTGATCGCAACTTCATATGCTCGTGGGTGCTGAGACTGTTCTGCAACATCCATCACTCCATCAATTAAAGTTTGACCTTTTTCAATTAGTGAATACAGTTCGTTCCTGATGTGTTGATAGTCTCTTTCTTTATCTTCTTCTTTATCACGAACCGCAATAGAACTAGAGGTTGCTTTTTTGAGCTCACCTAATTCTTGTTCCATTGGAGTGATATCCAAAGCTTGATCTAAAGATTCAAATGGTTTCATGGCGTTAGTCCAAAGAAGTCGTTATCCGATGAAAATACATCCTCATAAGTTTCAACGACAGTATAATTGTCAGTAGTCGGATCTATTTCATTTCTAGGAATAGGAGGAACATCGGTGGATGCTACTTCTGCAGAATAACGAAGCTCTGCAGGACGATTGACAATATCTGTTCTGTAATCAAGGACAACCTTACGAATATCTTTCTCGACATCAACTGGTCCAAACAGATAAGTCTTAACTGTAAAGTTTAGGGTCCATATTGTTGTACCTCTTTGTGTATAATCACCTTCGTAGTCGTCAATATAACTGATTCCGTTTAAAATGATGGCAATATCTCTTTCTTCGTGTGTTTCGTCAATAACTTCAATAGAAACGTTAAGTGATGGATGAAAATTGGGTAGAATTTGTTCAATAATTTGCAGTCCATCGTCTTGTGTTTTAGTCAATACTGATAGTTCAACTTCCAGATTATATGGTACTGGCATATATTGTTTAAATTGAACTGGTTGATTATTTGAAGTGGTAGTTTCTGATGGGACACTTCTCATATATTGAGTAGGAACAACTTTGCGCGATCCGTCATATGTCATTCCTTTGATTTGAAATGAAATTCTGGGAAGTGTAATTTGTGTAGATGGTTTAACATCTTTTGCTTTAGCAGCAATTATAGCTAACCATTTTTCATATGGTCCATATTGAATAGGAACTTTATATGTTTCTATTGTTTCGTTATTTGAAACACCAGGAACTGCTCTTCTTTTTACTACAATATTGTTGAATAAAGTTGCAAACGCAATGATACTCTTTCTTAATATTTGATGATAATAGTAACGTCCACCTAACATAATGATTCTTTACCTTTTCTTTATTTAGTTTCAGATAAATCCAAATGGGGCTTCATCCCCCGGATCTACTACTTTAATAATATCGAATTCTTCTTGAATTTCAGCGTGATCATCAAATGCTACACGTTCTTTCTTTGCACTAATTGATCTATATTCTGCACCACTTTGTTGACCTATGATGAGAACATTACTTAATTTATCAATATCAACATTCAAAGTTATTGGATCTCTTTGTGTTGGATCTTGATTGTCCAACTGACCAACGACAAGAATGCCGGTAGTTTTATCCCATTTCATGACATTTCCTCGTACATATTCCATGGGCTCTAGTATTCCTGAAGAATTATAGAATCTAAAGTCTTCAGTCTGTGGGCCTTGATATCCCGGTTCATCGATATCTTCTGGAATTTTATAGATGTGAACCTCTTCATTGAACACAAATGTTTCAATTCCGTTCGGATTCAATTCAAATTCAAGTCTATAGTATTGAGTTTGAGTTTGAATCATATCAACTTCTTCAATTGAAGTATTAAATTTCTCACCAGAATATTCAAATCTTTCTAATGTAATTTCAAAAACATAATTTCTTCCAAATTGAAAGAATTCACCATCAGTATTTACATATTTTATTTCAAACAATCCATTATCAAATGGAAAATAAACCAAATCTCCTTCTTTTGGTTTATATTCTGTTTGGCCTTCTAGTTCATTAAGTTCAGAATTTGGTCCTGTTCCATTGATTGATTGATAATAACTCTTAAGATAGGGTGAATAATAGGTCTCAAATTGACTCTTTGAGAGTACCATAGTGAGCTCATCTGATGCTCTTACCCCAAATTTTGTCAAAAGCTCCATCCCATTGTTATATCCAGAGTAACTTTTCACATACATTGGAATGGAAAGAGCAAGTTCAAACAGTGATTTTGTAGATTCATTGGTCAATTTATCAAAATTGACCATTTTTCTGGGCATGTACATGACATCTAGACCATATAGAGTGATCTGTTCAATCACCAATGAGTCAATCAGAGCCTCTTCACCAGAATATCCGGTAACATTAGAGAAAAATGTGCTAGTTGATGGCATATTAACCTACCAAATCGAGAACAGGATCTGCCCAATCCATGGCAAATTTTTGTATAATTTCTGCAATTTCTTGTTTTGCCTCGTTATAAATCATTTCACCGTTTAAAGTGATACCACCGGGCAATTTTACATCAGTATGTTTAGTTAAATTGACACCCCATTGATATTTTACGAGTGCAGTAGCATACTTTTTTAACCACATGTCGTTCCAGATATCAGGATACACATCTGGTGATGGTTTTACTGAACATTCCATCAACAAATAATCACCCAATCGTAATGTAGTATTAGAATGAATATGTAATCTATGTGTTCTTTGATTAAAATTGAATACTACTGGTGGTCTTAGAAGAAAATTCAATGTATTCAAATATTCTTGCATGGTATACCATGACACTAAATCAAATTGCATACCTCCAGAATTGCTAAATCCTCCATTCAGAAATGGATTTGTAAAGAAAGCGGCCGGAATTACACCTCCAGTCATAAGATTGGAAGAACTCCCAACTTTAAACACTTTCGTAACACCTATAACATCATCAGGTAAAGTAATCCAATTTCGTTGTTGTTCAACAATTTCAACTCCATACAGTGGGGTTTGATCTTTTACTGCAGTGACTTGAAATACAGCATCATTATTACCACCACTAATGATGACTTGATCTCCAACACTATATCCTTCCCCTGCTGAATATATCGATACGCTCACCAATCCACCAGAAACGGTCCTAGATTCACCCCAATTGACCGTTAATCCTGTCCCTGTCACACCAGAGTTCGCGGGTGCTGTGGGTTGATTTGAACGTGTTTCTGAACCATCTGTGGTTGGAGTGTAATTTGTACCAGGCGTGACCAATGTAAGTTGATCAACTGCACCAGCTCCAGGTACTTGAGGGACTGCAGATTGTGCGGTCTCTTGTAGTCTAGCAGTCTCAAAGAAGTCTAAAAGAGGCTGTTCGACTCTCAAACGATAGAATACTCTTTCTGTGCCGTTAAAATGTTCTCTTTCGTGAAAATATTGAAATGCATCGTTAATTGCTAAATCAATCTGTTCGTCAGCGACGTTGATTTCTAGTACGGGTTTTCCTAATTTATGCAAAATATACTCTTTGAACTCTTTTCTGTTCTGTGGAGAGGCTATGGACATAAGAATGTACTTTTCTTCTATTTAGGATAAATAACCATATATTCATTATAATTGATCATGGCACTCCCAAAAGGAACTAAAAGATATCAACACAAAGTAACAGGAGAAATCAGATATTTCAAGAATCCTCCGAACAAAGAAATATGGAATAAAGTAGGAACTCCAGGTAGCAAATTGTGGAAATGGATCAATAACGGAACTGACGAAAAGTATATTTCATCTACCACTGTAATTCCAGAAGGGTATTCTTGTGGTAGAATTAAAAAGTAATATTATTTTATATTACTTTTATCCAATCTTTCCTTTAATTGAATGAGTCTTTGGTCTATTTGTATTAAAAGTTTATCTTGAGTATCTAATCTTTCCTCAATATTTGCAAGTTTACTCTTTTGATATTCAAAATCTTGCCTTAGTCTTGCAAGTATTAGAGGATTAATTACAGCAATATCCCATAGTGGTTGTCCAACACTTACTATTAGACTAGCTAGAACTGCAGTCGTGATGCCAGACCAAACCATTTGCCTATTTTGACTTACACTATTATTATTGGCCTTTGTTTTTATGTATTTAAACATTCATGGCCATGAGATACTAACATTATTTATTGTAAAGTAGTATTTCATATTACAAATTTATGTATCCTTGTATAGAATTACTCCGATTAAATGGGCATCGGATGGTAGTAAATCAAAACTGTTTCCAACTTCTCTGTATACTATTATATTTGTCGGATATCCAGTAGTTCGCGTACCTCCAGGAGTTATCGCTGGCGTTAAATTTGTTATGAATTGCCAGTCCACATTAAGGGCTGTGTCGGTAACACCTTGGGCAACACCTTGAATGGAATCTAAATCATTTAAATCCGTATATATACGACAAGCTATTCTCCAAACTGCTGCGGCCGCTGAGAAACCAGTGGGGTCTGCTTTCCATACAAATCTAGCCCTAAACGTATTCCATCCAGTCGGCCATCCAATCCATGTTTGAGCATATCTTTCCGTTGTAGGATTAAAAATTAAGTAATTGCGGTTGATATCGTTTGCAGGGGTTTCATCATTTCCCGTAGTGCAGCCATTAGTAATGGTCGGCCTAAAATCATTAGCACCAATCCACAAGTATTCACTATTCGCACCATCTACGCCAGGAACACCTTGTGGGCCTTGCGGTCCTGGGGAACTTTGAGAAACCCATGATGTTCCATCAAATTGCCAGGATCTAGAACCTTCAGAATATACTTGATTTGTTATTGGTGATGCTGGAAAATCGAATGCCATTCTCTTCTATAATTTCTTGTATTTATTGTCTACTTTCTATGATATTATGAATAAAATCGAGAGGAATATTAGAATTTTGAGCTACTGACAATAATTCCTCTAGGTCTTCTGGATCTAATACCATTTGACTCAACATCATGGTAAAACTAGCAGCAATTCCATCTTGGTTTGGATTGCCACCAGCAGCAAGTATAAGTGCCCCCATTGTCGTAGTAAATCCGACATTAACCACAGGATTAGATATCGCCTGCATGATGGCTTTCTGGTAAACCTGTGAAATAATAACCTCATTTAAAAACTGTAAGTAGTTTGGTTCTGATTCTGAAATCACTTCTTCTACAATCCATCCGTAAGTCACAGTTTGATTGTCAACATCGATAACTGGGTCTGCTTGACGATATGAGAATCCTTCTCCCAATGCTGGTACGGGTTCTTGAATTACATCAAATACTAAAAGTTCTGACGATAACCCAATGACTGGCTCATCGTCTGCTCTAGGGTATTTGTACAGTTCATTTGTAATTGTGTTGTAAATTATTTTCATGATTAGAACGCAGAGTTAATAGCTGTAATATATGTATCCATAACTGATTCATACGCAGCTAGATCTAGATCGGCTCCTATCTGCAATCCTTGTAGTCTTCCGTTATTTCCAATAAATTGAAGTCCATTGGTTCTATAAAACATTCGGAAGTTGGATGTGGAAGTCCCGACAGAAGTTCTTGTTCTTAGGTAGTCTGTGCCCAAAACTCTTGCGGTGAATTCAGTATTAACTATTCTAGTAAGACCTCGCCACCCCACAGTTCTTGCTGTTCCGGTAGAAATAGTTTCTTCTGTTGTGCTCTGACCTACCATTATATCGTTAGTTGTAGAGTTTCTATGTATTTCTCTCTTAGTTCCCGTTCCATTGCAACTTACTAGGGTTCCTGTGGTTCCTGTAGTAGTAGCTGACGTTAATTTTACAGCAATCGAACTATCATTTGCGTCATTATTATTATCAGCGTAAGGAATATCAACTCTGGGTGTATTGGTAGTGTTCAGTGCAGCCAGACCAGTTTTACGATTCCAGTTCATTGAAGCAGTACCAGATGCAGTAGATGCTGTTAAATTCTCTAGAGGAATCATTGCGCCAGCAATTGTCCTAGGTCCACACAAAGGTAAGCAATAACCAATCTTATCCCATAGTGTAATTGAATTCGATCTCCATGTTCTTGTAGCCTTGAGATCAGCAAACAGTTGAAATATTGCATTCTTGGTTGTCGATTCCAATGCAGATCCATCAGCGGACTCCACGCGATCAATATAGTTCTGAGCATCAGCATCTAATGAGTTAAATCTAAAAGGATTTATAATAATTAAACTCATGCTTCAACTCCTATTATCCAAACTTTTAATCCAGCACCGGGAACAGTAGCACCAATTTGATCAATATCAATTGATATCAACGCATCATTAGCTAATGAAGTATCTGATATAACTGGAGGAACAGCAGCAGTAACACTACTAAATTCTGTAGCATCGATTGAAATCTTTGTACTTAGTATAGATACTGGTGTGTCTCCTTCATTGATATCTACAATTAATGTAGATCCAGTAGGTGCAGTATTTACCGTTGCTCTAACTTCCGTAACAGTCATAGCTCTTGGCATCCTGAACCTAACTCTATTATTTCCCGTAGTTAGCGCAGTGGATTCATCGGAGGCAGCAATACACAAACGCATTACACTACCTGGAACGCCTTGTGGACCTTGTGCTCCTTGAGTTCCTTGTACTCCCTGAACACCCTGAGTTCCTTGTGGTCCAGATTCTCCAGATGCGTTTAGTTCGACCCATTGTGTAGTATTTCCATCATTAATATATCTATAAGTAGGTAGTCTTGGATCATCACTATTTGTCCACTCATCACCTACATTTGGACTAGATGGTGCAGTTGGTGAATATGTATATCCAGATGCACCTGAAGAACCTTGAAAACCTTGAAAACCTTGAGGGCCTTGAGTTCCAGCTATACCTTGAGTTCCTTGATTTCCCTGGAATCCTTGAGGACCTTGAGTTCCGTTAGAACCAGCAACACCTTGGAAACCTTGTGGGCCTTGAGTTCCGTTACTTCCAGCTATACCTTGGGATCCCTGGAATCCTTGAGGACCTTGAGTTCCGTTAGAACCAGCAACACCTTGGAAACCTTGTGGGCCTTGAGTTCCGTTACTTCCAGCTATACCTTGAGAACCTTGATTTCCCTGAAAACCTTGAGGACCTTGAGTTCCGTTAGAACCAGCAACACCTTGGAAACCTTGTGGGCCTTGAGTTCCGTTACTTCCAGCTATACCTTGAGAACCTTGATTTCCCTGAAAACCTTGAGGACCTTGTACTCCAGGTTCTCCTTGATCACCAATACTTACTATGGCAACCCAAGACTTTCCATTCCAGGTCCATGACCTGTCACCTTCAGTGTATACTTGATTGAGTACCGGAGATAGTGGAAAATCAAACATATTACTTCTGTAGTATTAATTGTACTTGTGAAGTGGATGTACAAAGATTGTTACTAAGAATTCCTAATTTAGTAGCTCCATCAAAGAAATAACACATACCAAGTCTTCCGCCTACGTGTGTAGCACCAGCACCACCAAAATGTAAGAAAGCCAATGGTTCTAACACACGATTTCTCATATCAAATCTTGCATGACGCTGAGTTCCGTTTATGTTTAGATTGAGATACTTTCCACCATTTGTGATTGGGTCATTAGCTCCGCATGTTCCGGTATTGAATAAAGTACCTCTATTTCCATATGCAATATCAGAAGACCACACTCCAGTAGCACCACCAGCAATATCTAGAACGTCGATAATGTTAGTGTTACCTCCACGAATTCTGTATATGAATGAATGTCTGGCATTGCCAGAAGGATCTCTAAGTATTCCATGTGAATGCGCCGCTACTATTCCAGCACCACCAGCCGCAGCCGCAGCAGCCCAAGTAGATGTATCCCAAGTGTTTGCAGTAATGTTATAGTTATATACAGCAGTTTGGTTAGTAAATAGTAAAATCTTATCGTCGTCGTTTTCAATAACAAAAGTTGCCGCAGCACTAGGAGTTACCGTCCAGGTAGGGACGGTAAATGTAGCGGTAGCTCCTGATGTATGGGAGGTAATTCTACGCCTTTGTCCAACCGAGGTTAGGTTAGTTGGATCGTTGATAATTCTAATTTGAAAGTTTCTGTATTCATTGGCAAATAATGTAGCAGGAAGGGCACCAGAAGATGCATTTATTGTAGTAGATGTATTACCTGCTGCTGATGTAATATTTCCAAAATATCCAACGTTACTATCTGTTGCATCAGAGGGGCAATGGCCTTCACTTAAAGCAACCATCGAAGAGTCCCCACCGATAGTAGCAGGTAGGTTAGTTTGTGCGAGAGTAATATAAGAGTTTGTTGCGATATCATAAGCTCTGAAAATACCAGCAGCTAATGTACCGGCACTGAGTAGATATACACGACCTGATCTAATTTCATACAAATCACCAACTGCTGGTGTAAAAGTTAATGCAGAATCAAGAGTAATTGTAGGAGTTGTTCCTGCGGTATTCGCTATAATTTGTCTAGCTTCAGTCTTACCGGAAGATGGACTAATTATTCTGATTGTGAAACCTTCACCATCACCACGATTTGCTAATTGATTGGCAGCAACGGCAGCAGGTAATGCAGTTGTCAGTATGACAGAAGTTGTGGTAGCTCCAGCGGCTAAAGTTCCTCTAGGGCCTTGTGTTGGGTGCATAACACATGCCGCACCAGCACCAAAAGTACCTGCAAGTGCCGGTGATGGTAGGGGAATGAATTCGTTAGTCAGTGGAGAATAAGCAGAAAATAATGCTGCGCCATTCAAAATATAATTATATGGTGTATTTCTATTACTATTTCTATTGTCCCATGCCACACAACCACCAGCGGCCATCGCAGAAATAGCTGGTGCTGCGAATCTCCAGGTGAACTGGTCAATATTATCTTTGAAGTTTAAAGTAGTAGTCATTTCTTTTAATTAGTTGATACGGGACCTAACATTTGATGCCCATGCAGTATTCATGGAATCGATTACCATAGAAGAGGCAGAGATATTACCAATGTTTGTTTGGTTACTTAATGTTGTAACTGTAGTAACTGTTCCCAGAGTAGGCAGTGTGCTGACAGCAACAGTTCCTGATATTACAGTACAACGAAGAAGTCCAGTGCTTGGGTCAAAAGCCAGTCCAAGAGGTGCAAGATTTCCTGCAATTTGATTTAATCTTAAGGAAATTCCTTCAGTTGTTAAATTTCCAAATGCGTTTCTAAGAGCCATTTTTATGTTCCGTCCTCTATCCAAAGAGTTAATCCGTTAGATGTATCCCACCAAATGTATTTATCATTTCCATTCAACTCCAATAGAGTTGGTTGTGTTGATTGTATAAACGAAGGTGTTCCCGTAAAAATTCCAGGATCGCCCTGATCACCTTGTGGTCCAGCTTGACCACTTACAACTAATTCTACCCATTGGGCAGTATTACCATCATCAATATACCTATAAGTTGGTAATTTAGGATCAGAACTATCTGTCCATTCATCTCCTGGGTTTGGACTAGTTGGTTCTGTATCTGAATATGTATAAACATATCCACTCCCTCCACCACCTCCCTGTGGACCTTGAGGGCCTTGAAAACCTTGAGGGCCTGGTGTTCCTACACCAGGAGCACCTTGTGGTCCTTGAGTACCGGAACCAGTTGCACCTTGATTCCCTTGAAATCCTTGTGGACCTTGAGTTCCGTTACTTCCTGCATTTCCTTGGAAACCTTGAGGACCTTGAGTTCCGTTACTTCCAGCAACACCTTGAAATCCTTGGGGACCTTGAGTTCCGTTACTTCCTGCATTTCCTTGAAATCCTTGGGGACCTTGAGAGCCTGCATTTCCTTGGAAACCTTGAGGACCTTGAGTTCCGTTACTTCCTGCATTTCCTTGAAATCCTTGGGGACCTTGGGTTCCATTACTTCCAGCAACACCTTGAAATCCTTGGGGGCCTGGAGTTCCGTTACTCCCTGCATTTCCTTGGAAACCTTGGGGCCCTTGAGTTCCGTTAGAACCAGCAACACCTTGATTCCCTTGAAATCCTTGGGGTCCTTGAGTTCCGTTAGAACCAGCAACACCTTGATTCCCTTGAAATCCTTGGGGTCCTTGAGTTCCGTTAGAACCAGCAACACCTTGATTCCCTTGAAATCCTTGGGGTCCTTGAGTTCCTGTATTTCCCGCAACTCCCTGAGTTCCTTGAGGTCCAGTATCACCTTGAAATCCTTGGAATCCTCTAGGGCCTTGAGTACCTACGCCAGTTACACCTTGAGGTCCAGTATCACCTTGAAATCCTTGGAATCCTCTAGGGCCTTGAGTACCTGAGTCTCCTTGGTTTCCTTGAAACCCTTGAAAACCACGAAGGCCTTGTGAACCTTGTGCACCTTGTGAACCTTGAAGTCCAGTAAATCCTTGCGGACCCTGATCACCCTGGAATCCTCTAGAGCCCTGTGCACCAATATCACCTTGAAAACCTTGAAATCCTCTTAATCCTTGATTTCCCTGAAAACCTTGAGGGCCCTGAGATCCATTATTACCCCCAACACCTTGAAATCCTTGTGGACCTTGAGTTCCGTTACTTCCTGCATTTCCTTGAGGCCCTTGAGTACCGTCAATTCCGTTTGCGCCCTGAAAACCTTGCGGACCTTGAGTTCCGTTAATTCCATCGGCCCCTTGAAATCCTTGTGGGCCTTGAGTTCCATTACTTCCTGCAACACCTTGGGGGCCCTGATCTCCCTGGAATCCTTGAGGCCCTGTTTCTGTCGAATTGGATGATATTAATATCCAGGCGCCATCTGGAAGTATATCTTCACTCCAGACTGATTCTGTACTATCTAAAGTATTGACCCAACGATCTCCAGATCTTAAATCTCCACCATTTTCTCTTTCTGTGGGTTCTACATCAGAAAATATTGTCTTATTTGTGATAGTAGGGGAAATGCCTAAACTACCTATAACTTTAGTCTTTTTGAAGAGCGACATAAAACCCTTATGTTTACTCTATTTAGTAAATGTATCTCAATTTTGGGGCCCTATTTGTCCCAAAGCCGGATTCATTGCAAAATCAACAAAAATAATTCCAGATACAACTTCTTCTAGTGGATCTCCGTTTGCGTCTGTAATCAGTGCAAAATATGTATATTTGCCTTCTTCTAGTAATATTGTTTGATCAGCAGTCATATTAAGAGAAAATATTCCATTTTCTCCATCTTCAATGACACAAGTAAAAGGAATGTAATTATAATATGTTAAGTCTGCGGTCGAATCTGTTGCAAATATGGCCCTAGCATGTTTGGCTAGGTGCGCTGTGACCGTTGCTCCAGTTATATTTAATGGAGAATTGTCAGCTTCAGTCAAATAGAAATTTCTACTGAATGGCAAACCTGCACTAATAGTGAAATTAAATTGATATTTCATAGTTCAGCCTCGGCCCTATAAGCAATGTTTCCGGCCCAATTGAATCCAAGTGTATTTTGGAAACCTGTCCACCCATATAGGTTAACAAATGAAGGAGTCCAGCCAGAAATAGTTGGTACAGTTCTCATTATTACCGGGAAGAATGCATTAAATGAAATATTTGCGGTTGTTGAGTTTGGATTTAGATTGGCCCCAGTAATACCATTAAAAAAATATCTGTGTGATAAAAGACATTCGAGACCATAATCTCTACGTTCAAATGGTGTAGCCACAGTTCCTGGTTCAAGTTGTGCATCACGAATCGTCCAAGTAGTTCCAGCACCCATACCAGCAACAGTGAATCTGATTTCAACACCTCTCCATGCAAAGTCACCCATGTTGAATGTTGCACTATATCGTGTCAGAGTTGAGTTGACTGTAAAGGTTCCAGTTGCAATAGTATTCCAAGTAGTAAATACATCATTCGTATTTGGGTAAAACGCTGTCCATGTAACAGTAGTAAGTGAACTATGGGCTAGATCAACTGAGAGAGTCACATCGCGATTACGAAGTGCTAATGCATTAACTGACTCGATCCTCTGTAAGAATGTGGCACCAGTATTTCCTGCTGCTCCATAAATGACTTGACGTGCTCTTTGGTCCGTAACAAGAGTTTGAGAAGTCAAAGCGGCTCCAGTTGCAGTAGCTGCCCATCTGTCAGTTACATATAAACCACCAGTAAATCCAGGTGTAACTGACAGGCCATATCTAAAGTTCAAATTCATAGCACCATTGATCAATACATTTCTGAACCCTGCTAACTGACCACCGTTCTGACTTGGAAGGTTCAAGTTCCCAGTCATGGTGTCACCGTCAATATTGACGTATAGAGCTTCATTGGCCGTATCAATATAATCTACCAATTCTGATGCTGGCATTTTATGATTGGTACCGGATCTGGAGACGATAAAATTATCTGTGTCTTGAAGTGGCATGGCTTTACTGATTAGATGGCAATTGAATTTGAATAATTGAACTCAAGTTAAACTGATCGACCAGTTCAATCAAGGACTGTACTTCTTCTCGACTAATTGTCATCAATTCAAGTAAAGATTGAAATCCAGATTGAATTGCAAGTACATTCGGTCTATTTGTTGATGCCCCAAGTATTAGTGCACCCATAAGAGACGTATATGCTACAGAAATAGGTGGAGATTCAGAAGCTTGCTGTAATACTTTTTGATATAATGGACCAGAAATAACAGCATTTAGAAAATCTTGAAGCTGAAATTCAGGTGGAGCTGGTGTTGGTGCACTTGGAAGAGGAACTGATACTGGTTTTTGTTCAACTCTCCATCTATTATTTTTCCAAACTACTTGTCTATTTTGTGTAGCATTTGGTGGTTTAACTTTTGTCGCATTTGCAGGAATTAAAAATACACCAGGCTCTAACGGAGACTCGTCAGCAAGACTTTCTCCTGTGTATATTCCGCTAATTGGATCGTAATTATAAATTTTCATAGTTTAGAATTTAATAATGGCCAACAGGGCAATGTTACGTGGTCTGGTTTCATTTCCACCATTTGCTTGAATAGAAATACCAGTGAAATTTCCAAAAATACCAATACCGGTGCCGGATGGTGCAGTTTGTGAGTTTTGAGCTTGACCTACAATATATTGAATACCGATATTGGCTGGTGCACCCCAGTCTTGGCGAGCATAACCATGAGTGTGCCCCGGATCGAATACACCATGAGCATGGCTTGGGTCATTAACGCCATGGCCATGGTTTAAGAATGATTCGTTTTGGAATGTACCAAATACTCTACTTCCTTCTGGCCATGTACCAGCAGCTCGGCCATCAGCCCAACATCTTATAAATTCACCACGGAGATCTGGAATTGCAAATGTTGTGGATCCATTTCCAGCTCCAAAAGTTGTACCAATTGCTGCAAATAGATCAGAATATACAGAACGAGTGAGTATTGCTCCGTTGGCTTTCAACCAACCTGCAGGCGCAAAGTTTCCTGCAATAAACGCAACTGTTCCTGGTGCAACTGATCCGCCCCCACCAACTGACGGAGATGCATCTACCCAAGCCGTACCATTAAATATATTAAGTCTACCGGAAGTTGTGTTATACCATAGTCTTCCTGTTGCAGGACTACTAGGGGCTGTGGGACCGACTACTGCCAATCCGCCTGCGTAAGTTTTTAATTCTTCCGCTGACATTCTATAGTTGGTTCCCGATCTTGCGACAACTAATTGGTCAGTATCTAGTAAAGGCATAGATATCTTGCTTTTTCTTATTTAGTGTTAAGGTAATACAGCTAATGAAGCAATATTAAAAGAAAGAACTATCGTTCCAACATCGACGATTGGATTTCCAGAAACAGGAACAATTCCATTAGTTCCGTTAATAGTTACTGATGTAACTGTTCCGACACCAGCAACACCAGATACTCGCCATGATGTTGTTGCTGCAACATATACATATTGAGTTCCGTTAGATGGATCAACCCATGTATCACCATCAGATGGGCTGTTTGGAAAATTAAGTGCCATATGAACTTATTAGTATAATTATATTTATGTTATTTTATGGATCTGGCCAAGGTGCAGTTGGAGGTGTAAATATAGGACCCAGTGCAGCTAGAGCATCTTTTTCGGAGTTAGTAAGACCATCTAATATTCCACCATGAATGGATCTAGGTGAAATAACTACTTCTCTTATGTGTCCATCAAAAGGATAATTCGAGTCTAAATCACGACCAATTAACATGTCTCCAACATGAGAACTAGAAGGAAACGCTGGAGAATATGCCACTAAGTTTCCATTAAAAAATAAAGTAATTACTGAATTCAATTCAGTAACCTCGACGTGATTCCATACGCCGGATAATGGACCAAGAGAACTTATATTATCACCATAGTATTCATCACCAATATAAAAATCTAAGAAAGTACCTGCCAATCCACATTCTAATCCCCATCCCTCTCCACTTCCTGGAAATGAATTACCCTTACTGATTATTGTCATGTTACTACTGAATGAATTGCAATATACCCAGCATTGTAGAGTCCACTCGTCAATTGTATTAATATCTAATTGAGCCGAGTCTGGAAAATTTACTAAAGAATCTACTCCATTGAATAGGGCACTATTTTGACCAAATAATAGTTGGTCATTTGTAATTTCTGCACCACCAGAAGGGGTTCCGACTAGTCCATAGATGCTAGAATCTGGAAACAGAACAGATCCATCAAGACCTGTCATGTGAGCTATGAATAAATCTGGAGGAAATATTGGAGGTGGTGTATTTCCGTATCTACCTAGTATGAAGCTCATTAGCTATACTGTATAATGAACCAAAGTTTGACTCCAGTTCCTTCTGTAGTAGAACCGACTTGATCAAAATCTACACTAATAACATCCCCAGCAACTAGTGCATCATCTGAAATTACATAAGGAGTGGCAGATCCTATGCTCGATACATCTCCGTCATCGATATGAATTTCTGTAGTTAAAATACTGGATCCATTCTTATTCACATCTATGATTATATCTGAACCGTCTGGTGCGACAATTGAAGATGCTATAATAGAATCTATTGTCCCATTCAATGGGACTGTAAATGTAAACTTATCTGTCCCAGTAGTAATTGGTGTTGTTTCATCCGAACAAGTGATTCCTAGTGGAATTAGAGGAGAAGTTGTAGCACCCGGTTCACCCTGTGGTCCTTGTTCTCCTGGATCACCTTGAGGACCACCGGCATCACCTTGAGGACCTTGTGCACCTGGGACACCTTGGGGACCCTGTGCACCAGTCCCAGGTGGACCTTGAAATCCTTGTGGGCCCTGAGGTCCGCCAGGATCACCTTGGAAACCTTGGGGTCCCTGGGCACCTGCAGGATTGTTGTTAAATCCAGAAGTTCTAACTGTCCATTTTCCTTGACCGGTTAGAGATTGGGGATCAACTACCCATTGATATCTATATCCATTGGATACATCAAAATATATTTGATTTGGTGTTGGGTTTGCTGGAAAGTTGAGTGCCATTATAATACTTTATTTCTATTTATGGTAGAGTAGTTAGACCATCGATATTAAACCCCAAAGCAGGCGTAACATCATTTCCTGTTTTTGTCAAAGGAAGAGTAACTGATGGTGTATTTCTGGCTTCTCCTGGGACCCAAGTAGTACCATTGAATCTTAAGAGTGAATTCGTTGTTGCAGTCGGGGTAACTACAGTGGTGTTAACGTCTCCTAATTGGCCTAAATTATAATCTCCTTCTTGTGCGGTAACAACTCCAATTCTGCCAAATACCGACAGGACTTGAACTGCAGTTGTAGGAACAGTTACCCAAACAAAACCGTCATATATGTACTGACCAACAGTTACGTTTGAGTTTTCGTCTGGGTTGCCACTGTCTGAAATTAGAGTTGTATTTCCTGGACGAAGAATCGAAGGAGAAGAAATTCTTCCCGCCGCAATTAATGCGGCGTTAATTGCGTCTGTGGTAGTACCTCCAACTAATTCTGGATCGTCATTTTCTAAAGTGAAAATAGTCACATCGAAGGATATTCCAGTACCTGTTGATGTCCACTTTACACCATCAAATACATAACTAACGTTATTTGATGGATCTAACCAAGATAGGCCAGGAGTAGGATTATTTGGAAAATTTACAGCCATTAGGTATACCTTTTATAGTATTTATGTTTTGATGATATACATTAATGCTATATTTCTTGGTCTAGTTTCAGTTCCTCCAGTTTGGCCGGTATTGACAGTTGCAATACCCGATCCATTTGGAACGGATTGTCCAGCACCGCTAGTCGCTGCATTATTTTGTGTCGGTACTGTGTGGAAGTGAGCTTGAATTTGTTGACCCTGGAATGATCCTAGAGCTCTACCAGAATCGACTCCTTTTGTGTTGTCCCAACCTCTAACGAATTCACCACGCAGATCTGGTATATTATCTGGATAGTAAGGAATAAGATTAGGATACGGAGAAGAATCTCTACCATCACATTCTACCCAACCTACAGGAACTGTACTTGATCCCCACATTATAATTGCACCTGGCGGAACACCACTAATTAGAGTAGAGTTGGCCAAAGTTTCTGGTGTTACAGTTACATTATCTAATAGACCAGCATCAACTTCTGCTTGAGTCGCGTTTCTTTGAGTTCCTTCAACTGTAAATGTTGCATCAGGAACATAATTTTTAATGCCATTCTTGAGAGTTCCTGGTGCTAATGCTACGGCATTGCTTGTCGCATTATTTACATCTAATTGTGTACCAAAACGAAGAACACCAGTATCGGTTTGTGTGGCCAGTCTTATCGATACAATTGGACGATCTGGACCATTTGTGGTTGTATTGATTTCCACAGGAAGAGCACCTGTAACTTCTTTCAATTGGCCACTAGATCCAATACCAATAGATGCCGAAGTTACTACCCATTGCTCACCGCCATCTACATCTTCATACCAAACATACAAATTACCGTCTGATCTATTCCACCAAAGATTACCAATTAGAGGATTGGCTGGTGGTAGAGTGGATACTGTAACTGGTGCCCTATCTGGTATAACAGATGCAGGAGATGCATCAACCCATTGTGAAGATGGGTTGGGATCGGGTGTTACTCCATCTTCTAGGAAAATTTCTGTGTAATAAACATACAGTCTACCGGTACTTTCATCCCACCATAAATCACCAGCAACTGCTGGTGATGGAGGTGTACTGCTTATGAAAGTTCTAGGTACTTCTGGATTAGGTACTGCCTGAATCCATTGGCCACTATCTTCATCTCTATAGTAGATATAAAGATTTCCTTCTTGTTTATCCCAGTATAGATAACCGGGAATTCTTACATCTTCTGGTGGAGCATCAGATATAATAACTGGAGGCTGAATAGCACTCTCCCAAGCACCAACAGTTGGGTTGAAGATATACTTCAGTCCACTACTTACATCAATATATGGATTACTGGTATCTGTTGGAAAATTTAGTGCCATTTATTTATTAATCAATTGTTGAAGTAGTGACTTTATCTCATCTATTTCCTGTTTTAGCACTGCAATTTGATGTCGAGAATCAATGTTCATTCTTGCTTGTTGTCTTGCAATTCGATATCTTTCTCTTTCTACAGATTCCCTATTGACGATAACGCCAGTTTGGGAATCTTTATAGAGATTGTTATATCCAGCAACAGGTTGTTTCATAATCTTATTTATTCACTTGCAATTGCTCTAAGGTCATCTATCAATGGTACTTTTGCAACGTTTGATGCAGTGAGTACAATCTTCAAAGCAAAACCGGAGAATTGAGGAATTCCCTGGGCACTCCAGGTATATTCTGTCCAATCGTTTGCAGAAAGTTGACGAGGATCAACAATATCACTAGATCTGACTCTAATTTGAGTATTGTTGTTACACAAACCGTTTCCATTGAATGGAATCCAGTTGACATCAGTTAGATTTCCGTCAAATTCTTCATTTCTTGGACGATAGTATAGACGAATAGAGTCATTCTCATACATAATTCCAGTAATTTTGACTTCTAAACCATCAGATGGATTTTCCAACTTGAATTCTCTAGAAATCCACTTGGCAAATACAGATCCGTCTTGTTGAGTCTCTGGAATGAAATAAGGATACGAAACATTAGATACATTGACTATGTTTATTGGTAGGAGTGCACCTAGTGAATCACGAATTTCAATATCTGGAGTGATGGATAGTGTGTTCTGACCTCTTACTTTTAGTTTTCTAGTTAGCGGATTCCAAGAATCGACAATAATATTTCCAGTTGGGAGAATTAAAATGTCATTTGGTGCTAGAGTGAACGGCCCATCTGTTCCTGGTGATCCATCAAATGTTAGAATTCTTGTAGGAGTTCCGTTTGATGGATTTGATTCTGTTGGTCTATTGACCAAAGAGTGTGCCAATACGGCATTGGTTCTGTCAAAGTCAAATACTGGTGAAATCTTAGAATCTGACGTTTGCAAATTCAACGTGACATTCAATGATTTTCTATTCTGTAGGAAAGAGTCATTAGAATATTTGACTTCATTCAAATAGTGTGCACATTGTTTTGGGTTGTTGTAGTAGAAACTAATTTCCCCAGGAACGCTTACTGGAGCAGAAAGAATATAAGGTGCCTGGCCATTTCCATTGATGGAAGCACAACCCGCAGAACGAACTACAATTGAATTGGTAGTATTCTTAAAGAGAAGAGAACCTGTTCTAATGTTAATTACTTCAAAAGGTCTGTTGTAATTACACATACCACCAGGGCCTCCTGCCTTACCGGAAGATGTTGCGGCGGTGTCAACCTTAAATGTAAATGTGTTAAACTCTGCAGTTAGGACTTCATGCAATCCGTTGATTTCATCAACGGGAATTCCATTAATCTCATTTTGAGATCCATAGCCTTGAATGCCTTCAATATATGCATAATCCCCAGGTAGGTGGCCATGAGTTTTCTTGTATGCTCTAACTATCTTTGGATTGTTTCCAAATTCGTTAGTTTCATTTGCCGGATCTGGGTTGAGATTTGCACTGGTCTCGATAGGATCAGGATCCATTGGTTCCATTCCTAGAGGTGAATTTTCTAGACGAATTTGAGAATTAGTATTTGTTGTAAATTCTGCACGACGAAGAACAAACTTGATATCTTCAGTTTGATCTTCAGTCCATAGACCACCGTTCTGTGAGCGGAAGATAGAACCAAGAAGTGGTTGTTGTGTCACTCTAGTTTCTGTTCCTAGAATATTTTCACCTAACTTAGAAATGTATGCAGTATATTCTACTGAGTTTGGAGACTTCAGAACAAATGCATAGTTTGTATTTCCTAGTAGATATACTGGAGCTTCGAACTTGAATCTAGTTGGTGCTGTGGCATCATCAGATACTGCAACACCCATATCAACAGCCGCTCTGTTCTCTACTACTCTGACATAAAGTTCAGCACCATTACCATCTCCATTGATAATTGCAGTAGGGATTTGAGTGTATCCGCGTCCTATTGTTTCGATATTTACTTTAACAATTTTACCTTTAGAGATTACGGCTGTTGCTGTAGGTGGAACCCCGCCTGGAAGTTGAGGTTCGGCAAATTCTACAGTTGCAAATGTGTAACCATCACCTAATTTGGTCACATCGATACGTGAAACCGAAATTTCATCATTCGCAATTACAAATGTTGAAAGAAGAGCAGGTGTGACTTCTGGAACAATAACTTCTCCCGGTATAAATTCATTCAAATAATTACTGAGAATGACATTGTATACAGTGTTTTGAACATTTCGTGTTGGGTCTAGGGATGCACTATCAAAATCGATGGTGTTTTTGAGAACTCCACGTGCACCGCTAGTCTTTCCTACAATTATAGTTCCAGCTGGAAGCGTTACTTGAGTTTGTGCTGCCAGAGTACATATGACTCTCAAAATAGAGTCAGGATTCTTCTCAACTAGAGAGAAAGGAATAATATCTTCGGTTGGTACTTGTCCTTCTGTACTGACAAGGTATGCCAATACACTTTCGTTCTCATCTTTAGTTTTAAAGAATACATCAAGTTCGGTGACAAATACACCCTCTGGGTTATTGTTATCGATCAAGAATGTTTGAGCAACCGGGTCGAATGCTGAGGCTGTTGGCACAGGACCAGTTCTAACTTGTTGTGCTTGTGTTCTTCCTGTTGAGATTCTTTCGACGTTTGGTACTCTAGTTGAGATAATGGTTTCTTGTTTGTCAATTATGACTCCACTAGAAGTAAATCCACTTTCACCGAATGCATCAACATCTGCACCATTTGTAGGATTAGTTGTGAGTCTGAATGAACGTGTTCCTACATCAAAGTTACGAATTGGGGAAGAATTGTCATATTGAACTGCCCCCATATCACCGTTGAATGTTGTACCATTGACTGGTGCATGTCCATTTGGAATTAGGAAAACTCCAGTAATAGTACCAACGTTGTCACTGATAATTTCAGCTCCAAATCCTTTAGGATTGGTATTTGCTCTATTGACAAATCTCTTAGAACCATCCTCTTCTAAAGTTGTTGGTTCATCGGGAGAAACCCATGCATTGACATCAATTCCATCAAAGAATGCGTAGTATTTGGCATTTGGTTTTAGTCTGTATGCATAGAAGAAAACTGCAGTAGATCTCATTGTCTTTGCAACTTGAGTATCTACAATTCTATCTCCCTGGGAAGTTTGAACTGTAGTTGACGTTGCAGGATTGACTCCAATTCTGAATTCACTTCTTGATTGATTAAGAACAGTAGTCGAACTTACATTGACTGGTCTACTTGTGAATGGAAGTGAACCACCGCCGTCCTGAATACTCAATCCTCTTCTTTGTGCTTCGGCAAAACTTATAATTCCACCAGGAATTACTTGAGAACTTGTTGTTTCCCAGTCGCCCCAAACGGTTCCCAATCCCATAGAAACGAGATTGTTAGTCATGTCAACCATAGAATTATACAAACTGTTATCTTCAATAACAAGTTTGTCTCTTCTTCTTACCTCTTGCCAAGTATCAACTGAAGGTTCGAGTTTAACTTCACCATCATAAACAAACACAGAGAATGGTTGTAGATTTACAGTTCTTGTTGCAAACGGATTTTGAATAAAATCTACACTTGTGTATGGAAGAGTTAGTAATGGTCCAGTCTTTCTGTAAAAATTACTTAGTCTTTGAGAATTGAGTTGATTTACTTCTTCTAGAGCAACTTGTTCGGTAAAATGAGGAGGTCTTAGGTGATCAGATACAGGATCGATTGAGCATCTGTATTCTTCTGATGTTGTATTTCCGTTTGCGTGGTTTGCAAATGAATCAACAACGAATCCATTTTTGAATCTATCAAGTCCAGTTACAGAATCTCTGACCTGTGCATTCAATGCAGACTGTTCAAGAAGAGATAGAGAAACATAGTCTTCGACTCTTTGAATTCTTCTGTCCAAAGAAGAAATGTCTCTCATTGTATAACGTCTGTAGTTATACTTTTTGATGTAAATGTCTTCTGCAGAGAATGTGTAAGGTGGAAGTCTTAGGTCATACAAACGAATGGATGTAGATTCATCATTTGGAGCCTTAGGGTTAAGATCAGGAACACCTTGAGTGAGTCTAAGTTCTCCAGTTCTGTCTAGGAAAAGTGTATCAATTCTCGCTAGGTAGTATTCAATATCACAAGAGAACAAAGAACCTGGAACTAGGAATCTAGGAACATCAGCATTTCCACCCAATGTTGAATTTCTGAAGTTTCTAGCTGCAAATGAGTTTACGCCAGAAATACCTGGAATTCTAGAAGGTGTCGGTGCAGCACCATTGACCGATGGTCTGAAGTCAACACAGTCTCTAAGTTCTAGAATACTAGAACTTTCAGATTGTTGCTGATCTGGAATTGCAGATGAAATAGAATAGATTGGAATCTTTTTGTAAGAAATTCCAAGATCATGTGTATATGAGTCTACAGAGAAAAAGTCACCGTCAGTTGTGTGATCGAAGGCATCACATGTGACATACAGATCTGTTACCGCTGCAGGACGATTAGCCTTAAGGATGAGTCTAGAAATATCATAGATATTATCTCTCTGACCATCATCAAATGTGTAGTTATCGGTAACATCTAGTCCGTCAGGAGTGACAACTGAATATAGTTTAAAGACATCAGTTCTTCCTAGTGACAATACTGATTTTGCAGCATCTGCAGCAGGAATAAAGATTCTTTCATCGGTAGATCCATTTTGATACTTGACGAGAATTTTCTTCTTAGCTCTTACATCAGTGACGGATACAGTTGTAATTACTTTTAGCAATACACTGTCAATAAGTGGATCCAAATTAATGACCAACTTCTTACCATCGTCCAAAGTTGAGAATCCAGTTGGAAGTAGGAATCTGCCCTCTAGATATGGAATTCCGTTTGTGGTATTCTCTGCAATTGCTACTGTTGTGTTACTTCCAGGAACAAACTGTTCGTTTGGATCTGTGGTTGTGATGGTGATGAAAGTAGCACCAGCACTGAATGGTACATAGAACTGTCTGAATGCTTGATAGCGAATATCAGTAGATAGGGGTGCACCCTCTAGAGTTTTGACAACTTTTTGTGGAAGTTGATAGATTAGATTATCTGAAGAGTTGCCAAATTTCTTTGAACGAATTCTAACAACTTGTTTACCGGTTACATTGTCTGTAAGTGTTGTTGTGAAGTAAATGTATGCAGGAGTTCTAAGGGAACCATATCCAGATGGTTCCGTAGCAAATAGAACCTGTTTGGTTATTGCATTACCTTCGTCATCAACAAAAGAGATAATATCTCCAAAGTTAAGTTCCTTCGATGTGTCACCTGAATAGTTATCAGAGTTGATGAAGTTACTGTTTGCTTTACCAGTGAAAGTTCCACCAGAGGTTACAATAAAACTTTCAATGTGAGATGAATTCTCTCCAGAGATATCTGCAGAGAAGTCATTAGGTCCGAACAGAGGAGAATAGAATGACTTTGTAGTTACCGCGGAGTTCTTAATGCTTACACTAGGAATGATAGCATATCCATTAATTTGATTTGGAGTTGTTCTAACATTGTAGTTGATTTTTCTTGCACCAGAATCAATATTGTTTTCTGGTCTTGCAAGGAGTTTATCTCTTCCTTTTGCAGTCAGTGTGATTCTAGTTGGAGATGTGATGATTTCACCATCTGCAGTTGTTAGATTTGTTGTTGCACCTAATGATGTGACAGCAATTGAAGTTTCTCCAGAAAGATCAAATTGTTGACCATCAAATCCAGCATCAGTGAATGTAAAACCAGAAATTTCACCATCTCTGAAAATAACAGCACTCTTTGTTCCTTGAGAAATTCCTTCACCAGGAATAAACTCACCATTTGTATTAGATAGAACAAGAATAATGTAACCAAGATCTTCTTGGTTGATGCTATCTTCTACAACACCAGTTGCACCGGAATTCTCTCCAGTTACAATACTACCAACGACCCAATTAGTTCCTGTCTGTAGATCGAGAGTGACTGGAATATGAGTGAAGTATTGAACGGTAGAATATCCAAGTTTATACTCAGAGTTATACTCATAGAAGGTATCGGTTCCTACTGGATTTGATGGCTGAAAATACTTTGGAGTGATGATGCCAGTAGGAATTGCTGGAATTGTAATGGCCGACAAAACTCTTACGTTGTCTAGGAAATCACCTCTTCTGATGGATACGTTATTTCCGGTGACAACAACACTGGTACCACCTTTGTATACTTCATTGAATTGTGTTTGTCCTACTGGACCATCACAAACGATATGGTAAGTTGTTTGTGGAGCGTTACCTAAATTCTGAGGGATGGATGTTCCACTTACCAATGCATTACCGGTGTATCCATCTGTAAAGTTTCCATACAGAGTGATGGAAGACAAGGCAATTGCCGATCCACCTGATGTGATATTTTGAATATCAGGTGTTCCGTATACTTTTGAAACGTAGAAGAAAGGACCATCAGTGATATTCAATGATGCATTATTTCTGAACTGAGTAGATCTAGATTTTTCTCCAAATTTGTAGAAACTAGAATCAAAACCAACTTCATATCCCTGCACGTATGCCAAACCGTCACTGACATTTAGAACGTAATTGACATCTGCTTCTTCATAAGTTAGAAGGTCAACATTTCCACTGTCAGGAACTGGTGGGTATAAATTATCTACGTCGGGATCGAATAGTCCATCTAGTTCATCACTGTTTGGATATTCCATTGGTTGGATAGTAAAGTCCTTAACAATGTAATCTCCAGATTCATTAAAAGTTCTTCTTGCAAGAATGTCAAACAACCAATCCCATTTGATTGTTTGTGTTGGTGATCCTTGGATATTTCCTTGAATAATAGTTGCAAGGCGAATAAAGTTAGGAATAGTGACACCAAGATCTAACTTTGTCAGGGTCAATTCTATCTTAAGTCTGTCAGCGCCAGGTGCAGCAAAGTTAGAAGAACCTTGTGAGTTGTCTAGTAAAGAAGTGTCTTCATTTGAAGTGACGAAGGACTCAGTGACAATGAAACCTATTTGACAAGAAGGTGTGGTTATGTATTTGCTAACTACGATGGTTTGTTCGTAGTTTCTGACCATGAATCCGTTAATGAAATAACTTCCATTTGTAACAGAAAACAAAGATCCAAATCCCATTGCTGGGAAATTAATAGGTTTGTCAACTCCATTTACACCAACAACTGCAATTAGTGCATCAGGTGTATCACTGTTTAGTGTTTCTCCCTCTTGGAAAGTTTTTGCAATATTACTTGTTCCTGCAGAATTATATGAAACAAAAAATGTAATCGAATCATTTTCTGTAGCTTCGACAACATGAATTACTTTTGCAGTAACACCAGAAGTGACACCAGTAAGTGTAGCACCAACGTAGTTGTTTATGTTTCCTGTTGTCGATCTAATTTTTACATATGCTACTGGTTTTGCATATGCATATTCACCGGGAGTTACTACATCACCGGGTGAGAGAAATTTACTTGCAAGCTGTTCAATCTGATCGGATATACAACTTTGTAACCCGGTGAGTTCTCTTGCTTGAAGTGGAAATCCGGGTTTGAATAGAGTTGAATAATAATTCTTATTAGGATCAAAATCGTCGTAATAAGGAGAAACGTTTAGATTTTGTTGAACAGGCATCTTATTTCTTATCGGTAAGTTTATTTATCATCAATATCTGATGAGTATCGCGATACTTTCTGTTTGGTCTGGATCTCTTTGTATCGGTTGAATATTGCTGATATAGATTAAATCACCGGAGAATCTTTTAATCTCTGGTGTTGCGTAACCATTTGCAAAAAGAAGGCCCTCTTCAATAATACTTGTGGTATCGACAGATCCTATCGTGTTGGATGACTCACCGAGAATATTATTTGAATCAGCGAACAAATACATATTGCCGTCAGTAGTAGTGTGAATATTTGGATCTTGAATATATCTCAATATACCTGTGGAGCTATCCCATCCTATTACAGTTCCTTTTGCAATCTTATTAACCCCATTGATTTCAACAGTCTGATTTATTGTTTCTAATAAAGTAAATCCAGGACCGGAAAAACTTTCGAGCCTAACTGCGTAGTGTCCAGAAAGTGTAGAGTTATTTTGAAATTCAATATCTGAAAATTCTAAATTTTGTACAATTCCGACTTGTCTAAAAGTAATATCATTAATAAAATCGTTAATATTCATATCAAGATCACCAAATAGACCAACAGTTGTTGCACCAAGTTGTCTTGTTAAATCATAACCCCATCCACCAGGAGGTGATATAATACATGTAGAATTGAAATTTCCATCACCCAATGGATTTAATCCATTTGAGTTACTTGCAAGATCTTCTGCAGACTTGTATACATTTCCACCGGTAAAATCTAGTTTAGCATAGGTGTAGTTGACTCCAGGTTCTACTACTTCAATCTTAGAAATTGATCCATTAGTTACTTGAACTCTTGCAACACAACCTTCACCATCTCCAACAACTCTGCAGTAATAGTATGGAAGTGGATCCGATAGTCCTGCAGGTAGAGAGGTATAATTAGTTCCTACTGTATCTATTACAATTGAATTAATTTCACCTGGAGTTGGAGTTGATGTATAATTTCTATCAATCGGAATATGATTTGTAGTTATAAACTCTCTAATGTTTTGTGGAATTGTATAAATGTACAACCAAATGTAACCATCCGAAGTTTCAAATGGTTCTGGGTTATTTCCTATAGGTTCTACTGTAGAAACGTTTCCCGTTGTGTTTGTTGGGGTGACACCATTATAGAGACAAATGTATACATCAAATGTACTTGTCACAACATAAAATCGGGCATCATACAAATCAGTTGCACCAGAAACAGCAGAGTTCTTAGATGAGTAATCATGTCTATACATATCATAAACAATACCTGAACTCCAAGTATACTTTGAAGCCATGGTATATCCATATACATCATTAAGTCTTTTTAATGATATTAATTGATAGTAAAAATTATTAAAATCTTGTGTGTTATTTTTATATGTTGGTGGATTACTATCATCAATTGATGGATCTGTAAGGTCAGACCATGGTAGGGGTCTTCCTATTCCCAAATATGTATATGCATCAAAATTGGGCCCAGGTCCGTTTAACGAATCCAACAGTCTTTTTGCATTGTTAATTCTCATATCGTTACTATTTACTGTTGTCATATTACGATTGGCTCAGAATTAACAATGGTTAGTATATTTTGTTATTTATCAAGAAACAATATCAATATACATAAGATCATAACTAGATCCTTGATCTTGAACTGTTGGGTATGCTGACCAGTCTGGTGAATTATTTCTGATATCAGAATCAGAGAAGACTCCGACATCAACAATATCAATTCCACTTTGAATGTTTAAACTTGGGGGACTCACTTCCCAAACATAATTAACTAAATTAGCTGAAATAACATCTACATCTACTGTGACTTGACTATTTGAAAAGTAATCACCTGGGTCAGCATTAATTCTCCATTTTTCCATTAGGTGCGTTTCTAATGATTCTCTTTCGGATACTGTTAGTTCACTAGAAAATACTACAAGTTCTAAAATTCCCCCACTCCAACCCGTATCTGTGTTGAAGATTCTATCAGAACCCATAACTACACCATCAGTTACAGTAGTTACTGCTGGTAAAACTACTCGAAATAGAATTGTCGAACCAAACATAATAGTAGTTACATCTGCAGAAACGTTATCGACATTATTTCCATTTAAATATACTTCACTCGGGGAATCTAAGAAAGTCCCGTCAGCAGAAGTTGTAAACCAAGATGTAGATGCATCGGAGGGATTAAACAATCCCTGGTTAATAGGGAAATCAATATCGTTATAACATACAACATAGAATTCTTTAATTGTAAAGGATCCTGGGGCAGATTGCAGATATAATGAATTTGGAATTCCATTCCAAAGAGTTCCATCTATTGGAATTATTCCATCGTATACAAAAAATACGGGTTGTGAAGCTTCGACCGGTTGAGTTAGGTTCCACCCGTTTCCACTTTTATCATTCCATTCTGTTATGTAATATGCACCATCATCTTCCACATATCTTGTACTTATTGTAGAATTATCATTTGCATCCCACCAAGCTTCAGGTGAAAGTGTAGAAATGTCCAACAAATTTCCTTGGTATCCAGTATACCCTTCAGAAAATTCATATTCTTCCTTTACCACAACTACTGCCAAACTTACATTACCTGGGGATATCGCCTCGAATGCCTTATGTACACTATAACTAATTTCTGGTGCAGGTGTTGGTATTGTTTGAATAATGTTTTGAAAATATTTGACAAATCCACTAGAAATTACAGTTCTACCTCTGGTAACTCTCAATTCAATAGAATTAGTAAATCCAGATTCCCCACCGTAGCCATCGTATGTTTCTTCTCCTAATTCTGGTGGTGGTGGAGAGGTCAAATCATCATTAGTGAATCCTAAAGATAGTGCTTGATTTCTGCAGTACGTTGGAACATTCCAATCCCAAAATATAGCTATTTTTCTTTCTGGTGTAAATCCCCCTCCATCAAAGGGAGTCGTTATAGTAATATTTGTCCAATTTGAATCAGTAAATGGTACTAATTCATTTGAGTTAGATCTTGGATGATATAGATTGACATAAGCAGGCTCATCTGGATATTGCAAATTATAATTTGCAACTGGGGGGACATCACCCCCCTGCCAGATATATGCATCAGAATATATGCGAGTTTGATTAGTCACTATTAACCTCCGGTGAAGTATTCATAATTTGCCCTGACAGCAACAGGTCTAACGGATGGATTAATTTGATTAACTAATCCTCTCAGATACGCGTACATGTCTGGATCATAAACACCACTACTATTAAGCCAAGAATATCCATTCCCTCTTGAGAATGGATCATCAGTATTAATCGGTGGTTCATATGAACCACTTGTGTTCAACCAAGAAGAATTTATAAATGTAGGAAGATTTGCATTAAACTTTGGAACATGTTCTGGCTTGAACCAAAAGTAAGAAGATGGCGTCTGCAGTGGGGCAGTATATTCATTCTGTCTAGGAACAAATGTAACATCTAGAGATGATGTGTCAAATGGAGGATTGTACGCAAAAAATGCATCTCGCGGCCCCTGCAGTTCAGAGAACGGACGACCATCGCCGAATTGTACAATGTCATATCTAGGTCTAACTGATACTTGATTTGGTGCTATATTGGGATCTGGTTCCAAAAATAAAACATCTGCAGGAGGAACCCATCTTTCTACATTATATTCAAATCCGTCAATTTCTACAATCCCATCAACAATAGTACCTATGGATCTATTTGTAAATATATTCGGTACAGGTATTTCTTTTAATCTATCTTCCTCAATGTAAAAGGCAAATTGGCCATAAGCATGAGTGGATTTTAAAAATGGTGGAGTTACTGGATTTAAAGGATCTGGTATAGCCATTAGACTGGTAATTAACCTATCATATATTCCAACAAATATACATGTTTTTCCTCCAGTAGGAAAGGTCAAAAAGTCTTCGGTTCCTTCAACAAAATTTACTATAATTCCATTGGGAGTCAGGCCACTGAATAATAATTCGGAATTACGAAATCTACAATCTGCAGGTTCATAATCCGGTAACTGTTTTGTTATTTTCTCTAGGCCGTCACCAGAAAAGATTTCTATATATGCAGGAATTGACATTGTTATTCTTTTTCTCTAACTATTTAGATTATTCCCCTTGAGGATTTGCATTAAATATTCTATAAATTACGCGGCCTACTGTAATAGGACCCAGTACACCTTGTGGACCTTGACCACCTTGACCACCTTGACCACCTTGGCCTCCTTGACCACCTTGGCCTCCTTGACCACCTTGACCACCTTGGCCTCCTTGACCTCCTTGACCACCTTGGCCACCTTGATTGCCTAAGACACGCGGAGGACCGATGATAGGAGTATCAACTGTATTGTTAGTTATTGTATTGTTTTCTAATTTAGTTTTAGAGAAGTATACAAATCCAGCTGGGTGAATAATACTATCAACTAGAGTCTCATATTGTCTTCTTTGTCTAGATGACTCGATGACATATGAGAAAGATTGATAATATTTTCCATCTTGGAGATTAGAGAAATTTGAACTAACGATAGATTTATCAGTAATAAATTTTCCATTTAGTATAGAGGTACCACTTACAACTAAATTCTGTCTAGACTGACCATTAATCAAAATGGTAGCTGAGTTCCCACTAAGATCAGAAACAGTATCTCCATTTTGAATTGAACCCAGAACATTATTAACAGATAGAATTTGATTATCAGGATCCCAAGATGTAATAATTCCAGATGTACTTCCTATACTAACTGTATTACCAACAGTCCATGTTGGGGTGGAATTTGAGCCAATACCTATACATGAATTTGGTGTTGGATATTTGAGTAGGAGTTTAGTTTCAACATAAACGAGAGGAGTTCTTAATGGATTTGGATTTACTTCTCTTCCTTCATTGATAACTTTAAATGCTAATATTTTACCAATGTCTGTTGTCATTGGTAGATATTGTCCTTCTTCTATAACAATCATGAATGGGTTTTCATAATCAATACCAGACACTATAACTTGGGCAAATACGATAACCCCATTGTTTGCAATCAGGTTAACTACTGCTCCATTTCCCTTTCCGTTTGGATCTATGATGATTGCTTTAGGATTAACATATCTTGCGCCACCATTCAATACTGTAATTGAATCTATAGAAGTACCACTGAGTTCAAATTTAAATGATGCCCTGTCAATTTCTCTTTTATAGATCCCAGGAATTGTTGGTAAAGAAATATAACCATCACCACCAGAAATAAGTTTAATTTCTGCAGCATAGTTTTCTGCAGAAAGGGAAGAAGTTTCGTAGTGTGTGATGTTTGGATTGGCATACCAAACATCAGAGTATACAGTAAAGAAATACTTAGACCTTTCAAATAAAAATTCTACCGCAGGTACTGAAGTGTAATTAACACCCCCAGAAATAATATCAACAGTATCTACACTCCCATCGGTAACTCTTGCAATCGCAACAGCCCCAGATCCACCGCCACCAACAAATTTTACATAGAAATCTCTATCATAATTTTCTCCAGCATCGATGATAGTGATATCAGATACAGAATTTCCTGTGAGTTGTACTGTGGCCTGTGCGGGTACAATATCACCTACATCGATGACATCGAATACACTTTCATTTAAAGACTCGATAGGACTATAAAATCTAACCACGTCACCTACTTTTAGATTATGTACTTCTTCTGTTTGAATAGTAATTTTGGCCCTGGATTTATTTTTCATCACGGTACCATCTAGAAGTTCCACTGATGATCCATCTCTTTGCAATACAAAAGAACTTACATTCTTTTTAAGAACAGTAGATCTTTCACCGTTTGAAAATACAACATTATCTCCAGGGAAAAAATGACAGGAATCTGTGAAAAATAGTTCAGTTTGAGTGGCAGACTCTGGAAGAGAAACAATGGGCCCACTCTCAAAGAAACTAGATCCACTATTGTCTAGAGTTCCGTCTGGAAAATAGGATTCAGATCCCGATGCATTTCCAAAAGGATTTGTAATGACCCAAGTATTTTGATAACGAACAAAGAGTCTACCTACCCTACTGCTCCACCACAGAGTTCCGTCTGGTTTCCCTAGGGGTGCTGTTTCTGCAACAACAACAGTTAGATCAAAAGATGATGCACTTACTGGAGCTACAGGAGTCCCTGGACCTTGATCCTGTGAACCCTGAGGACCCCAGGACAACAATCCGGTTGGATCTGTACACACCCACTCCGCAGACTGCTGTGAGGTCTCCCCACCACATCCGGTGATGCATCCACCCCCTACGGCCAAATCACTATTCCAAACATAAAGAAGACCAGTGACAGGAGACCACCAAAGATCACCAATTCTAAGTGCACTTCCGTTTGGATTTGATGTTGGATATGTGTCAGAAATTATAATCTGACTTTTTGTAGGTGTGAATCCTGTTGCAATAAAGTCTGCACCAGTGACACCAATTGGCTCATTTAATGAACTAATCCCAAAACTACGAGATGCATATGGTTGAGTTACGACCCAATAGTTGTCATAGAAAATATACAATCTACCATTCTGAACAGACCACCAAAGATCACCATTGACTAGAGGCGAACCATTCAATCTAGTTGTTGGTGCAACATAGTCTAAAATTGTTAGATTAGAAAATTCGTAATCTTGTCCAATTTGGGCAATGCTGTTTGTGACGGGTATAACTCCCAAGTAGTCTGGAGCAATAGGTATTCTGAATCCTCTAGCATCTTTAATGATATCACCAGCAAGAATTAGGTTGGAAGAAATAGTTTGAACTGTTAGGATCTTTGTTACAGTATTCCAAGAGGAAACTATTGCTGTTGCTGAAGGGTTTGTTGGATTATCGGATGTTTCTATGAATTGACCAGGAACAAAAATATACTTTGAAGAGTCAGCATATGATGAAAAGTTAAATGATTGTCTATGACTAACTAATCTTGTTACGATTTCACATCCTGTGGAATCTTCTATACATTCACCCCGAATCCAAGATACCGTAGCGGCAGCACCAGCACCAAAGGTATCGGTATTGTCAAAGTACAGTAAATCACCAACAGCTGTTCGGTTAGATCCAGGATCTTGAATATGTACATCAGATATTCCACCGGCGGAAACATCAGAAACTACAATTTCTATATCTGTTCTATTTGTATTTGTAATCGGTTCTTTAATAATAAAAGTATCTGACTCACTGTGTAGAAGGCCGGCATCTAATATATTAGTTTCAGAAACTAAACCAGCTGGCCAAGAACGACTTGTGACTATAGTTGAAGAATCGGGATTGCACTTATCTTCTACACTTTCTCCTTGCAAAAAGTAATTTCCTTGAATATAAAAAGGACCTCTTACTTTTGAATCCAATTCATGATTTGTTTCCTGTCCCAAATATCCTCTAGAACAATTGATAAAAGAAGTATTTGTTTTATCTTCATAAAGGATACCTTCATTGTTAATAAACAAAACTCCACGCTCAGGAAATCCTTCTGTAGAATCTACAAGAATTGTGGTTGTATTGACTGTTAATGCTTGAGTTAAATTAGTAAAAGGGTTTGGAATTATTCTTCCAGTTAGACTTTCGTTGTTGAGTAGTAAATCGTATTGGATACTCTGACCAAAAGGATAAGATTTGGTATATTCGACCATCGCTTCCCCATATACGATGTCATCATTGTAGGACTTACATTGAATAATTGAACCTATCAGGATACCAGGATCTGTAGGCAATTCTCTCGGTGCATAGAATACCCGCGGCAAAGGGACAACTCTACAGATCAAATCTTCTGCATAAGTTGACACAGAAGGAACGATTATTTGATCACCAGGATACGATACATCGGTACCTGTATCTCCAAACATCATTTTAAATAATGTTTGAATTCCTAATTTAGTTCCCTTAGATTGGAAGAAGTCACGAATATTTGATAACAATGAAGACTGATTCACCTCAGAGAAAATCTTTGATGAATCTATATCTGGAGCAAAAGAACTATAGATTGTTTCCAGCATTGAAGCCAAAAACAGTACAGATAGATTGACTACTCTTGCACCAGCAACATGTTTTTCTGGGCATGTTTCTAGATATTCACCGGAAGTTGTGAATGTTGGAAGGATAGTAGTTCCTGCAGATCCTCTCTTTAGATCATAAAATGTATTTCCTTCTTTTGTTCTGTAAAGAATAATTTCATTGTCAATGTATAGGACACCATTTTCTTCTGGAAATCCAAACCCATTCTCAAGTATAAGTTCATTACTATCCTTTTCAATCGTTTGTGACAGGACTCCGAACTTAATGATTCCCTTTTGGTATGTGTCAAAGTCCCTATATGTCTGTAAATTTTGAAGAATATCTTGGCCAAAGCCCATTCGTTCTTGACTCTCTGACGCAGAGGTCATGAAATTTACAAAATTTCTGTATTGCTCAATGATATATTGAGGCAATATGGTGTCTATTTGAGTTGAAGGATACAAGGTTTTATTGTTCATTATGATCTAGAAATTTCTGTATCTATTACTGATTGAATATCTGACTTTGATATATCAACTGACAGGTATATTGAGTGCATAGCACGAACATCTTGTTGTTTTGGTCGGGCCCGAATTTCAATGATTCCATTAGGAATCACTGTACTTACGATGGTTATTGGATTTTGATATCCAATTTTAACAACTCCGGTTTTGTAATCTACTGTTCCGAATCCGACATCAGTGATTACTTTTGTATTTTGTGCATCATTATAGAATAAACGTATATTTCCTTGGCCATCATCTTCAAAATAATAAGTTCTATCGTCCAAAATTCCATTGGATTCTACTTTAAATCCGGTAGACCATACGATATTACCTACAGAATCGTTTGCAAACTCATTATTGAAACAAATTTTATAACTCGCTGAAGTATTAATGAGAGTTTTTATGTCTCTTCGCATACGAAGACTGGTATTATTTCTAGTAATTGCAGAATCACTATCATCGATGGCCCCAACTACTCTAGAATACCTAACAACACCTCCAAATTTTGCAACAGATGGAGAATTTGCGTAGTTCAAAAGAGTAGATTTGACTGCAGCTGTAATTGAAGATGCATCTTTATTTGTTTTTGTATCATCAAAACGAATAAGAGAGACACATTCGACATGCAAAATGGTAGGATCTTCAATTACAATGTCTAATGATGCTATTCTATAGTCTGCCAAACTCTTAAGAATGAAATTTTTAGTTGTATTTGATAGACTTTCTCCAGAAATTGGTTTTATGATGACATAAACTCTTCCATAAACAGGAATTGGTAGTGTTTCTCCACCATAAACATAGATATCCTGAACTGCTGGATAGATTTGTCGGGTTAATGCAGCATAATCTCCTGCAGTTACACATCTTTGCTGTGCACCAAAATATTTTGGTGCACGGAATTTGATGGATGGGACATCTTCAATTGGAGCTCCACCAGAAGAAACTGGAGAGTTTAGGATTGTTGGTAGTGTTCTGATTCTAGTCCCAAAAGAATCATATGATTGACCAACGTATGCAAAATTATTGTTGTTTTGAATTCCGTTTGCGAGATCTCCATTACTTACTAGATAGGTGACTGAAATTTTTGCACCATTTTCTAATTTCTTACCAAACAATCCATCACCAAAAGTTAATTGATAGTGGCCATTCTTAATTTCTTCGATCCAGAAAACTCTGCTTAGGGAATCTAATTCAACAAGATTCGTTGCTGGAGTGTAGTATGAAATTACATCAACGTTAGGATCTTCTTGAACTTCTACACGAATTGTTGAAGTATCAATTAGAGAGTTTTCAATTATAAATCTTTGATTAAAATCTGTAGTATCTACAGTAAAGTTTAAGTTGGTATAGAAACCTTCATAAACTAATAGATCTCTGAATTGACAAACACCCTGACCAGTGACAGCTGCAATTTGAGTATCGATAATATTGAATACAAAATTCTGTTTTCCACTATTTGTAGAAAAACACATTCCTGGTCTTAATTCAATATAAGAAGGTAATGTACCGCCTGGATAGTCTAATGGATTTAAGACGAATTGTAGATCTACAGAAATTACTGCAGATCTTTGGCTGGTTGGAAGATAGCCAAGCATTCTAGCATTAAGAACAGTATTATCACGAATCGATGAGGAAGCAAGAAATGATTCATTGCTAATCATGTTTGCGGAATAACTATTCAGTTGTGCCTGATATGCTATCAGGTTCAAAATAACAGATAGGTTGCTTCCCTCAAAGTCATAGTCGGTGAACTTCTTTGTACTCTTAAGGTACTCAACTAGATTTGTTTTTATTTGTTGGAAATCAACTTCTGTTAGTTGTATTGCTCCTGCCAAGGCTTTATCCTACTTGTTTCTGTTATTTATCATCAAAAATCTAATCATCAAAGCCTTGCAAAGGAAGAATAGGAAGGGCCCACCAAGGTAGCCAATGAGTATACTTATCCTCACAATATCTTTTCTGTGTTTCAATTTCCTCTGGATAATCTAGTCTCCAAACTTGATAAATGGTATTTACAGCTGAATAAAACCAACACTCTCCATCTTTAAGATCTTCTGGTTCAGGTAGTCTATCTTTAATTGCAATTGGTTCAGGTCCAGTATAATTTTTCATAAGGTTGTTCGTTTGTACTTTCTGTTTTATCGTAGATCTGGGATGTGCCGGTGGTAGGATTCCTCGGTTCAACACCCCAGGAAGGGAAAATCGATTGTTCTAATCCCGAGATGTCAGTGCTGGAAAGGGGTGCCAGTTCCGTCAATGGCACCCCTTCGGTCATCGGGTCGGTTTGAGAATTTCTTTGACTTCAAATATAGTATCATAACCCACTATTTGATATTTGATTGTGACAGATAATGAATTTCTATCTTCATCTGCATCCACCTGTACATCTATTAATTTTACTCTGGGTTCATTATATCTTATGGTTCTTTCGATTTCTAATGAAAGAACTCCTGCAGTACCTTGATCTATATTTTCAAACAAAGAGTTTCTTACGTTAGATCCAACGTCTGCGCGAAAAGGAACTTCTGGTGGAGAGATATAGATGAGGTTACGAATGGAATTATTGATCGATCTTTCGTTCTTCAATGTCACCAAGTCACCAGTCATTGGGTTCGGTGTGAAGTCCAATGAGATGTCAACGAATGCTTTAGTTTGTCTTGTAAGTTCAGGCAC